ATGATTTTTCAATCAACATCTCAAGGTGGCAGTAGAAAATATACTGTTAATACACCTACAGGTAACCATAGCTGGACATTATCTAGTTCTTCAGACACAGATACTAAACAACAGCAATTCACAGAGACTATAGAATGTCCCCCAAATACCACAATTAGTATCAGTAGTGCATATGCCAGTGGTGCAACAAATTGCTGGATCAATACATTCTTTATTTGGGGAGCCGGTATAAAAATATCTTAATCAAGAGCAATTATTTGTACTCTGATATACCTCCGATGAACCCATAGCCAGCAACCCATCCTACTATTAAATTACTTGCGTTACTTACATCAATTATATTGTTATTTAATCAACGATAATAACTGTAAATTGTACAGTATCGTTACCAGAACTTCTGAACGGAGCATTCGAGCTGCTTGATGTAATTGTTAATGTACCTGTGTTTGCATTATATGAATATGTCATATTCTGATTTGTTCCTGGGTAAGATGCAAGTCTTGTAAATTGCACAAAAATATTGTCAATAGTAATGTTTTTATAATTGGTGTATTCGGTTATTCTAACGCTTGCACTTGTGACTCCTGCACTTGTAACTCCTACGCTCTTACTAAGCTTAGTAATTTTACCTAAATTACTATTATATTAACAAAAATTGAACATCTATTCTATTCGCATAAATCACAATGACATTTTCTTTCTGGTAAAACAATGCCAAAATTCCATAACAATTTATATATAGGTCTATCTCCATTCCATAATAGATAATAATTAATACTGTCTGCTAAAACAATTCCTATTATTGAAAATACACACCATATACCTGAAAATAATGGACATATAATCCCCTTATAATTCATCCACATGTTACTGTAATCCCACATTGAAGGAAGATTTAATATTTGTAATCCGAGTCCTATAATCAGTTCCATTAAAGTGACAAATATTCCACCAATAATCCCTTGAATAGATAAGTCCATATTCCACGGAATCCACTCATTTATTTTGTCAAAAAACAAAAAACATATTGCGCCTGTGATTCCCATAAGGATAGTAGAATATCCTCTAAACATCACTTCAATAGCAATATATGTAACGAATCCAATATAAAATAAGATCACATATTTAACTTTATTATTCATATTTACGCTCCAATAAATGCTTCCGCAACTTTCTTTTCGTGTTCCATAATAGTGCTGTACGTTTCAAGATATTCGCCTGTAAGTTCCTGTCCATATTCAACGGCTTCTACATCAGATTTTTCTGTAAGAGATTTTACATACAATTTTAACTGATTATTATATGTGATATTATGAGCCTTATTCATTTTCTGAGCCATGTAAATTTTTGTAATTTCTTCTACGGAATATAATTTACATGAACCATTATCGCAATGATAAGATTGTTCCATGCCCGTAGATTTAGCCATCTGTGCAATATCATCAATGTTAGATTGGTCTTCAATCGTATATGAAAAATGTTCTGTTTCATCTCCAATTTCGACATCAACACCATCGACAATTTCATACTGGCATGAAGCATCCAATTCATACACTTTGTTAGAAATAACTTCTTCTAAAGTAGGCACATAAGGCTCTGGTTCGGGTTCAGGATTTGGTTTTACAGAACCGTCATCGCTTAAAATAAATGTAAGATTCTCATCTGACTCTTCATAGATTGTTTTGTAATCATGGTAGATACCCATGACTTCAAAATTATGTTCATTTAGCACCTCAAAACCACCAAGTACAATATCTTCAGCAATTACCTGCGAGAGAATAATTTTTAAAACATGTTCGCTTATTTGTGTAATTTCACAATTCTGAGCACTAGCGTCTTTAATAAATTTTACAACTGACATATTATTCAATTCTCCTTTCTTTATCTTGCTGACTGCATATAACTCATCTTGATTTGCGAATTATCTATCTGGCAGTACAGCATAGTTGTTTCGATTTTTTCATGTCCCATAAGTTTGGAGAGAGTAGTGATTGACATACCGTTCCTCAATGCTCTTGTAGCAAAAGTTCTTCTAAACTTATGTGGATATGCTTTTATTTTGTTGGTGCGTCCTAATTTTCGCACCACACATTCTATAGATTTTTTTTCTAATCTTTTATTGCTATTTTTAGACGATATAAATAATTCATCTATATTGCTATTTCTATCTTTCATATATTTTTCTAAATACATTGCAGCAATATCATCAAAGAATACCGTTCTTTGCTTATTTCCTTTGCCTGTAATAAGGATTGATTTCTCGTACCAGTTTATATCTGATATATGTATATTCGCCATTTCTTCTACACGACAACCAGTAGAAATAAATAACTCAATGATAGCTTTATTTCTTACACTAAGGTTTGAGTTTCTAAGCACATCTAATTCCCTATCTGTAAAAGGAATCCTTGTAGTTTTCGGACATTTTATATTAAGATTTCTCGTAGGAGATTTCTGTATAATGCCTTCATCGTTAAGCCAATTATAGAATGATGATAAGAACCTTTTTACATTTACAGATGTAGTCATACTTATTTTTCTTTTCGTTTGTAAAATTGCTAAGTATGCCCGAACATCATCTTTTGTGATGTCAAAAATAGCTTTATTGCAATACAAAAAGAATCGTTCATTTTCTCTTTTATACTGTTCTAATGTTTTCTCTGATAATCCTTCCATACGTTTTGTATTTAGGAATTTGCTTAGATAAAAGATATTATCATTTTTACAAGACAATTCTGTATTTTTCTCTACTAATTCATACCTGCTTAACACAACCCACATAGCGTTCTTTATATCACAACCACTGATCACCATGTTGTTTACTTCATTAATTGCATCTTCCAATTTAACCATAATTATTTTCCTCTCAATAAAATCGAATATATGTTTTTGCTACATATATTTATTCTCTTTTTTGTTTATGAGTTTCCTTGATTTGGATAAATTGAAAAGAATATAGAATACCGCTTAAATAGTAATTTAAAGTCATTAAAAATAGTGCAATTTGAAACAGGTGGTAATGGAGATTATAAAACAGCTAATATAATTTTTGATGTTTCTGATTTTTCAAAGCTACATATTGGTGCTATTGGTGGTATTGGTTCTGGAAATTTTGCTGTTTATGGTGGAAGTGGTATCAATATCGTAAATGGCATAACTCAAAGTACACTTACAAATTCAGCTACCTTAGAAACTATAAGTGATGGTGGTGGTACTGAAAAAGAATATGATATATCCGAATATTCTTATGTAAGACTGTATATTAAAGGTACACCAAGCGGATATAGCTACATAAAATATATGAATGATATTTCATTTTCTTAACATGTTAATAATGTCAATTTTCTAAATATCTATACAACACCAATAACTACACCAGAACCATAATAATGATATTTATATTATTATAAATTAATTCCATATATATTAACAATGTTTTTGTTGTGACCATTCATAGTGATAGTTACAGAACCAGTATAATTAGTAGTAACTAAATATACAGACATACCACAATATGAACTAAGCTGAGAACATATTCTATCTACTGAACCAATTGATGTTGTACATCCCCAATCTAAAGGATTATCATTGCTTGCATAAAAAATATCGCAACACAAATATTGCTTATACCCGGAAACATTTAATGTTCTTTGTCCATTACCTGACTGGGTTGCGACAAAAGTAAAACTGATATTCTTACTTAAATTACTATTTAGTTCATCAATCTGCGTTTGCAATCCCTTAACTGTAGTCATATCTGCTGCATATCCAGTCTCAGTTACACTTGTACTTGTGGTAATACCTTTAATCGCACCTACTTTAGTCTGTGCCGTAGTCCCGTCGTCAAATTCACAATCACTTGCCTTATGCCAAAACGAAATTCTCTGCCACACTTTATTCGCCGCATCCGTACATCTTCTAAAATATCTGCCAGTAACGATTGTTTCATTTACTGCCATGCAAAATTCCTCCTTTATAAATAAAAAACTACCTATTTCTATGTAGTTTAAATCCAAATAGTTTTTATCGTTATATCATTAGGCTCTGCGTCCGAATATACAAACGGATTTTCTTTTTTTATATTTGAGCCTTTAGTTTTTAAATAAGATTGAGTTGTTTCAATTCTGTTCTCTATAAGGTTAAAATACTTAGCCATATAACCAAACAAAATTGGGGTTTCATTGGCTAATTTTTCAGCCTCATCATATTTGCCTTGTTCAATTAAATCCATATATTTATCCATAATTGGTTTATGTTCAAGGTCTATATCACAAAAAAACGTCATATCATCCACTTTTGTTGGGTATATGCTAGTTGTACTAATTATATCTGCCATAAATATCACGCTCCAATCCACAAATCTCCAACGTCACATTTCGATGGTTCTGAATCGAAATAAACATATTGCTGTGAAGATGATATTTGCAAGGCATAAGTTTGTGTATTATATATTTCTTCTTCCCACATCCTAAAAGTTTCTGCATCAGCAATACATTTAGAGAGGATATCCGCATTTGCTTTTATTAATTCAGAAGCTTCTGAATGTTTTCCTTGACTCCTTAATGTATTAATTTGCGAAATTAATGGAGCAGTAGAAGAATCTATATTTTTAAAATTATGTTTAGTAATTACCTGAGATGGGAAATTACTATATTCATTACTATACATTTCTGCCATATTAATTTCCTTTCATTATTTTGCGTTTCCTATCCAAAACATACCTGCCGTTAATGCTGTTGGCATAGCGTCTGAATAATTGATGCCACCTTTGTAACTTGACACATTATGTGTATGTGAACTATTTGCTTTTCCAGCTAAAGCTGTATTAATTACTTTATTCTGAACAGGATTTGTAGAAGTTGAAGAGAGTGCAGAGTCAATTGTTGTTTTATTCGCTTCACTAGCAATTCCATCTAATTTAGATTTGTCAGAAGATGACATAAGACCATTGGCACTTATAGTAGCCACAGCAGTCGTGGTTGCATTTGTACCTGCGTCCCCCTTATCGCCTTTTGCTCCCTTGAGATTATCAAAAGTAAAAGTAGTAGTAGTGCCACTTGTACTTGCTGTAACAGTAGGTGTGCCTACACTTCCAATATTCGTACCTGCGGCGGCTTTGATAGTAGGAGTCACACCATTATCACCTTTATCGCCTTTTTCTCCCTTCGTGCCAGCAGAACCAGTTGCACCTACACTTCCCTTCGTGCCATTCTTTATAGTAATGATTGTTCCATCCGAGAATGTAATAGTATTATTTCCTCCATCAGCATCACTTTCTGATACAGAAGTTACTGTTACACTTGTACCATTTGTGCCATTAGTTCCATCTTTACCAGGATTGCCCTGTGATCCCTTAGAACCATTCTTTACGGTAATAGTAGAACCATTACTAAATGTATATACATTCGAGCCACCATCAGCAGAAGATGTAGAAGTTTGCTCACCACCAGTAAGTACAGTTCCTAGATCAACAATTCTGTTATCATCTGGTGTTAAATTTTTCCCATTCTGTTTAATAGTAACGATAGTATTCTTCTCAGCATTTGCTGGTGCGTGAGTAGAAGTGCTATGTGAATAAGCAGAATCATAATTTTGTTTTAAAGCATTTGTCAAATCATTCGTAGATAATTCTTTTCCACTTACTTTGTCAACTTTGCTATTTAATTGAGTATTCAAATTACCAATACTGGAGTCCAAAATATCAGCATTTCCATTAAATACAGCAACATCATATTTTTCAGATGGCAATGGTTTCCCCAATTTTAAATTCACAGTCTGTTCCATTAATAATCCTCCTTAACTATTTGTGCTAATTGACTGTTTGCATAAGCAGATAATTCTGCATGTGTATATTGTGAAATAGTTTCATGCGTTCCTGTCTTGGTAGGATCAATATTCTGATATAGCGGATAGAATCTATACATCTGAATAGTAGTTGTGTTCCCGCTAAAGTCATGCGATACAGAAGTGGTAATATACTGATGTACTTCGTCAGAATCACTTGGTTTATAAGTGATTTTCTTATTCACATCCATAAATGGTAGAAGAGAAGTAGTGATAGTAATATTATCTGTTAGTCTACAATTCTTCCAATTTTCATATTTTGCCCTGGAAAGTGCCAATGAGTCAGATGTAATGTTCTCATATTCATTACCTGTTTTAACATCAAGAATTACGCCAAGTTTCTGCACAGTGAAAGGAGAGTTTGGAATAATAGTAAAATTAATGTTATTACAATTATATAAATATTTAAAATATGCTTTTGAGTATTTAAAATATGTCGCTCCGTCAGTTCCTATAATCGTTTCTGTACTTTTTGTTTCATTCGTCAACACATTAACAGCATGAACTTGCCATTGTCCAAGAAGATACATTTTTAATACATCTTGCTTATTTTCTCTTCGATTTTTTACTTTAAAAGAATACACATTATCTGCCTTTAAAAGTCCTTCGTTTATTGGTAAATCAGAATCTTCATCATATATAACTACGTTACCAAGTCCGTTCACATTGATCTGACACGAAGCTTGATTATCCTGTGGAATTTTAAGTGAGATTACTTCGCCATTCCCATAAGAATCTCCATAACCTTGAATAGCACATGAGTACACATTATTAGAATAAGTAACTTCCTCATTGTAATAATCCGTTTCAAAAGTCTGCCCCCATACTTCACATACATTTCGTACTGTACTCATATCTATAGATGTGCTTTCACTGATAAGGACACGTTGTATAAAATCATTGTCCAAATAAATATCATCTTCATAACACATGGGCTTCAATTGGCAAATAAAGTTGTTATTTTCATCAAAGAACATCTCATAGTTGGGATACAAGTCTCTAAATGTAGAGAGTATAGAAAAAACACTGCACCCAGCAGAAAATTCTTGGTCATAAGGCACAGTGTTCCATAACGGATTATCTATTCTATATTGCTCATAATCTTCGTTATATTCGGGAAGCCCTTTATATTCCCCTACATCATCTACACGATAGTCTCTTACACCCCCTAACTGAGTGAGAACTTGAATAATTACATCACGAATGATATTGTATTTTATAGCCTCACCAGTGTCAGGATTTTCTTCGTATGCAGATACTTTAGTGACCAATGCACCAACTTGTCCATTTTTAGTTCCATCTAATTTTGCCACAAAATCACTACACGAGATACTTAACTGATTCGTAGTAGCATCATATGTACCAGAAGTATTCGTATACACATAATACCCCATAGGATAATATTTATATTCTTTTGTGCGAGCATTGTACAAACCGACAAATACACGGATATCTTTATTCAGCCATAATAAACTATCCTGTGATAATTTAATTGGATCACGTAAAGTAGGTTGTACCGTAAGACTACATGTCCTTCTAATATCTGATTCACCATTAATTGAAACAGTTCCACTTACAATTCCTTCTAATGTGTCTATAATCTGTTTATTATCATCTAACACTTCAACCTTTATCTTATTTGTGATATAAGAAGATTGTTGGAGAACAAGTGTTAAATCTTCCTGCTCAAGTATCATTTAATAATTATTCCACCATTCAGGCGACACATCAGATAGTCCAAGATAATATAAATCTTCTTCAGAGTCCATATCTCCAATTTCAACCCATGTAAAGTTTATATATCTGTTATTATAATTTTCTTCAGCAGTATCAGTAGGATTTGGCGTTACTTGAATCAACCACTTACGACCATCAGGCAATTTAAGAATCTTCGGAACGCTATCACATAGAAAATCCATAGCTTTTTTTTGGTATTTTATTCGTCTATAATCACCTTCTGATTCATAGTCGTAACTACATTCATTGTCTGGTTCAGTAGGCACAAACGCACCTTTGCAACTACCTGTATCATAATTTGCAATTGTATTTCGCACAAATACAGGATACTTATTATTAAGTAACTCAACATTGGAAGATGGAATATTTCTTGTTGTATCACAAAATCCATCTATGATAGATGTGCTCCATACTGTTTCTCCTTCAATCAGAAACAAATCATCAAATGAGAGAGTAGCTTCCGTAATAGAATAGATTCCTTCCACACCGTAAAAAGACGGAACAAGCGCATATTCACGTTCTTCCTTACTTCCAGTAAAATAGTCATTATAATTAACATTAAAATCCTTTTTGTTGTTTACTTCATGTGCGAGTAATGTCTCCCATTTATACATTCCTTTTTTACGTGACTTTAGTAAAATATGAGAAACATCTTCAACATTCCAGTCCATATTCCCCGCATTTGTAGTATCGTTAAACTTCGCCCATAAAATTGTATCAAAGTTCCAAAGCCATTTAGAATGATCTGGTGTAATTTCGGATTCCACATCTTTAGTAATATATAAATCATCATATATACCATTTTTTAGTTCTACATAATCAATAGCATGTAGTCCTGTCGGTGTCAAAGCACATGCTAAGTCGCCGCCCAAAAAATCATATCCTAAACAAAACATATGCTTATTCACCTCCAATCCATAAATCGCCATATTGAGCAAACTCAGGTTCAAGACTTTGTATAAATTCTTTCATATTTGCTTTATCGACTTTAATGGTAGGATATTCAGATGTATCTACCCATGCATCACTATCTTGCGTTAATGCCTGTGAAGGTCGTTCTGTTCCCCACCACCAATTATTAACATCAGAATATTCTTCTGTGTCCCATACATATATTTGGTACACATCGTTAATTCTACGAACCGCTAAAGTAACCATATTATCATTCCCAAATTCCAATGGTTCAGAATATAATATATAATTTCCTACGCCATTTGGAACTGTCAACTTAAATCTAAGCTTATTATCGGGATAAATTCTACTTGAGATTGAAAATCCCATTTCATCTGCATTTTTAGCTTTAAAAATTTCTGCTGTCTGCCATAAATTTTTTCCACGAATAATAAGAGTGAAATCATCTGGTATGATAAAACCTTCATCATAATAGAGAATTTTGTCTATTAGATTAATCATCCCGTTTTCATATGTGAAATCTTCTGTACCATTATATTGAATGATAACAATATTGGTAGATACTTTGATACATCCTTGCTTTTGCATTGGTTCAGCATAAATGCGAGAATATTCGCTCTGATTCTCATATCTGACATAAATCTCGACCAATCCCGTATCAAGTTCCATACCATTAACAGTAATGGCTTTACATTGAATATAAAAGATACTGTCATTATTTAAGCCTCTATATGTATATGAGAGGTTTGTTTGGTCAGTAAAAGAATCTGTTGTAAGGATTAGTTTCTTCGTAGAGTCATACAAATAAAATGTATATGTCGTTAAATCTTCCCAATCAGCAGAGTAGTAGTGTACATATGCAGTTAATGAAGAACTTTTAACTATATCTTTATCATGAATATCTTCAAATACAAAAGTTGGTGTTGATAAAGTATAAAAAAGAACCTTATCTGAAGCGGAAGAAGTATTATCATTAATATCTGTTACATATATCTGTACATTATATTTTTTCCCATTCTGCAATGTATTTGCAGGAATCTTATGCCTCAATGCATAAGAAGTAACTGTATTATCGTAGACAGAAGCGTTAGTGGTATTGTCATAAACCACAATTCTATTTGCTTTACATCGTATTCCTGTCCACACAAATTCGATATAAGCTTCCTTTGCAGCATCAAAAGGACTAATTTGTTTAATTATTGGCTTCGACATAATATCACCGCCTTAACTATTTTTTAGTGTGTTAATTTGGTCTTGTAATGACTTAATAATTGTAGCATCACAAGCATACCCTGTAATAGTAGTATTTAAATCTGTCGTAATACCTTTAAATGCACCCACTTTGGTTTGAGCGTTTTTATTGTCGTCAAAAAACAAATCGCACGCTTTTAACCAATAGGAGATGCGTTGCCATTTCTTATTTACAACATCTATGCATTGTCTGAAATATCTTCCAGTAACAATTGATTCTGTCATACGACACCTCACTTTCAATATTCAAAAATAGGACTCAGAAAACCATCCGAGTCCCATAAACATCAATCAATATTCAATTTTTCCCTCTCAATTTCACCCCACACCGCACACGAACATTTCACCAATCTTCCCACATGGCACAGTAACCCAAACACTTTGTCCAATTTTAAGGCTCACCCCAGGTATACAACATTTAACGTACCGTGTTACTCCACTGGTATCACGGATAGTATAACCCTTGTCTGTTATGCCTGTTATTACAGACTTAAATGTTTGGTCGTAATTCAATTTTTGCTTATCTAAAGCTATCTGTACAGCTTTTAAAATTTCGTCCGATAAATTATAATTCATAAGTTACCTCTTTTTTTACAATATAAAAGAGCAGGTGGATTATTAGTCTACTTGCTCTTAAAAACTTGGTCACACTCAAAAATGCTTATTTTAAAGGCTTTTTAAGATATTATAACTCAAAAGGCTATATAAAAACATATAGTCTGGTCACACTCATTAAATAACTTCATCATCTGGTACTTTATATGATTTTCGATATGCTACTTCAAAAGAATCCCAATCATCATAGGCTCTCATAAGTGCCATATCAGAAGCTATTAATTCCTTTAATTTTATGTATCCTTCTTCTTTAGTTAATCTTTGATGTAATTTATGTTTTCTATAATTTTTCCCTGTAACACTCTTTATAATAGGATTTAACTCTTTCAATTTTTCAACTACAGGTTTTGGCAATCTATTATATACAAGAAAATTTGTTATTTTACCAACATATGAGTTTCTATAGTTCCCATTATAGTCCCAATTTCTAAGTCGATAAATTTCTTTATAAAAGTCATCATCAAAAACTTTTGTCCAAGGTAATAACTCAGCACTAATATAAACGGAAAGTAATTGTTGCAATTCATCGGCTTTTCTATCTTTTTCATATCCTGTCGCTTCATCAATTAATGCAGTAATTCCGACTTTTGATAATGCTCTTACTAATATACCACTTGCTTCGGCTAACGGTTTTTGAGAATCGGTTAAAACACCTGCGTCTTTTGCTTGAAGATAAACTTCACAAATTAATGGTAAAATTTCTGCATTATATCCTGTATAAATCATGTTACCATTTTTTGAACAAAATTCTACAGACATATCCAATCCATCAGGGAAAACATTATTTATGTATGGCTCTAAATTTTTAGCGTCAAGAAAACTTGGCATAGTAGACAATCTTCCATCATTAGATTTCCCTTTTCTTGATCTTCCGAAAGCGGAAAATATTGCAGAAGAAGTCAATACCCTTGTTTTATCATCTAATACTGCGCAACTTAATTCGTGACCTGCTATATTTACAGTGCCAGTATATAGACGTTTTGGCAAATTTTCATTCATATATAACCCTCCAAACAAAATAATTTAATTAGAATAATTATATACCAATAATTGACAAAACGCCATATATCCAGACAATTTCTGCACCCATATTTCAGGGTACAAATCCTTATCTCCACTGTCTCTGTATTGCCCTCTGACTAATCTGACTCAAATCACGCATAATATCTTGCGCAGTAGAAGAGTCATTTATATTCGGGAGTGATACATTTATCGTTTGTGTGACTGTCTTCTGTCTATTGACAACACTGTTGCTTATATTCTGAACCTGTCGCATAAAATCTTCATGTCTCTGATTCAAAGCATTCGTATTTAGATTCAAGGCATCGACATTATTTGAGTAACAAGTTTTGAATTGTTGCATCATGTCATAAGTCGGATCACCAGGTCTAAAAGGTCGAATGCCAGCAGTCATAGTAACCCTGCCTGCATTACCTTCAGCATAAGCAACGCCATGTCCCATAGCACAGCCTTTATCTAATAAGTCTTTCGTCTGCTGATGGTTGAAAATGATATCGCCCTTCTTTACATTGAACATTTCTGCTCCGTTGTTTCCAACTGTAAAGAAACGGTTTCCACGTACAACCAATTCATTACCAAGTTCGCCCAGAAGTGCAGTTTCATCTTTCGATGCACCAAGAGTACCACTTGCGAAAGCAGCACCACTACGGATTACAGCACCAGTAAAATTACCGTTCGCATTAGCAGAACCAGAAGCACCACCTGATTTGAACTCTACATTAATAGAGAATGTCTTACCATTAAGGTTCTCCAATGTCAATTCAATGTCATTCAGTTTATCAGAAACTTCCTGTAATGGATCAAGCATATCTGTCCATGCCTGTGTCTGTGCAGGGATACCTGTGTCCTCATTGAGTGCAGTGTCAGATAATTCACCCATAGCACCTACAAGATTGTCACTGCCTGAATCCTGTGTCTGACCGCCTTGACCTTGCTCACCATTGGCAGACTGTTCTTTATTGTCAGAGCCGCCACCGCCATTAATCTTAGAATTTACCTCTGAGATAGCAGTAGACAGTGAACCTTCTTCGCCAGCTAAAGAATTGGCTATCGCATTTGCAGCCTCTGTGCCAGCCTGTTCAAAATCTGTCATAGCAGTAATGGTAGGAGATATAGCCAAACCAGATAACTCTTGGAATTTCTTTGTGAGATTACCAATCGTGCCTGTGCTTTCCATATCTATCTCTGCCATGTTATCAAGATATGACTGCTTCCAATTTGTAATGAGAGACATATCCTCATTGAACAATCTCTGTAAACCGTCTGCACCAAACTTGTCGATGAATGTCTGCATATTTGTAGCAAGTTCTTCCATGTCGATAGCTTTTTGCCATTCTTCCTTATATGCGTTCAGTCCATCTATCTGAGTATCGTAATACTTTTCTGTCTGGTCGATGAGGTCATTAAGATGGTCAATCTGGTCGTCAATTGCATCAATTTGTTGCTGAATATTTAACTTCAACAATTCATATTCTGCGTCACTGACATCTTTCTTTGCATCTTTAATGGTTTGGTCGTCCGCTTTATATATAAACCCTTTATCCGAAGTGTAAGTATAATTCTGTCTTTGCTGTTCTGCTCGTCTAAGTGCATAAAGTGCCTTTTGGTACTGTAACTGTTTATCGGCGGCATCCTTCTGACGTTCCATTAGTTCCAGTTCATACTCAAGAGGTTTCTTCTGTGCGTTTAAAACATCAATCTGATCTTGATATATTTTAGTTGCTTTATCTTTTTGGTCTTCAAGCTTATCTACCTGATCATCCAACAGAGCAATGGCAGCATTGCCCACAGATTCTAACCAAGATTTTTCTTCATTAAGAATCTCAAGTTTCTGCTGTTTGGCTTTTTCGGCTAACTCAACTTGTCCATCATAGTATTTCTCCCACAGACGATACATTTCATCTATATACTGTTTTTCTGTAATAGACTGATTATCTAGCATGTCCTTTAAATCAGACAGTTCATTGTCATGACATTCAACATGCTTATCTAATGCATTTTCGTGTAATTCATTTATTTTATCAAGACATTCTTGTGCAGAATCATAGTATGATTGGTAATTAGAAATTGCTTCCTGAAGGTCTTTATCTGTGATTGTTTCGATATCAATAGAGCCGTTTTGAACTAGCTTTTTGTAATTATCAGATAAAGTAACCGCATTAGCCTTCGCCATATAGCCTTCATACGCTTTCTGTTGCAGTTCGATTTCTTGATTAATTAGATCAATCTGTTTTATTAATGCATTATTTTTTTCGGTTGTGGAAGAGTACGCTGAATCTATAATTTTATCAAGAGAAGAAATCTGGCTTTCAAGTGCTTTTATCTTTCGCTCAATCCAATCGAAATCTTTTTCAGAATCGGATTTTGATTTTGTCTCTTTTGCTTTTGGTTTATAGTCAACTTCTGCTTCAATGTTAGCAGTAGAAACTTCAGCCATTTTGCTTTTCAGTGTGTCAACCAATCTTTCAGCCGCTGTAATTTGTGAATCTGTAGCAGTGCCATCTTGTACAGCTAAAGTTACTGTATTGATTGCTCTAACCATTTTTAACAGATATCCAAGTTTTTCACCTGTAACACCTGCCTTTAAAATTAATGTCTGTAAATTCTTTAAGGATGCAGAAGCATCAATTGGATTGTTGGTAACATCAATTTGGTCTAAGCATAATTGGGCAACTTCGGCAGAAGTTAATCCTAGCTGATTAGCATAGTCTATAAGGGAAGATAATTCATCCTTAGTGGCGTTTACAAAATCAACAGTAGCAGTTTTTGCTTCTAAAGTTCTTTCTGCGAGCCGAGAATCAACGAGTTCATCTGCGTTGACAATATTCATGTCTTTGAGCATGTTGACAACGCTATCCCTTGTTTCTTCTGTCACATTTTTTAAAGCATCAGAGTCATTTATATATGCGGTAGCAAGTTTATTAAATGCTTCTTGGCAACCTTTTATATTGTTAGGAGAATTGCTTACAGTTTTTATAAAATCAGTATATGCATTTTTATATTCTCTTGTTACATTCTCCATATTACCAAAAGTTTCGGTAAATTTATCATTATTGAGAATATTCGACCAATCGAAATCCTCTTCATCAAGAACATCTTGATAAATTTTTTCAAGTTGATCTAAACCTTCAGATAATAACTGGACTTTTGCAAGAGTCTCCGTAAAGGAAATCGGTGTTTCATTGGCTTCTTTCTTGTGCTCATTCCATGTCTGAATAGCTTTATCGGCATCATTAATTCCTTTTGTAACTTCATTAAACTCGTTAATTTCATCATCAGTGTTAATACCTTCTGTATCGAAGAAATCTTTAATCTTGTCAGAATCTTTGAAACGATTAATTGTATTTTCATAAGATTTTTGTAGTGCATCCGTATCGTCAATTTGTGGCTGTAAGGAAATACTTATGGCATTATCTTTACCTAACTCATTATCAAAGTAATCTTTAATTTGTTTTAGATAATCTGCTTTTTCATCAGGTGTTAAGTCTTGATTTGTAAATACTTCTGATATAGCCTTTGAAATATCTGGATCATCTTGAACATCATTAATAGCAAATAAAATATTACGTCTTAAATATTCACTTACTTCATTCCAATTATCCTTGTCTACATTTTCAGGAAGATTAGAAAAATCAAAATTCATAATCATATCTTGAACTGCTGTTTGTAATCCAGCATCATCAATCTGATTATAAGTAAATTCAGTTTGTAGCCAAGTATTTAAATATGAACTGATAGAAGATGTTTCACCTTCTAATTGTTGCTTTGCATAGTCAAGATTTTTCTTTGCGGTTTCAAGTTTATTTGTGAATGCTGTGTCAATATCACCAGTGGCATTAATCAAATATCCTGAAAGAGTATCGCCACAAAACTGATTTTTGACCATAATATTTGTTTTTTCATATTCAATACCAAGGTCTTTTAATGCCTGTTCATATTCAGCTAATGTTACTTTTACTTGCTCACCGTCAGCAGTTTCAAAAGTTCCATTTCCTTGTAAATCAAAAGCCTGCGCTGCACCGCCACTATTTTGTAACTGTCGATATGCATTATTAATTTTGTCAAATTCAGATTTTGCAGATTTTACTTCTGATTCTGCTTTATTCAAGTCTTTTACATAACCTTTATAAACATCAGGAAATTCATCCATGATTTTTTGGTTTGCAAGGTCTTTTTCTTTCTGAAGTAAATTGTCCAATGAGCCAACAATAGTATCAACACTTCCAGATAAATCTAAAATCGCATTACCATTCTCATCATAATTTTTACTAAGTTGTGGAAATACACCTGCAAGCTGATTACTTAAATCTAAAAATTCCTTGTACTCATCAGTACTTAATGAACCACGGCTCTGATTTACTTTACCAAGATTTTCAACCTCTTGTGCAAGTTCCGCATAACGCTGTTTTGCATTTTCTACTGTTTCTGTATTGGTTTTTAAATCATCATTGATAGAAGAAATTTTATCTTTTGCTTCCTCTGCGGCTTCTGTAATTTTCTTAGAACTATTGATCCAAGTTGCAAAAGCACTTACGACTCCTGTAATGATAGCAGAAATACCAAACGTCAATGCTGCGTTTAAGGCAGTAGTAGCAATAGTGAGTCCAACAGTTTTTGCTGTTGAAGCAATAAGAGATACACCATAACCACTTAAACTTGCTTTCGCCCCATTAAGTCCTGTTAAGTAAGAACCAAGTTTTGTATTTGTCAACGATACAGCAGTTGCAAAATTCTGTTGTTCTTTTTGACTAATCGCACCTAAAGCGTTGTACTGTTTCATGGCTTGTGTTATCTTTGTATATCCTGTTATATTGCCTTGCAATGATACAGAATAAGCCGACATAGAGGCGGTTGAATCTTTTATATTTGTCAAATAAGAAGCTAAACCATCGTCACATTGAGCAATAAGTCGTTGCCAACCTTGCTGTGTCAATGAATTATGTGTAATTGCCTGGTTATATTTATAAATAATCTGCTCTGCATTAGAAAATGGTGTAATAATTTCTGAATTTACAGAAGAAGCCGTTCCTGCAAACCAAGATTTCACTGTGTCTTGTTTGAATATCGTACTATTATATGGTATACTTGTTTGAGGAGTATATATTTTGATGGATTGGAGAACGATTTATGAAAAAACAGAAATTATTTATTTTATTCTCTTTTGCAGTATTATGTTTATCAGGATGTAGTAAAACTGAAAAAGACAATTCATTTGATACAGACTTATATGGAACTTATTCAGACAATCTCAATTCTTCAAATGTAGATTATGTAAAGGAAGAAAGCTATACGTTTAATAATGAAAATTTATATGAACACATTGCATATGAAAAAAATGGTGATAATATTTTAAGAGATTCTAAAGTCAACGATAATATTAGCAATATTGATGAAATTAACAACGATATTACAAAAATAGAATTAAATAATGGCGATTCATTTGAAATAACACTTTATAAATATAAAAATATGCTCGGAAAATTTTATGAGACAGATGTTCCAAATACAAAAACATTTGATTTATTTCTAAAAAACGAAGATTCAAGTGTTAATGAAGGTCTTGTGTTTAATAAAGATGGGAAATATCATTATTGCACCAATTATGATAACTGCACCGATGATAGCAGTACATTTACAGAATATAAACATAAAGGTGACTATATTTACCAAGCCGATTCTGATGGTAATTGGACTATCTTGCTTTATGTAGTTGATGATGGATTGTTTGCAAAAGAATATACTAAAACAGAAAAATAGGAGAGAACTATGAAGCATATCTCATATCAAAGAATTGCTTATTTAGTCACTCATAATTTTTTAAATGATGTAATTGCAAAGGACTATCTATATCTGGAAGACAAATTAAACAATATAAATTTTGAAGAACTTTCTCTTGTAGATAAGATATTTGTTGTTATGTGTACCGAATATAAGCATAGAACCCACTGTGTAGCTGGTGAATTAAAATACGAATATAATATAACTGTCTCCGAAGATGACGTATTTCATGTATTGCTCGAATGTCAGTGCTTTGATATAGAAATTACAGCAATGGCTAAAGCATATTTATATTATGATTTCAGTAAATCAGAAATTCTTGATGAGCAAATTGAACACATTAATGAATATGGAGAAATTGATTTACCGTATACATATGAATTTCATGAAATAGAGTAGAGTCCCCAAATGTCCTACCTGTGGCTCAACAAATATCCGTAAGATGGGTGAGTAGAACGTGGAGCATCAATTGCTGCATTTGGCATCTTTAGTAAGAAAATTAATAAGACTTTCAAGTGCTGTAATTGCGGATATACATGGTAACTTTAAAATTCGGTCACTTATGTATAAATAAATAGAAGGAGACATTATGCCAATAAATAATAATAAATCAAAAGACAGTACAACTAAAAAAATAACACGTAAACCATTGCCACAATTAAGTATAGTAGGCAAGCGTAGAGAGATTTTCAATCTCAATACTATAAAAGGAAATAAGAGAAAAAAATAACTAACTTTTCTTATTATTTCTATTATTAAATTCATCGCACTTTTTACGAGTTTTACCAAATAAATCCAAGCAATATATTTCTGGTCTTTTACCTATAATAGACATACTTGGTAACGGAGGTTTTTTCTTTGAAGACATATGATAAGATCCTTTCTTTTGAAAATGATTTTTACAAAGAGTTATATGAAGATGGAATCAAACAACGTAACCAACTTAATAGCAAATTCACCCCAACTATTACAATATTATCTGCCGAGATAGGTGGTATTATCTGGATTGTTTTTCGCTTGCTTAAAAATATAAAAGTCAATAATAATACTATTCATACATCGGATATGTGTGTATTTTTATTTTTGGGATTTACGCTTGTTTCCTTTGTTATTGCAATAGTAAACTTTATTCTATGCTTTACAAATTATGACTTCTCATATCCAAAACCAGATAAAGCAAAAACTTTTATTGATAATAATAAGAGCTGTCTTGGAGATTACACTGAAAAAGAAGTGCTTAACAATATAATCGGGAATATATCAAATGATTACATAAAAATTGCTATTAGTAACTGCGAAGAGACAAATAAGCATTCAAACTGGCTTAACAAATGTTACATGGGCATTGTTGTTACTTTAGGCTTGATGGTTGTTGATTTTGTTCTTGTGCTATTTATATAGATATATTTGCTTAATAGAAGTTTTCCTGAGCCATTGCAATATTTTGTAGAACAGGTAAAAAACCACCTAAACATACGTTCCGAATGGTAAAATATTCCTCAGAGTAGTATGATAGTGTTATCAAATTACAAAGGAGGTTGATATTTATGGATTTCATATCGCCAGAAGTACGGAAACAACTGCAAAAGAATTATGATAATCGTCAAATAGAAATAAATGCTTCAAAAATGCAGCTTGATAGTAGAGCAGAACAAGTTGCTTACTATTTATATGAAGAAATTAGGGATTATCAAAATAAACTTCCAGATACAGAAGACGTGGCAATGTCAATTGTTCAATTTAATCAATCAATAACAATTCTTGTCAAAGAAATCGGTTGCATTGGCTACAATTTGGTCTGCTTCCACGGAGAGGACACATCTGGCAAACCGTTGGAACTGATACAACATGTACAGCAGTTGAATTTTCTTTTAATGGTTGTACAGAAACCTGAGTCAGAAGCTCCGAAACGTAAGATAGGTTTTGTAGGTTCGGTTGAGGAATGAGTTTAGATAAATCAATATTCATTATATCACCACCAATCTAAGAGTAGATGAAAGTCTGCTCTTATATTAAATTACAATCAGAAGAATAGGAGAGTACCAACATGTCAAAATTAACAGATAAAATATTTTTAATGAGAAACATGAACGATGAAGAAATAAGGAATTATATCAAAACACTTACTGATAATGAAAAAGACTTGATTATATATTCTGTTGCAAAAATGATAATACGTGATGAGTTTGATAGAACGTTTCAGAATTTGAATATGAAAGAAGAGTAGTCAACCGACTACTCTTCAAAAAACTATTTAGATATTTCTCTTACAATATCACGCCAATAGTTAAACCTACCTCTGACATTTTCCTTGTTACCAGTACCATTTTGAACAAACTGTTTATATTCTTCGTTTGTATCATATCCATTTTTAAAATCAATAATTTTCTCTACTAACTCTAAGAATGATTTCTTATCCTTTGTTATTCTATATGTGCTATATAAAATCATAGGAATAGAAGTAATTGGAAGTTTTAATTCCTCAAATGAATCATCTAATTTATCCATGGCTTCTTTTAAAGTATCTATTTTGTTTAATGCTTCGTCACCATGTTCAATGATAAAATTATTCATATCGTTATTTCTAAATGAAGTAAAGTCATTTTCTTGATTTGTACTTATCAGCATAAGAGTTTGAATTATAACATCTCTGTCTGTACCATTCTTTTGCTGGGAAGATGTCATTAATTTATCCATTAAAGGATGTTCTGCCAAATTTGTTATTTCAGCATTAAATAAATCTGATTCATTTACAACACGCATATGCTTGGAAGATAATGGTTTACCTGCATTCTGTCTACGAAAAATTTCACGAACATCTTTTTCTGTACAATCAGACAATTCATATATTTGAAGTTCTGCCTTTGTTAATTCTTCTTTTGTATCATCATCTAATTTATCGAACTTTAAACCTGATAGATTCTTTTCTTCACCATTAATAATAATTGACTCCATATCTTTTGATAAAGCAAAATTATTGTTAAGAAAATCTCTAATAGTAGATAATCTTTGAACACCGTCAATAATAGAAAGAGTATCAGTATCTTTAATGGCATAAGTTGGATTAATAGGATAATGTCTTAATATTGAATCTATTAAATCCGATTTAGCCTTCCTATTCCATTGTCCTTCTGGTCTTTGCAATTTATGTGTCAGAACGATTTTATTTCTTTTCATATCTTTCGCAAGAGATGATAATGGTCTTGTTCTACATGTAAAATCCATTTGTAATACCTCCTATTTTCAAAAGTTTTTCATATTTTGAAGATAGCACAGATGGGATTTTTTGTAAAGTTTTTTGAGAAATTTTGATTATTTTTCGTATTCCAGAAATCGACAAAACGAATGTTCTGGATTTACACTTGTAAAAACAGTGATATAATATTCTTGGGTGGAATACATATCCAAAAGATAAGTGTTGGAGAGCCAGATGAGTATAACTATATGGTCGTTGCATCGGGCACTAGCTTGAGCATTACGCCTTTCAATGTGGACTTCGTATAAGTCTATAAACATGAAAGGAGGACAATTGCCATGAAATGTAAGATAAAGGTTAAGACAAGTTTTATCATAGCAATAGTGGCATTAATTATTGTCATTAAGCTTTGTGCATAGTTAAAAAATCTGGTGGGAATATTATATTACTTTACATATATGAGAGAGTAGAAGATTCTGCTCTCTATTTTGTTGTTTTTTTTGTTTTGCTCAATATGAAATCGAGATTTCTTGGTTTCGTTCCATCTTATCTACCTCTAGGAACTGAGAGGTCAAACTGATTTACACGAGATATGAGATAAGTTCACATCATTTAACATGTCGTGCCATGAGTACGGAATGCATATTATAGTAGCATCGTTTCATATAACTACCACCAACGGTTGTCACTCTCTGAGGGCTTACCATTTTAAAGGTCTATCCCTGCGAACCAACTGAATTCATGAATTTTTACTATGTCTATTTAGTTTCCTTATAATAGAGTAGTACCATGAGTTTTACAGCTTTCCTCGCATATTGCGTCTTCGTTTATCGTATGTATAGCATACTTATCATAGTCCAAACTAACGTATCCGTTAGAAACCCTATGATGTCGGTACGTTCAAAACAATAACAATAATTTGATTAATACGCCACTAACGTATCAATGCCGACATTTTTAAAAGATAATGCTGCTCCAATTCCTGTGAAAATAGTTGGTAACAATCCAACTGTATCTACAAAATCAGTAGCACCTTTAAGTAGAGTGGATAATAAATCAATACCATTCTTAATAGTTTCGGAGTCGATTACTTTAAACCAGAACTCCTGGGCACGATTTTCTAATTGTGCCATTTTGCCATCAATACTATCAAGATAAGAGTTTAATTCTTTTTCTGCTGATCCCTCTGAATTTTGAGCATCTTCATATACAGAACGAAGCATATCTCCATTCTGAAGAATACTTGCGGCAATGTTTGATCTGTTTTTCCCTGCGATTGTCTCCAACAAAAGATTAAGATTATTTGTCCCTAATTCTTTATCTTTTTTTACAATATCGTCATAGAGATCTGCCAATCCTTGCATGATTTCATATGTACTTTTATAATTTCCATTAGAATCAAGAATATCAAAACCTTTTCCATCTGATGATGCGGCTTTAGTTGCATCCATGATTGTATCTCTAAGTTTAGAAACGGTTGTAATCATTCCATCTGTTTCTTCGCCTAAATCTGAAAGCTCCTCCTTGGCTTCCTCTGTACCAACCAATCTAAGAGAAATCGTTCTTAAGCCTGCTCCTACCTTAGATGGATCTTGAGTTATAGCATTGCCAGCCGTAGTCAACGAAACAGCTTCATTAAGATCGTTGTTTGCAGTTACTAATGCACTTGCGGAATCTTTAAGAGCAGTTGCTAATCCATCTGTCGAGATACTATAATTGTTGCCAATATTATTGAGAACATCAATTATATCCATTTTGTCAAGATCTTTATACGCCTGACTCATTGATACCAGAGACTCTGTTGCTTCGTCTATTCCTTCGAACTCTGATACATTTAAAAGAACATTGGCATCCTTTGCACTTTCAGCAGCTTGATTCATTGACTCTCCGAGACGCATCCAGTCTGCTGTAGAATTTTGTATCTGCTTTGCAGTTGTACCAACTGCATCTGCCGTATCGAAAGTAGTAGCTTGATAATTTTTCAAACTTTGAACAGTCTCATTAGATACTTTTCGCATTTCTGTAAGGGCAGTGTTAAGTTCTCTTACAACATTAAAACCTTCTTTACCAAGATTAATAACATCATAAAATCCAAACATACCTGCCATCTGAGCAGCTAATTGATGGAATCCACTATTCTTTAATGTATCAAAGAAACTTCTACCAGCACGACCAGCAAGTTCTTCGGCATTAACAATTTTCAGTATTTCGCCATGTATTTTTTCCAAACTGACACTAGGATTCCCAGAAATAAGTTCTTGCTTATATGCTTTAATTTTAGCTTTTGCTTCTGAAGACATTGCTGAATTTTCACGAAGAATTTTATTGATTTTATCAATTTCTTTTTGTCCTGCTAATTGACTATATCCCTTTTCAGCAGCCGACATATTAGTAACAGTAGCGATAGTATCTTTGATTTTCTTTTCATACTTGTCTAAGTTCTGAATATCCTCATCAGTAGCGATACCATTTTGATTAGTCTTTATATTGTTAAGAAGAGTTGCATACTGTTTGACCGCATCACGCACAGCCTGCACATTTTCCAAATATGTTTTACTTGTCCAACCCCCATCGTTAAATCTATCAATAGTGGCTTGATATTTATCAACCTTACCATTATAAGAATCTAACCGTTTATCATATTTATTAAGGTTTGCATTGGCATTCTGTTCTTTGGCTTGTGTATTTTCCTTAACTTTCTGAGTATTCTGCTCTAATACATTATTCTCTTCTTTGATGGAATTAGTAGCAGATTCTGTAGAAGCAGATGAAATATTCGTTTTCTGTCCAATCTTACTTTGCGCATCAGCCAATTTTTCAGCTTCTTTTGCAGCGTTTTGATACGTATTACTAATATTCTCCACTTGTTTGACAGCACCACTCGTATTGCCACCCATATTACTCATGTTTTTATTAACATTGAGAATATTCTGATTCAATTCAGCAAGTGACTTATCAATGTTCTGGATAGAAGAGAGTAGTGTTTTAACACCAGAATCATCTACTTTGCCAAAAGCCTTACTTAAACTCTGTACTTCTGATACAACACTTGATAACTCTTTTGATAAATTCTCAAACTGTTTAAAATCACCTGTTCCTTTACCAAGAGAGTCAAGCATCTTATCAAGCTTCTGAATAGCACTTTCTAATGTCTTTGTGTCTATATCTAATTTTAATTTTCGATCTTCATTGGTGAAATTATTAATTTCTCCTTCAGCAACCTTAATTCGTTTTTTTAAATCTTCAATGTCAATACGAATTTGAGCTTGCCAATTTGCTATTCCTGACATAAATTACCTCCTATCCAAATAATATTTTCTTTGCTTTATTATCTATAATTTTTTGTACACGACCTCCAAATCCACTTCGAAAATCTCTATCGACTCTATCAAACGGAGGTATACTTTGATGCATCATCCAACGACCATGACCATGTTCACCGTTCATAAACATATAATCGAATGCCGTATTTGCTTGTAATGATTGTTTTTCATACGTTGGATATGGCGGTCTACTAAAACCTGGATAATCATTCATTCTCGAAGAATCAACCTGTAATGTTAAAATATTGCCATTTGCTGATGTATAAGCGGAATTATATACATTCATAAAATTTTGAGTTCTTGTATATTCCATTGGTGAATAATCGTTGTACCAATCTATTAGAGAATCATATATAGATTCTTTGAATAATTTATTGATTTCAGGCGCAACTTCTTTTGCCAATTGTTTCTCTGCATGTTTTATATCTTTTAAAATCATTGATGCTAAATCACCTTTAGCCATATATCATCACCTCCAAAATTTTCACTATAATTTCACTATTTATTCACTAAATTAGGAGAGCAGTATAACCACTCTCCATAAGAAAAACCCTATACGCTTTGATACGTATAGAGCCTGTTTATTATTTATTCAATTCATGTTATAATAATTAAGTCTGATAGTAGACTGTGTGCAAAAGTGGCACAGTCGTTGCACGCTGTTATCAGATGAGAAATAAAAATTCTCCACAAAGATACATGACTTGCGTCATAGAAAGGAGCATATTGATGATGGCTGCTTTATTATTCATCATCATACTTCTGATCGTCTTACTTCCTGTTTGGATTTATGTGCGACACCACCGCATGAAAGACATCCATGTGAAGTTAGCACTGTTCAGAGGTATAGATATTAAGTGCTCTTTCTATAAGGACTAGAAAGACACAAGGATTAAAAGGAGAATGAAAAAGTCCACGGCAAACCAGTCGTGGCTTTTTCGATTTTTATAACATTTACCAAATAATTTGAAAATGTGTATCAGATTCCATTACTGCATAGCCATATTCTTTTAAAGTTTCAACAGTTTCTTTACTAATAAAGCCATTAACCATAACTGTATGTTTACCTTCATGAATGGCATCATCAATATAATAATCAACCTCGTCAATAGTTTTCTGTAACTTAGAACGACTTTCTTCTGTAATTTTTCTTGCTTCTGTTGCTGAAATCATAATATTTTATCTCCTTTATTTTCACAAGAAATTGAATTTACTTAGACTTCTTTAAATCCACCATTCTTAGCAAACTCAATAACCTTATCTAAATCTTCTTTTGGAATCTCATCGAGTTTCTTACTTACTACGTTCATAAACGGTGTGAGAGTAGCTTCACCAAGAGCCTTGAATCTATCTACCTGCTCTGTAATAAAGCTGTGAATCTCATAACGATTAGTAAACACATCATTTCTCTTAATAGATAGTAAATGATTAAACTCTGCAATTTCTTCAATCGGAATCAATGGTGCAGTATTATCATCACCCATAAGTAAAATTGTAAACAATCCAGATTTCTTCAGTTCGTCATATTCCTCATAAAATCCATCTGTTTCAACCGTAAGATTTGTATAGTTTTCAATTAAAATTCTTGCCTTTAAAAGATATTCAGCAGAAGAATTTACCTTTACGTTTCCTGTCTCTTTATCAATCATAGTCGCCTTCAGTAAATTACTGATAAGGGCATCTTTTTTGACAAATGATACATAAGGTGTAATTTCAAGGTTATCTTTAATATACTGTTTCTTCAATGTATCATTAGCACGATTATTGTATTCCTTACAAAATGTTTTAATTGTAATTTTCTTCATATTCATTTTTTCTCCTTTACAAATGTGACTCGTTGACAAACTTTTGAATATCATATGTATATCTAGTTCGTTTCTTTCTGCTATTTATTTGAATAGCATTATTATTTTTCAAGTCGTTAATATTGAACGACTTCTTATTTATATTCTCCATCATCTTTACGAAATCACAGATTTCTATAAAGAATGTGTCGTTGTTTTCATTCCTAAAATTACAAATAAATCCTGCGACAAGATTATGTTCACTTGCTTCTTGCAGAGATTTAATTTGATTATCTCTAATCATTGATAATGGCAGACTTGTTGATTGAGTTGATTTTAATTCGAGCAAATACAATGTCCTTGAATCATCATCAAATAGAAGATAATCACAAATATTACTACTAGCAAATCTAGTATTATTTCCATTTCCAAACGATGCCGCATTATCCCTAAAACGATAAATCCAACATGTATTTGGAACAGAATCTTTAATCGACTGTTCAAAAATCTTTCCTGGATTCTGTGCTATTTCCTTTCACTCCTTTACATAACAAAAGAGCGGCTCCCGAAGAAACCGCTCTTTCATAGTTCTTATATTTAATTGTTATATGTATTTGGTCAGTTGTTAATAATCATTGGATAAAGTTCCCATTTGGCATTTGGATATTCTTCAATATTCTCACATACAACTTTGTGTACTTCATCCATATTCCCTATGTTCTTATCAATATGAATAACCTTTCCACCAGTAATTTCATGCTCTTCACAAATCAAATTAAAATACATTCCCATTATACAATTCCTCCTATCGTTTAATACAGAATAATTCATACAGATCTACTTGTAGTATATGAGATAAAGTAATTGCATGAGATAGTAAAATATCAGAAGTATAACCATTTTCCAAATTGAAAATCGCAGTTGTGGACAGTCCACTTCTTTTAGACAACTCTGATATTGACATATTATGTTTATACCTATATTCACCAACTTTATTCTTCATGTAATGTAGTATGCTTAGAATTATTTTGTACATTCATATAATACATGAGAAAATATTAACCAGAATTGGTAATTTTTGTGATATAATAAAAATGATTTTTAAAAATTTCCATTTCTTAAGCATTCTTGATATTTTTCAGAGATAAATTTTATGCTTTCTTCAGCTTGTCCATTTTCCATATTATGGTCACTTAATAACTTTTCATAATTTTTGTATGTTTTAAAAACATTATTGAAAGCTTCTTTGTTTTGTTTTTGCCCATTAGACAAAGAAGAACAGAAGTCTAAGATATATTTACGCTTTCTTTCCAAATTATTATCCAATAATTCAGACTCAATGTTTTCAATACCTTTTGACATTTTTGTTATTTCTTTATATTGCCAATTATCGTGTTTTTCCAATGTGGTAATTCTGTCTTCAATTGTTTCTTTATCTTCCTCGATACCAGTTTTTACACGAAACTTTTTCTTGAAATACCCAAATATTTCAATGATTTCTTTCGCAGCAAACAGGATAGCGAAGAGTCCAAGAATAACAAGCACGTAATTAATCTGTGCTAAATTTTCAATTTCACCCATTCAATTCACCATTCCTATTTGCCAAGTATCTTATACCAAAATTTTTTAGTAGTGCTGCCAGTCTGTGCGATATTCCATATCTTCTGAAAGTTCATAACCGATGCTTTTGTGCCACTACCATATAAACCATCTATTGTAATATTTACATTCCACCATTTAAACAACTGCTGTAAGCAATATGTAAGATTCTTATTATAAGAAGCAGTAGACATTACAATATTTCCAAGATTGGTTAAAAGTAAATCATCGGCAACACCATTAATTGTAAACTTCAAACCATAATCTTTATTCAATACAGTTTTGATATTCTGAACGATCTGGGTAAACTGATTAGGATTGCCTGTAATAATAGACTTTGGCTCTGCGCCATACATATAGAATGACGGTGAGGTAGAAGTGGTAGCAGAAGATGGAGAAATTCTATTTTTAAATATAGCCCATTCTGACTCATTTACGTAGTATGATGGGCATGGTTTGCCTGAAATATCGAAGTGCCTGATAACTCTATCAATTGTTACATTATATTTCTTCATAAGGATTTTTACTAATGCAATAGTATTTTCAATTGTAGTTTTCGTTACATTGTGAATATCATCCTTTTTAGTATCACACATTTCAATACTGATAGAATTTGTGTTTGTACATATACCATAGAACTTTGCACCACCAGTTGTCTTATAATTAGAATATCGCTTATCGCCAACTGAATATGCAACATAATTATCTGGTACTGACTGTGTAATAGAATCATCGTCTACAAAATAATGTGCGCTTGCTTTAACAACTCTATTATGAAAATAATTTCCGTTAGCTTCGTCAGAATCACCATCATTCGCAGTATAATGAATTACAATATATTTAATTTTTGACGTACTACGCATATTACCATAATTAGCTCTATTAGCTAAATTAGTTTTCATTATATATCCCATGTTGTTTTCTCCTTTCTTGTCGTATTTTGTTAGATTATATTTCTGTATTACATTCATGCAATTCTGAACATAATTAATGCTTGTACAATATTTATCTGCCTTTATCGTTTCCAGATATTCCTTCGGATCAGTAATACCATTTAAATTTGCATAGTTTGATATATTAATAAAATCGAAATATCCAATAACACCTGACTTCATATCAGGAAATTTAAACCAATTCATATTAGAAGAAATATACTGACCTGTGGCTGCGTCTTGCTCACTTCCAACCTTGTTATAGATTCCATTAGAAGTAGGACATCTATTTGCACGATATTTTAATCCTGCATAGTTATGAGCATTTATAGCTAATTCAGACGTGCCATTTGCAGACTCTAATACAAACTGTGCGAGTGGGGCAGAGTAGCATTTTATTCCATATTTAGGTACTACGTCCCTCATGATTTTATAAACATCTTCTATAAAACTCATAGGATTATCCTTTAACTATTGTTTCAATCTGCTTATTATTTTCAAGCATTTTCTTCATTTCAACGAGAGCTTCATCTACCCACATTGAAAACGTTTCAAACGATACTAATTTAGCGGTGGTTGGAAACTTTGCAATAAACATATCGTATACAGTATGTAGTTTTAACTGACCTGTTTTTTTCCCAAGTTCCTGTTCCGCTTTGGTTACAGCATATAAAAGCCATTCCTTAATTTTTGCAATTTGAGCAGATGTTGGAAGCCCTGCAAATTTATATATTGCAAACCCTGCAACTACAAGAACGGCAATAACACCTACAATTACATACCAATAATTAACTAAAAATTCCATATAATTTCCTCCATTAATTCATGAGGTTAGAAAACAAATTGTTAATATCTACCTGATTTTTTAATTCATCTGGCAATTCTTTATATAATCCCATAACTATTTTCGGGGCGTTCAATCGTTTATTCATCGTGTAATAAAAAATGTTGCTTGCTGAAATTTCTAGCCAAGCAGCACTTGCAAGAGTAGTAATATTACTACATTCAATTCCATTAAAAGAACAAATGATTACTATAATTGTTAATGTAATTCCAATAATATAACTAAGCCAAATAATTTTTTTACTTGTTTCTATTTTCTTTTTCATAATATTATTCCTTAATCCAATTCATAATTGCACCATTTCTTATAAACATCAGTTGTTTCTTCTTTAAGAAATACCATAGCAAGAATGGCGTTATTTGTTTTTTCGTCTATACTTGCATAAATATCTATTGGATAGGCTTGGTTCTTTACATAAAGCAACGCTTGTTTCAGATTGACGATACGAACAACTTCATGAGGCAAGTAATTTCTTGCATTCTTTAAATTTGTTTCTATCATATTCCCTTTTGTCTCCTAACGTAAAAAATAGGGAATACAACAAACTATTGAATAGTAATGCTGTATTCCCTATCAGAATTTTCAAAATCACTATTCAACATTTTTAATTCCCTTCTTCCGAATAGGAATTTTTAAACCATTATCTGGACTTTCCAATTCATCCATTTTTTCATCTTTTATATTTACATTTTCTTGGAAAGCATTTTCTTTTATTTTTTTAATTTCAGTAGAAATTTTTGATAATGTATTTTTATAACTATCTCCAAAGTTATCTTTTTGAGATAAGTCTAGCTTGGATAACTGCTCATTTGCTATTTCTGCATCAATTTTTCCATTCTCAAAAGAAGACATGACATTGTAAATATTTTTACAGTTTTCGCTGCAATACACAAAATACCAAGGCTCTTTATTTTTATCTTCTTCATTGCAGACTGGACAAAAATGATAGCTGTGCCTACAAACACAACATGTCCTTAAATCTCTTTTATTCATCTATCTTCTCCTTAATACAATAGAAGAGTGGCAATACCACTCTTCTAATTATTGATTATAAAGATTAAACATCTTCTTCCTCATCTACAAAATAGATTTCAACCATATCTTGATCAAGAGAACATGCATCTGTCAGAATGGCACCCTTGTAATCCATTGTCTGAGAATCACCACCCTGTAATGCAAGACTCACTTCAGGACTAGGAATAAATGACGGAATATGAACAATACAAGCACGATAGCTACCAATATTACATTTATCAACAGCAAGGGCTTTGAAATACAGTTCATGAGCCTTTGGATATTTGTCACCAGAGATTGTAATCTTAGCACCACTCTTAACATTCTTCTTAAACTTAACAAGATACTGAGTTTCATCTGGATCTGATGGTGGCGTGAATGTATTTGTAGAAGTATCTACTTTAAATTCTGTAGTACTTGCATCAGTACCCTTTGTATATTCCTTGCCAAGAGAGCCTTTAGCAGAAAGAGCGTTTACCATAAATGAATCTTCAACTGCATCTGTGATATCAAGTGTTTCTCCTGCTTTTACAATCTTAAAGATAGGCATAACGATAGCATGTCCAGTGTCAGCAATTTCCGCATCTGTAGCAGAGATAGCCTCGATAACAGCAAGATTCATAAATGCATTGGTTGCTGTTACCTCGCCTTTCTTACCTGTATATTTACGATATACAAGATTCCCGTCCTTATCCGTAATATCTGTTGAATCAGCGGTAATATCAATGGTTGCATTGGTCAACTGTGTAAGCGCATAAAGAGCTTTTGCTTTTGTAGCACCATAACCGAACTGTAAACGGTCAATAATTACGTCACCTAATTTAAATGCCATAATATAATTCCTCCTTATTTTTTCATTTTTTATATTAAAAAAGAGCGATAATGAATCGCTCAAATTTTACTTATTTGTGTAGTTCTCGCATAAAATCGAATTGTTCTTTTGGAATACCCTTTAAATCTACAAAGCCACTATACATTCCACTCATAAGTGCATGAGTAGATTCATATATCTGTAATCTCTGTACAGAATCCATAAATTCATAGATTCCTACATCTCTAAGTTCCTGTAATTTATATTTAAAACCAGGATGATTGATGCAAGCTGATATAAGTGGTAGAAGAGTAGAAGTATTTTTATCTTCTCTTTGTGCCGCATTCATCCTATCTTCGTCTATCATCCATTGTTTTGTTGTCTTCCCCTTTGCTTTTTCTATTTTTGGATGAATATTAAGCAAAGTTCTGATATATTCAGCTATTTCCATATATTCTGACTCTTCCAACACAATATCGTTTTCAAAATCATATAAATATAATCTTGGTTCATCAGAATCATTTTCTTGAAATGGTATTAATTGCATATGCTCAATTTTATAATCTGGAAATAGTAATCGAATTGCAGAATTATCAGTATCTGTCATACTTTTTAGCATACCAAATACTTCAATATCTTTTACTTTGCACCAATCTATTCGTTGTGGTAAATCCCATAACATCACACGAATAGAAGTGGAATTATATAGAAAAGGTGAAAGACTAGAATAAAATTTTGACTCACCCATATTGAGAATATCACCTATTGTTGGCTGTACAATACGAATACCTTTAACAAAATAATCTTCTCTAAAATACATTTTCAGTGGATCAAATTTATATTCTTGTTTGTTATCTTTTTTCTGTTGAGCTTCAGCTAGAACAGCAGCTTGAAGTCCATCCAACATATCAGTATTTTGCTGCGACATAATATCACCGCCTTAACTGATAGTTCATCATTTGTGATTCCCCACCATAAGGTGTTTGAACCTTACTGTTTAAATCTGTGAGTTGGAATGTAAGATAACGAGCTACGTAATTATTATCAACTGTTTGTTCATAATTTTGTGTAAGATGAGCTTGCATACCAAAGATATTAGACCATGCAAACCGTTCTCTAATAATAGAACCAATGAGATCGTGTCTTGGAATACCAGTAAGTTTATCCATACGATCATCACCATGAACAAAAATTGCAAAATCAATCAACGTCTCTTTTAATCCTGGATTATATCTAGCTGTATCTCTAAACCCTACTTGATAGCACACATAACATTTAACCGTTGTCTGTGTATCTGGAATAAATAAAAATGGACGAATAAGAGAATCACTTCCAAAATATCTATCCCATTCACCAAGCGGTTCGTACTGCTTTGTATCTTCATTCCATTCCCAATTAATATTGCCATCCTCGTCAAACAATTCAGACTCTAATGTTTTATCATCAAGCGCATACAATAGACACGGATTTGACAGTAAGGCGTTCTTGATTTTTTGCTTGTATAGAATTACATCATCATCAGGAGTTGTCTTATATGCACGAAGTTTATTTAATAAATCGTTCTTTGTAACCAATTTTTCTGCCATACAACACCTCCTATTCAGTTAATTCTAACGGCAAAATTTCAGATTCAATCGGCAAGTTATCTTTAATAATCTCGCACTTTACAGACAGTATTTTGCCGATAACAGAAGTGTCATCATGAAACTTCAATTTCTTTTGGTTGAACTCTGTACCATCTCGCCAAGTCACTTTATCAGTCCAATCTTCATTATCAATAGAACAAGTCCATGAAATAGTAGCGTCTGAATATTCAGTTGTGATATCTTCATTGGAATCATTGTAGAGATTTACTGTAAGATTTTTATAAGAACCGCCAACTTTGATAGTAGAAGTGGATGCTGAAATTCTCGCTGTAGTAGACGATGGGGTAGGAGTTGGTGTGGATGGATCGGTTGGGGCGATTTCTGAATCGAAATATGAAGCCCACATTCCAATGATACGACCATTCTCGTCCTTTTCGATATAGTCTCGATTATCAGACCATACAGTTTGATATATAGTAAGTTTCTGAATCCCGACAGGCTGAATATTCTCAATTTTTGTACAAGCCCATATCAGAGGATGTTCAGTTGGAGCACTAACTACAATACGCATTGTTGTATCTTCATTAGTCGTATACCAAAACTTCTCAGTATATTTATTGAGAGGAAGCCAGATTTTATTTTGGTTATCAGTTCTTGTAAACACTCGATCCGTGTACTGCCCGATGGTGTAGCTGCTTTGCATACGAAGAACAGACCACATTCTACGCTTAATCCTATCTTTGCCATTTATCTCAATCCAACATAACTCATAATCACAAGGGAGTACGAGATACTTTGGGAATTGATTAGCTTTTTCTTCTCGGCAAATTAACCATTTATGATAAACATTCCTATCGTCTGGAATGTCCAGATAACATCCAACAGGAAATGTATTTCCATATGTTGATTTATAGTCAGTTTCAAAATAATACAACTCATCTTTTTCTGTAAATCGAACAGGTTGAGATGGCTTGAACTGCACATAATAATCAACTTGGTCTTTATCCATAGACTGATATGATTTAACAATAAACTTTGCGTCTATGTGTGTTTTTGTTGTATTCTCATATGTCATACCTTCAGCCAATCGTGGTTGATCATCATGGTAAAAATCATAAATATAACAAACTTTAGTCTGGATATCATTATCCCAAGTTTCCTCCATCATCCAATCAGACTGTTCCTTATAAATCTGTCCAATTGTTTTTGCATTATTTGTTTTGGCGTTTGCAATACGCCTAGCTGTTGACAGACTTGGCATACGCATCACCCTCCTCAAACATCTGCTTAATATAATTGTGAGAATCTAATATTTCTCTACGAAAAGTACCATAATGAAAATTATCACTTGCAACTTCGTTTCTTGCGGCTTGCAATGTTGACATTAGCTTGACCATAATTCCATTGTTATTAAAGAGAGTATGGACACCGCCAAAGTTTTCAAGCAAGTGATCAAAATATATGAGGAAAGCTTCGTCATTCTCGAAGATAGTTTCCTCAATTGTGTTATCTTTATAGAGTAGAAGCTTATGTATGTCATTGTGCATGGCACTGGCAGCTTCTTTGATTTGCTTGTTTGTAAAATAACCGTAGATGTACTTCATAGGTTAGGACTCCGTTGTAGAAGAGTATGGCTTAAATGCAAAACCATGATCTCTAATAAGTTTTTGTTGTTCAATTTTCATTTCTTTCAACATTTCTCTGTTTCCTGCGTAGTCATCTTTTAATTTTTTCTCTTCTTTACCGCCAAACATTTTAGCTGTATTTTTTAGAGACTTTACTTTTGGTTCAAGCCATTTAATAGCCATTCCTTCTGCAAATAATTCAATAACAAAATCTTCATCAGTGGAGTCGTCAACTGGTGTTGATAATTCAAAATCACACTGTTGAATCTCATTGTCAAAAGTTAATGTTGAAAAAAGTTTCCTTATATAAGGATAAGAAGTAGCGGAACGTAATCGTTCTGTACATAATTCAAGCAAATCATTGTCATTTATAGATAACTCCTTAACGTCATCTATTAATCCATAATATCTTTCAAATATTTTCTCATAGGAGATAATCATAAGACACCTCCAATATATTACTCAGCAAGTAACTTTAAATCAGTACCACATTCCTCATCAATAATCTTGATTTTATTTATACTGTCAAAAGTTCCTTCTGAAATCATTTCAGAAACCATTGTTGCGATTGTACTCTTGAAGCCAGATGGAAGTTTTCTGAATTCTTCACTGAAACGCATAGTTGGAAGATTGATAAGATTTACTAAATCTTCTCTATCATATAAACCATCGTATACTTTCTTTACTTCCTGCCAATGTACATTTTCAAGCAGCTCCTCATCCTCAATAATGATATAAGGTGCAAATAAAGACTTCTTACGAACAAGTAAAGCTGAAAGTAAATCCTGATACTCAATATATCTGAAATCACCCATATTACTAAACTCATATGTAATCTTTGTCTTGTCACCAGTAAATAAAAGAGTACCTGCGTACATAGAGCGACATGGAATTAAATCATCTGGTTCATACTTCTTAGGTTTCTTAACCTCTGCAACTGTTTCCTTTACTGTATCTTTTTCAACCTTTGCATCTTCTGCCTTTGTTTTTGCGGCAGAAGTAGTTGTAGCTTTCTTCTGATAAGCCATTTATATTTTCTCCTTTCACTCAATTCAAAAAGGACTGCATATCATTTAGATATACAGTCCCAATATTTCTATGGATTACGCACCGATTGTCCAAGTACCAAATCTTGTGTTAGTCATAGTCTTGATACCAAAACGAGACTTGAACTCGTACTCTTTTGTATCATCGGCATTATCACCAGCCTCAGATACTTCCTTAGTCTCATCCATTCCCTCATAGTACATCTTAACAAACTTGTCGATGTTAGATGGAAGAATAAGAAGCTTTGTATCGTCTTCAAGATAATGTTCTACGTCATTCTCCTTAAATGCCTGCGGAAGCTCGATAATCTGAGTACCCTCAAATGTACCAATTCTACCAGTGTTATAAACATCGTTCTTTGCAGCTTCAGAAACCCACTGAATATCTCCAAGGTTCTTTAATCCTGCAAGAGCAACCTTTGTACCAACGATAGTAGCAACACCACCTGTAGCAAGCTGAACATCAGAAATAAGCTTTACAAACTTATCATGGTTAGTTGCATTTAACTCACCACGGATATTCCACTTAGCAGGAACAGGAAGAGAAGTACCAGCACTCATAACAGCTTCATGAAGAAGAGTATTGATTAATCTTGTGAAAGCTTCTGCAATTTTATTGATTAACTCACTCCAATCTTCAACGCCCTGAAGGAATCTTGACATTTCCATGTAAACCTTTGCGCCATAAGACTTAACAGTTACACCGAATTCCTTACCAGCACCAAGTCTCTGTCTCTCAATGCTGTGATGACCATCAGCAATCTCAGCAACAGTGATAATGCAAGGATCTTTTGTATAGAACTTATTTGTCTGTCCAAGAGCAAGAGTCTTAACCTCTACATACTTCTGGAATACAGGTGAGCTTGTCCAACCAGATACAAGAGTATCTTCAACAGTCTCCTCGATAACCTCGAATACGGCTTCTCTTACAGACTGTTTCTTAAATGCCTTTCTTACCTCATTAGGAGTCGGAGTCTCAGAAAGACCTGCCATCTCGATAATTGTCTTACGAATCTTATCATTTGCTTCTTCGATAGAATACTGTTTTACAGTACCTTTTGCTGTGTCAACACACAGACGAGAGAAGTTCTTATATTTTGTCTCATCAAACTTTTCAACGATTACATCGCTCATTTCATTAAATCTTAATCTCTGCATAGTATATTAATCCTCCTTTCTACCGAATTACGCATATACCTGGGCATTCTTATCTACCCAAATACGATAATTTCCATTTGCAGCAACCTCGTAGATATGTCCTACAAAACCATACTCAGTCATAGCTGGCTTCTCGCCAGTTGTAAGTTTGAAGTCCGTACCATCTACGAATACATATTTTCCGACAGCTAATACAGCGTCTGATGCAAAAGCTTCTGTAGAAAGTGTGAATCTATCAGTGTCCTGAATCTCATAAGCTCTCATAACTTCACCCTTGCCATTATAGAAGTTAGATTCCTCCTGCATTTTTGTCGTATATTCCTCATAAATTTTTGGAGCAGTTAAAATGAGAACAATTTTATCTCCCTTTGCAGGAACTTTTGCCTCAAATACATCTGCTTTCTTTCTGTCACCAATTACAGCAACAGAGCCATTATCAATATCTTTAGACTCGTTTACTAAGTTGTAGTGATGACCAACTTTTGTAGCTTTGAGTAATGTTGACTCCGCTACGCCATGCTTAGTAGCCACGTAATTAGAAAATGTACTAGCCATAATTAAATTTCCTCCTTAATAATTTTTTGCAATAAAAAACACCTATGGATTTTCCATAAGTGTCAAACAATATATTTTTTAGTTTTAATTAATCAAACAGATCACCATATGGTTTATATGTGTCTTCTGTTTCTTTTTCTGCATTAAATGCAACTCTGTTCACATGTCTCTTCTGTGGTGTTTCACCAGCAAAAGAAAATGTTTTATTCTTTTTAACAAGCTTCCCAAGGGTAGCATCAGCCTTCTCAGATAACTCTTCTTTAGAATACTGGTTTACAGATTCCTCAGACATAAGTGTTTTAAACTCATCTGTATCAAGGTATTCTGAATATGCTTCGTCATCAAATACAGTCATCTTGTCTGCAAATACTTCAGCAGATTTATATGTATTTAACTCCTCTACAATAGAAGAGTAGTTGGAACGCATATCTTGAATTTCTGTATATTCTGAATCTGTAAGATACTCTTTGTGCAGATTATAACGTTCACCATCAAATGCTACGTTATCATTATCCTTTGTATATTTCTGACCGTATATTTTACCGCCATCCCAATTTTCATAAACAAAGTAAGAATCGTATACACCAGTAATGTAGTACCACTCATTATCTGCGTCTTCATAAGAAGCTAAGAGATTATATAATGCGTATCGAATGTCATCATGAGAAATTTCAAAAGTTCTAGTCATTTTTTCAAATGTCTGACCTTCTCCATCAGTACCGTCAGGCTCAGAAGGACTCTCACCTTCTCCATTATTGGAAGGCTCACTAGTTTCATTACCTTCTGAATTTTCTCCGTCTGTTTCATTATCTTCACCAAATGCTTCTGCGAATTTTGCTTCTAATTCCTCATCTGATAAATTTTCATAATCAAATGTTACATCTTCAACAGTTTTATTGTATTTGGCAAGTAACTCTTCAAATTTTGTCATGTTTTCTTCGTTTCCTCCTTCCTTTGTTAATGTGTGAACAGAAGAACTCTGTTCTTTATTGAAACAAGCAGTCTCTAAATTTTCAATTCGTGCTTGTAGTTCAACCATTTTTGATTCATAATCTTCAAATAAACTATTGTTCTTGGAACTAAAATCTGCCAATTTAATATTTGAGCCGGTCATTCCAGGTTTCACTTCGTTGCCTTGAGGTGTCTTGCCTAAAATTGTTACACCAGAAAACCAAAAATCTTCAATATTTAAGAACTTCTGTTTAGCATCGTAACTGAGTTCTCGGATTGACAATTCGACTGATACAGAACATTCTTCTTCACGCTGTAAAATTTCAGCAGCCTTGGAATATTCCTCAAAAATATATCCATCGACTTCACAATAAGTTTTCTTTTTTTCTTCATCATAGACTAGCTGTGCATTACAACTTTCAGGTATGATTCCAATAGGATATTCATCATAGACCACATCGCCATTCTCATCTTCGTGCATATTGTGAGAATAAAATTCCCATTGACCTTCTGGATTCTCATCAGTTGTTACTTTATGAATATATCCAAGAATCGGACGATTACTGAAAGACGGGAGAGCAGCTTCCATAACAGAAGAATCAATATTAGAACCATTTACATTCAAATCTGTATGACAGGACTGTAAATGAACAGGAAGAAGACCATCTTTGTTCTTGTCTGATTCGTCAAAATTTACTCGTCCATGTACTTGAACAACTAATGGTTCACCAGTTTTTTCGGCACTAAACTTCGTAGAACGCTTATATTTATTTGAATAAAAATCATATAAATCTTCTATATAAAGAAGTCTTTTCTTAGCCATTTTCTTCTCCTTTCTTAAAAATTTGGGCATAAATAAAACCACTCAGAATAGGAGAGTGGCTAAATGTTCAGCATATTACTATACTGAATTTTTGATTTATCTATATCATCTGAAAACATCAATTTATCAGTATTCAGAAAAGTATAAATACCGTTTTGTTCATCAATTTTCTGAAAACCAAGATTCATCATCTTAGAAGCTGTTTCAGAATCTGATGTCTTTATAAAGTTCTGTTTCATCCTTTTACTCCTTATTGTCCTGCTTGTGTACCTTCATCTTTTCCACCCTCTCTGGTAGCAAGTCCTTCATCTGAAAGATCGTCATCATTCTTTGTCTGACCGCCACCTTCATTATCACTTGTACCACTTTGAGTATATGAAGATGAAAGCGGAATAAAATAATTCATTAATCCTAATGACTTCATCATAAAAGCATTATTCATAACTCTTGAAGGTGAAGATCCATCTAAGGTTGCATAGTCCATCGTATCTATGCCCAATGTAGCTTTGTCTTTCTTCTGCGACATCTTTTCATCAAGATCAAATACAGACACATAATGAAAATAAAAATCAAAGTCTTCTGTGATGTTTAATTTTACATATCTTTGAATATTAGCTTCTATTCTTTTTAATAATTCCATAGGGAGCGTCATATCAACTGTAATAGAATGTTTAAGACCAACAGAACCAGATTTTTGACCATTGAATATCATTTCCGATATACCAAGAGAAGAGAATAAGTTTTTGATTGCCTGTGAATATACATTAGTATCATCGACCTGATTTTTATTACCAAACTCAATCTTTTCAACTTCACATGGAGTCCACGCTGAACCAACAAGATTTGGTAATACCTCATCAATTGCAGCTTGAGTAGCTTGTACTATCTCAAGGTCAACAGCAAAGTCGTTTACTTCACCTGAGTTTTCATTCATAGGGATTTTAGATAAGAGAAGAACATAATTTTCAAGTTCTGTTTTAGAACGAATAAGAGCTTCGTAATCAAGCAAATCTAAGAGAGATACGAACACAGGCAGGAAGTAGGGCAGTGGTACAACTGGATCATCACCACATATAATACAGATAGTTTTCTCTGGTGGTAATTCAAACCATTTATAGTCATTACCTTTTGATTTATATGTTTCGTAGCCTTCTACAAAAACATCATCCCATAAGCCTTCTTCTGAATCTGTTTCACTACCAGTACCATATAAGAAATCCTTATTGTTACCAGAATCAAAATAAGAAGCATCGAATTTTACAATCCATGTATCTTTTTCTGCACGAGAACCGATTTTATAATATTTTGGATCAAGCGGATGTATAAAGAATGAATCTCCGTCATCGTAACAAAATCCACAATAGATACCATCTCTTAAACAAGTGGCAATCATTTGTGAACCCATTTCTTTCAGATCCATTTTATCTAATCTGGTACAAAGTTCTTGATATCCTTTAATATATTCAGATGCATCCTGTGGGGGATTTGCCCAATCGGGAGTATTGTAAGATACGTTATAACTAAAGATAGGAGTGTAAGCATAATATTCTATAATCTTTTTATAGTTATGACTGATACGATATAAGAAAGCAGATATATCACGAAGATTGTCAATATTGGCAAGAGGACTTTTTATGTATGATTGAAGCTTCTCTTTTGTGTATTGAGTATATGTCTTCGATGTACCTTTGGATATATTCTGCTGTAAAATACGTTGTAATTCCTGAAAGTTAATCATTTGCGCATACTTCTGAGTAGAAGTAGTCAACTCATTCTTACGAGTTGGCGATGGTTCTGTCTGTACCGATTTCTTTGCAGAATTATTTGTTTTCTGTGTTGCCATTTATATTTCTGATTTCCTCCTTTCCTTAGTTATAGAATCCCCATTTTTTAGGGCGTTTTGAGACACCGACCATTTTGGTAATGTCGAAGTTGTTTGTACGTTTCTTGTTTCTGATATGATCCATTCGTTTTTCAGATAAATACCATCCAAGCATAGCCAAGACATACGCACGGTCGTCATGCATAGTAGCTTCTGAAGCTCCTGTATCAGCGTCTTTATACGCAGGAAGTTTGAATGAATCCTTACCACCTTCACGCTTATTTCTACAGATATTAACAATTTCCTCTTTCATTGCATCAATCTGAACTAATGCAATTTCTTCATCAGGTGTTAATTTATATACTTGCGTTTTAGCAGCTTCAATCAATGAAAGTCTTTCTTCCAGCTCATTTTCATATTCATCAATGCTCAAATCCAATTTGTCTAATTCTGCACGAATCTTTTCTTCCGATTCATTCATAAGTTTGGTATCAACTTCCATAATATTGAGATAACCTTTGTTATCATATTTTTCTGTGAAATGAATTTTGTCTGCTTCAACCATTTTTATTAAAGCCTCAAACATTTCAGATTTATATTTTGATGGTTCAATTAATTTCAGTTTTTCAACTGCATTAGGGTATCTTTTAGCATACACATCACCATTGTTATATTCCTTATCCAATAAACCACGGTGAACATTACCTTTTTTATCTTTCCAATCTTCAATTAAACTGTCTCGAACCCAAGAGTTTCCACCTCCACCAGAACCAGCATCGGCTAAGAAAATTTCAATATTGTCATAATCCAAAGCTTCACCGTTATAATCAAGAAGTATTTTCCTAATTTCTTTTATCTGGTCTTGAGTCATCATGGGTGTCTTTCGTCTAAGACCTAAATCGGAAAAGGATACAACATTTACAATATCCATTGTATATCCATCTTCCTCGTTATAAAGTAATTCACCTATACCTAGAATTGAATTATCGGTTGAACGTGCTGGATCATATGCTAAAACAAATGTTCTTTCATTTGTATCATTACATAATACAGGTGGACGAGTATAAGAATTTCTAACAATTAAAGCTCTTTTAATAATCTGGTTCGCATTCCCGTCTTGAGTGAATTTGTTATAATACTCACGTTGAGCTTTTTCTGGATTATTTCTTAATTCTGTCTCAACGGTTTCTCTATTCAAAAGTGGAACATAAGGTTTGCCATGAAAAGTAGCATTAATAACAACATCACAGTTAATATCTGCTACAAAATATTTTGGATCACCTAACATCATTTTCTTGGAAAAATCACGATACTTTTGATAAAAAGCTGTGTCAATAGAAGAAGCAGAAGAAGCATATAAGAGCTGATGTGGAAATTCCTTTGGAAGAGAAGATATATCAATATTTCCACCAAGTTTGAAATTTGAATCAAGAGTTGTAAATGCACCAATAACATTAAATTCTTCTTCTGAGAGCCAGCCACCCTCATCAAAACAGACGCACTCACACCTCTTACCTCTTTTGGCATTGATATTACTATTCAATGTTTTTACAAAGCTACCATTATACAACCTATATGTAAATCCCATTGGATTGTGGATAAATCCATTTGAGTTTGCTTGCGATATTTCAACTTCATTTTTAAAAACATCTGTAAGACCAGTCATTGATTCAATATTTTTTAATGCAATATCTTCGATCTTCTTAAAAGTTTCTTGGGACTGGTCTGCTGTTCCTGAACAAATGTACGTTCTGTAGTTGTTGAACAGAAGTCCCTTTATTATGGTAAATAAAGCAAGTAATGTCGTCTTTCCTGCGGCACGACTTTCCAACCATAACACAAATGGTTTTGTCCATGAATTCATAAAAGTATATTCTTGTGCATCAAGAAGCTCAACTCCTATAAATTCTTTCATAAATTTTGTCGGGTATTTAATCCCAAATTGCTTTATTTCCGCTAATTTTTTATATCCTTCCAACTTCCTTTCAGATATTTGAAATTCAGTTGGTTTGACATAAATTTCATAATTTTTAGGTATCAATATTCCAGATTCAGTAGTCTCAAACGCCATAACTAATCCTCCTCAATATTGATTCCGTTTTCTTTTACGAGAGCTTTTAAGTCAATGTTTTCTCTGAGTAAAATACGGGCTTTTTCTTCATACTCATCAGCAATTCTCTTATATTTTGTAATAAGTTCTCTCTGTTGAATAATCATATCTGCTGAATCATTTTCGTCTAACATAATCTGCTTTAAGATAGAAGCATTGCTGATATCTGCAACTTGCTTTAGACCAGCAGAGTATTCCGCATCATATAAATTTACTTCTGCATCTCGTAAATTCATTTCTTTCATTTTACGGACTTTTCCAGTCCATGTGTTTTCGCCCTTAGTCGAATTAACACTATGCTTTAACGAAATTCCATTATCTGCTGCAAGTTTCAATACAGAAGCAGTAATTTTACTTTTTGTATCTTCGAGATTTTTAATGGTAGATATATTTGCTTCAATATTTGTGTAGTCATTCATAAGCCTTGCGATAATATCATTCATTTTCTCTATGTGATTAAATCCTTTTACAATTTCAATAATAGAGGAGAGTCGCATTCTATCATCATTTGCTTCTTCAGCAGCATCCAAATAACCAATAAGTGTTGCATATAAAAAAGGCTGTTCAGCAGTTGATTCTTTTGAAAATGGATCATAGCCTAATAGCCTTATAGCATCTTTTTTATTCTGTTCATAAGCTGACATTATTTCTTCATCTGAACTATCTTCATTTTCTACGGAAGAATTGTCAAAACTATCTTCTGATATATTTGTTTTGACTTTATAAAAATCAGAATCAAAATATGTCATACCATTATATTGTCCCATTGAGATCTGACGGATATATGCAACCCAAATATTAGATTTAACTCTCCCAGAAGCAAGGTTTTCCATTTCCTGCATACTTGAATCCCATATCCTGTCGAGGTAGGGTTTATTTAAATATCTCAATGCGAGCTTTACAGACTCTTTATCTGGCTCATGTTCAACATTTTTATTGTCTACTTTTAACGCTATTCTACGAGCACAATCTTTACAAATTGGAGTAAGACCACTTTTACTCATAGGATCTGTACTCATATAAAATTTATCTCTTGCTTTATGTGTATCACACATATAGCACCAAGCACCTTCTTTAAGTGACTTGATTTTCTCTTCCTGTGTTTCAACTTTCTTCTTTAATTGTGCAGCCGTTAATTTTGTGGGCTGTGTCTCTTTTGTCGTAGCCAAACTAACGACCACCTCCTTTTATTTCAATATAAAAAAGAAGCCACTTAATACGAAATGACTTCTCAAACTTTCCAATATTAAATTTTCAATGAAAGCGCAATTCACTTCACTTAGCACACCTTCTACGATTTGAACATAGATCTGACGATTTTGGAGATCGTTGCTTTACCAATTAAGCTAAAGGTGTATATAACAAAAGAACCGCCTCCAAAGGAAACGGCTCTTTCTTCCAAACAAGCAGAAGAGTAGCAATAACCACTCAACTACTTAATATTTAAATACTAACTCCTAAAGCAATAACTCCACCAGCACAAGGAAATGTTGTACTATCTTTGCTCATTGTTAAAATATTACCTTCAACAGAAAATTTGATACTTGTTCCACCATCGGTTTCTTTTATTGGAATAATCATCCAGCCATTATAAACATATAAAATCACACCGACCGAATATTTTTCTTGTCCCGCAGAAGAAGACCAATAAAGATATGCCCCATCAGAACTGTTCAAATGAGCTGTATCAGTATACGCATTTGCCCCTCTACTTACAGATAAAATAATTCTATTGTTAAAATTCTGCGCTGTTTTTTCATTGATTTTCTTTGCACTCCACGTTTCTGTAGTAGAAGTAGTAGATGCATCATTAATGGTAGTTTTTGTTTCAATGGATTTCTTTAAACTTACATTACTTTCGGTTGTCGGCTCATACATATGTGCTATATTCCCGATTTCAAGCATCGGTTTCAATACTACATTATCAACAGTAACACCATCTCTGACAACAATTCGGATACCATACTGTAATAAATTAGCATCACTAGCAGTCCAAGTCATATTCCCATAATTTGTGCTAATACCATAATTAAAATCGCTCTTTGTCGTGTCAACTCTTACAAATTGGAAATATATAGGTGCTTGGTAGCCGATACTATTAGGCTGATTCACACCATCTGACAATGTATAAGTCTGTCCAAGTTCAAGTGCTTTTCTACCAGAAGGTTCATATGGATTTATCAATCTAAAATCAGATTCTTTTGTAGCTGTACCATTGACAGTGATAGTACCATCGACTTCATTCACTGCATAGGTAACTCCATTTGATTCAAAACTTGTTCCATTATAATATGGATAGGATATTAGATTTCTACCTTGTGAAGTTGAAATTTTGTCAATTGCGTCTTTCAGATTTACATTGCTCTCTGAAATAGGTTCATAGGCATGAGCGATTGTTCCCATTTCAAGTATTGGCTTTATTGCTAAATCAGAAACAGGAGTGCCTTTACCAACATTAATTGATAAAGAATATGTATGTGTTGAATCACCAACAAAAGTCTTTGCCACTGGCGTGTCAGATACATTTGCAACCGCCTTACCAATAGTTTCATCATACACATATACATACACGCTTTTTGGAAGTCCTTCACAACTAAGAGTATAAGAAGTACCATCAAGCTTTAATGTCTTATATGCAAAATTATAATAGGCATTATTCTCCGCAGATGCAGTTCCATTTGCTAAAACTGAACCATCTGACTGAACTGTATATGTTATTCCATTTGTAGTTCTATCTGTTAAAGGATACGGAATTAGATTTCTTCCCTGCGAAGTTCCAACACCACCAAGCTTAGTCTTTTCTTCGCCTGTATAATCATTAGAAGATAATCCCTTACCTTCTTCCTTTACAACAAGATTAGAAATATCTTGATGCTCAGTAAGATATCCTGCATCATTTGTAAACTCAGATACATTTGTTGGAACTGTTGGAATTTCCGTCTTGTCTGCTTTATTATTTAATTTTTTATCAACATCAGTAGTCTTTGCATAATCAGTCAAATCAACAGAAGTATCACCAACGCATTGTACAGTTCCATCAATAAGAAGATATTCTCTATACTTATCATTTCCAGTAACAGATTCAATCTTTAACATATAAATAGTATTCTTATCTGCTGTTTCTGGTTTTGGAATTTCTGTTACAATTTCACGTTTTAAATGGTCGGCATTACTAATCTGTTCTCCAACATATGTTTTTGTCGCATAAGGTATGAGAGTAGTAGTAACATCTGTATCAGTCTGATAATTACTGTCATTCTGTAAACCACTTACTTTAGTTGGAATATCGGTCGAATTAGCCTTTTTTGCCAATTCAGTCTTAATCTCTGTATCATCATAATTCTTAACACTTTTTAATCTTTCAATTTCAGTGTCAGCAATCAGTGATCTACCTTTTACTTTGTCAACCTTACCGCTAATATCCTGATGAGAGGTCAGATAACCTTTTGCAGTCAATTCTTCCTCTGTAATATATTCACTAGGAACTTCTGTCAGATATCCCGTTGCATTTAATTCTTCATCAGTCACATATCCATCAAGAGATGGAATATCAGAAGTATTTGCTTTCTTAGCAAGTTCTGTATCAACATAATTCTTGTCAACATCTACGGTTGGCACAGTAATATCAACCGATTTATCCTCCGCAACAGTCTGTGCGACACCATTGACCTTGATAGATTCGATGACATTTTCCTCGCCTGTAGAAGAACCTGAACCATTCTTTCCGTCTTTACCATTTGTGACATCATAATTAAATGTGCTTCCATCTGTAAATGTGATTGTGTATGTATCTACAAGACCTTCAGTTTTTGTCTTTGCGACAGAAGTGATACCGATTCCGTCTGCTCCATCAGAACCGTTTGTTCCAGGATCTCCCTTTACACCTATGCCGTCCTTACCGTTTGTTCCGTTTACGCCATTCATAACATCAAGAGTGGAAGTATTTGTAGTTCCATTATCCAATGTATAAGAGAATGTAATTCTATTTCCACCATCAATAGGAGTGATAGAAGAAATAGTGACATTTTTACCAACGACTGCACCGCCACCAAGTACCGTTTCAGATGTAAATTTCTTGGCAGCGACAAGAGTTTCAATACTAATTCCCATACTTATACCTCCTGCCATCCACTTGAAAATAACATCATTACCTTTGTTGCACCATTATTGCCAATAGTTACTGTCGAACCAATATTTGCATAATGGTTGAAATCTGAAAACGAACCGCTTCCTAGCTTTTTAGTTGTCGGTAAATCTTTGACCTCATCAACAGAGTCACACACAAAACTACAGATAATTGTATTTGGCTGACCGCCATATTCTGAACATAAAATCATTTTTCATTCCTCACTTTCTTTTTATTTAGTCGATTTTTTATATAACAAAACCGACCATAGAAAGTCGGTTAAAAAGTTTTAATATTTACCAATCAGTCGCCAAACTGATTATAACTGTATAGAGCAGTAGTCTGGATAGCAGGACTCGAACCTACAACGTCTAGTTCCCAAAACTAGCGGACTACCAAATTGTCCTATATCCAGATAATATTTTTCAAATTTTTCCATATACTAAACCAAAAGTATCTAAGGAGAAACTATCATGAACGCTTCATATAAAACTGCAATTCAATTCAAAGATTTATATATTCCCGTAAAAATGTTAAAAACATCACACAATAGTTCTATAGAACTTAATCAACTCTGCAAAGACTCCAAAGAAAGAGTACGTTATATCAAATTTTGCCCATCATGCAATAAAGAAATTCACAATGAAGATATTGTGAAAGGATATAGATATGCAGAAGATAAGTATGTTATTTTGGAACAATATGATATAGAATCAATTACATCAAACCAAGATAGAACACTTTCAATAAAATATTTCTGTAAATCAAAGGAAATATCAGACATACTCATAGATAAATCATATTATTTAATTCCTGAAATGAATTCAGAAATCGAATATGAGCTTTTTCGCAAAGCTATGACTACGAATAGAGTAGTAGGTATTGCTGAAATTGTATTGGGTACAAAACAAGAATTAGTTGCGTTGTTTGCCAATAAGAATTGTATTATTGCAACCATTTTATTTTATGAGAATGAGATTAACGAATTGCCGATTATCATGAAACACAAAATAGATAAACAACAACTCGAAAATCTCAAACAAGATATCTTAGATAATACAAAAGAATTTGATTGGGAATCTCATTATGATAAATATCAACTCAAGTTAAGAAAATTGATATTTGATAAAATTCCAAAATGATATTGCCTTTCTCATTCCATCCTCGAATGGCGAGCTTTCATCTAAACTGCATAGGACGTATCCTATTGTTACAACAGTACCAGTCCGAAGACCGCAAAGGGCATAGGGCGGTAGTAAGTGTTGAACTTACACACTAAATTTCGTATGCATCCAAAAGATAAGCTTTCACATCAGGCTTACCGCACGAAAAGATTTCGGTGAGAGTCGAACTCACGTCCTCGGAGTTGCAGTCCGATGCCTTAACCAACTTGGCTACGAAATCATAATGACTCTGGCGTGACTTGAACACAGCATTACCATCTTGAAAGGGTGGTGTCCTTACCTTTAGACCACAGAGCCATATTTAGGGTGGAAGAGTACCACCCATTATTTTTACAGAATAACTTCTGTTTCACCTTCAAACTTAGTGTTCAAGGCACGAATCTCAGCAAGCTTCTTACCGATTTCTTCCTGAATCTTAGTAGCGAAAAGTTCAACTTTTGCCTTACCAAGTTTCTCAACACTATCAAAAGGTGCTTTGACTTCTGATTCTGGAATCTTTGTAACATCTATAGAGAATGTAATGTGAAGGTTTTCATCTACAACAAATGACTGGTTGATAATATCTTTTAATTCAACAGAGATAATAGTTGAATCATCAACTTCACTATCAGTTGTAACTGGATCTCCATTAGAGTCAGCTTTCATATTAGATTTAAAGGATATTTTAGAATATTCGATTGTTCTGACAAAATTATGTAACATATCTTTTTCAGTAGCAGCATCAGTATCAGATGTACCTAATTCTGCGACAGAAATATCTACACCAATAATATTTTCATCAATAGTTTTGCTAATATTTAATTTCATGAATTTGCCTCCTCGCTTTCATTGTAAATAACTTGTCTGTAAACATCTTTAATTGAAATAAAGAAATCTCGTAATACATCTTTATCAATCGAACAATCAAGATTTGATGTTTCAAATTTTGGATCGTATACTGTAAAATCTAATGTTCCATTATCCCTAGGTACAAATAAAATTTCTACATTGTTATTTAACTGTAATGTAATTGAATCTATTTTCTCACCATTACTAGAAGTAACTTTTCGTACTTGCCCGACCTTTAACGGGGTTTGTTCAATTACAAGTCTATTTGCCATATAAACACTCCTTTCTTTTATTTTTTTGTTTTCCTTTTAATCATTAGGTGTTAGGTGGGATTTGAACCCACGATATTCAGAACCACAATCTGACGCTTTAACCTACTAAGCTACTAACACAGCGACTCTATTGGGAATCGAACCCAAATCTTCCGATAGACAGTCGGATGTAATTACCTTTATACCATAGAGCCATAATTATTTTTCATAACCTTTACAGAGTGCTTTGAAAAATATAAAGTCAAGTATCTCTAACGAATCATATGGGACTTGAACCCATGTTATTCTACCGTGACAGGGTAGTGCCATAACCAACTAGGCGAACGATCCATAAAATATCAGCATAAAGCACTAACTAGCTGATATTGGACTGTACACATCCAGTTATTTAGAATATTGTCGCTTATCAGCAACCTAATTCATGCTTACTGATTATTCTCCGCATATTTTCAGTCTTCTGAGCAAAGACCACTTGATAATGTTTAATGACTCTTATCCGTCAATTAAGGTTCTCATTAACGCAGAGAAGCACGAACATCTTCTCATTTCTAAGGCTGAGAGAAACCGATAATCCTAGATGTTGATAGGAAAGATATACTGCATTAAGGTTTCGTGTGCACTAGAGTCGTTATATAGTCGGCTCTACCAAAATACAGCAGTAGGACTTACAATGCTACATGAATAGCAAATACCAAGATGTGTTAATCGTCTACTAAGGCAAGACCTCTCCTTGTGCCAAAATACAATGTTATGTACATCGTGAAACAACACCGCCAATGAGCAGTAAGCAGTGGGAAGTTTTAGACCGTTCCAAGGTCAATAATTTCGCAAAACGACCTTTATATTTATGTCACATATCGGTCAGTGACAGCTCACTTGTAAAAGTCCGTCAAAGGATCGACAGACCGCCCTCGCTTCCTTTTGGATGTGAGCAGCTTGTTATATCTATTTATTCTCTACATCGTCGTCACCTCTCGGCTCAAATATCACGTTACTATGCTTTCTTGTTTAAATTAAATTGTTGATGTTAGACGAAAGCTTCATCGGCATCCTCAGTATCTTCACGGATAACATATATCTGAGTTGTTTCGGAAGATTATTAAATTTCAACACTATCTTTTAACTTTCTTACCTTAGAAGTGTCTATTTTAATGTAATACTTTTTTGTGACATCCGTTCCAGAATGGTTTAACATTGTAGACACATCTTCCAAGCTAACACCTTCATTTTTAAGCAATGTGGCATAACTATGACGAAAATCATGAGGATGTAATGTTGGAACACCAATCATATTTCCGATCTTTTTACACCAGTCATTTAATGTACCACTTTGAATCGGCTTATTCTCATTAGTGTATGGAGTAATAAATATTCTTCCGTGGTCATCAATGTTATTATCTTTTCTGTATTGAATTAGTTTCTCAAGATATCCCTTTGTTTCTCTACTAAAACTTAATTCAACAATCTTCCCCTCTTTTTCAAGTACATTGCTGCAAATTCTTTCATCAAAATCTACTTGTTCCCATTTCAAACTGCCAATAGCAGTAACTCTCGCCATAGTAGTTAAAGAGAGAAAAGCATATGCCTGTAACTGAATATCTCCATATTCTTCGAGTTTTTCACGCATTAATTGTACTTGGTCTTTTGTAAGATACGTCTGCACAGCAATAGGTTGACCATTTTTAGGTCTATCAATAAATTCAGTAGGAGATTCTACAATTAATTTTTTCTTACGAAGAAATTTATAAAACGCAGAAACAGAAGACATAACTCTTTTTTGTCTTGCAACATTATTTCCTTGCTGCTTCCTCCAATAATAGTATTCTGTGATATCATCCTCTGTTGCTTCCAATACAGATAAATTAAACTGATTATCATACATATAGATAAACCATTGTCTTAAATCTATATTATACGCATTAATAGTATTAACTGATAAATCACGAATAGACATATCTACTTGATACTTTTGAAACAGTTTTAATGTTTCAGGATTTATATGTTCAAGTTTATCTTCATCATACATTACAATTCTTTTACTTCGTTCTGCCATTTTCTCACTTCCTTTCATAACAAAAAGAAGCAGTAGTATCATTAACTAACTGCTTTGTCAAACTATTTTCCATTCTTCATCTGTATATTTTTGTATATCTGATACTTTTCTTGGTAATTTATATTTATCACACCATTTTCGTATTGTATTGTCTGTAACTTTATACATATCAGCAATATGAGTAAATGGTGTAGATCTTATTAATTTCTTTAAATTATCTCTTGAAATAACATTATACAATTTTTCTGTATTATATTTTTTGTAACAAATTTCACACATTGTTGATGTTGAATTCATTAAATTTGTTTTGCAACATGGACAAAGAATTTTAATCGTTTTATTATTGCGTTTTATTTTAGCATTCTCTCGTCTATACTTATGTGAGCAAGAAATACATAAGCCACTTTTATTATTTCTACTAATTTTTGCCCCACATTCTTTACATATCAATTTATTCTTTATTACTCTTTTAGAGTTATATACACCAAAATTGTCCGTCATACTATGACAATTAGGACATAATATTTGCAAATTTGATAATTCATTATTATCATGATCTCCGTCAATGTGGTGTAATTGCAGTTTAACAGGTTTTCCCATCCATTCAGATATATTACATAATTCACATTTATTTTCTTTATATCCAAGTTCAATTAACTTATTTCTTAATTTATGACTTTGTACTTTAGTATTTTTATGTAATTTCGATTCAATATCATATTCTGAACATAAAGATTTTTTTGCCATTTGTTGTTTATATACTTTTCTGTTTTCTTCAAATTTAGAAGTATCTAGTTTATATTCATTTATGATTCTTTTTAACGTATTTGTGCTACTTGATGAATTTATTCCCGCAGCTCTAAGAATATCTGTGTATGCATTGCTTGAATCGAGCAAGCTTTGTAATTGTTCAGGTGAAAAATTATATAATTTACTCGCCATTATATCCTCCAATCTTAATTTATTGAAGGTAGAGATAAACTTTATGTTTATAATTATCTTTATTAATCGAACAGATTAACCTAGTCCTCCCACTTGGTAATGCTCCAAGCCGATCCGAAGACGACAGATTTACAGTCTGCCCCACATCTTTAGTGGTCTATGAGAGGATACAAAAAGAGTGTGCAGCATACACCACACACTCCAAAAATCTAAAATCCAAAAGCCTTTAACATCTTTTGAATATCTTCATGACTCAATTCGTCGCTAGAGTAGTAAGAATAACTCATATAAGAGTCGCCATCTGACATACTAGCAGTAAATCCGTGAGTATTTCCATCTTCGTCTTCAGAAGTATGTAAATAAGTTTCACCATGCGCAGGACAGTTTTCACAATCACCATCGTAGTTATCTTCCTGACCAAACAGAATAACTTCTTTATCCTCATTTACACAATAATCAATGATATCCTGTGAAATATCACCATCCATATCAATGTAGAAAATATCTGTTTTATCAAGAACACCAAAGTCCTCAATAGGAACAACAGTGATTACGCCATTGTTATCAACAGATACAAGATACTCGCCAATATTCATATAATCAACAAGATCAATTTCTTTAATACTTGTCTCATCAAGTCTAATAAGATTGTCAAGAATGTACTCAGCAATTTCTTTGTTTACGACTATCCCAACTGTTTTATCAGTATGATATAATCTATTGATATAAATAGAGATAATGTCATCAACTTTATCCTCAATATCAATCATCTGAATGTCTTCATATTTATTTTTCTTCAAATAATTCACGACCTTTCAGATTAAGCAAAAATCTCTTTGAGAGCTTTAACAATTTTTACACACGCCTCTTTGTGAGCAGGTTTTACCCATGTATCCCCTTTATTTGCTCCCATCATTACTTTACCAGTTCTCTCAGGAACATCCTTTGATTTTACTTTACAAACACCAGGAATAGTAACCTCGTCACCTGCTTTAACTGCATCTGCAACAACTTTTGCCTGCGCGTCTAAAATTTCAGCTACATCCTTCTGTGGAATATTGATAGATACCTCATTCTGAATTCCTTTAATTAACTCTGATTTTGTCATTTTAAATTTTCTCCTTTATTTTCCTTAATATTTTTTTATAATATAAAAGAGAGTAGCGTCCATATAAGGTACACTCCCTCTGATAGTGGCTTCGTCAGCCAAAAATAAATAAAACAATCAAAATGATTGCTAAAAATATATATATTACCATTAAAATAATGGTTTTGAAATTAGTATTTAATTTAATTTAAATACATATTCAGCCGTTCTACCTTGTCCTTGTTCAAATTCAAACATTGAGCAAGAAGCATTTGATGCTGCATTTAATGTCATAGAATATGGATCAATACCAATTACTGAGCCAACAGATAATACTGCCGAATCCATCCCAATCTCTTTAAGAGCATCATGGTGAATGTGTCCAGAAATTGTATAATCAATATGAATGCCATATGTGCGTGACATTTCTAATAAATTATTTTTTAGATTTTTCTTCTCACCGTGCAATCCAACCACACAGTATGTAGACATCATTGAGTAAGTCATTCCTGTTGGATTTTCGAGTATTGTGATATTCTCATTATCTCTCAATCGTTCTTTGATAAGAGCCATCATAATTTTGCTAACATTTTCATCTGGAAATGTATTCTTTTTTCCATCCAATAGTCTTAACTGATTATGATTTGAATCAAAAACCATCTGGAATTTTATTGACACATATTTGCTTAATTCATTCAACCAATTTGCTAAATAATCTGCATAACGAATACTAGACTCAATTACACCATATCTTAATCTCATAAGCTGAGACATTCTGAGACATCCATCAATGCCATCTCCAAGTTCAATAATTGACAATTCGGTAATTCCAAGTTCCTCGATTTTGTCCACAACCTTATTAAATAAAATTGTCATTCTTTCCTCAAATATCTCAGGAGAGTACGCATTTATAATTCCATTATAAAAATCTTTGATTTCAAATTCACAACCATAGTGGCAATCGCTAATGGCAAGTATCCAAGACTTTTTATTAGTTGTTGGCTGAATACGAATAGGAGACGATAACTGTGGCAAAGATAAAATTGTTTCGCTGATTTTCTCAGCAATCATTTCATCTCTAGCATCTTCTCTAAGCCATTTATTATATTCAATCTTTTCACTCTGAATTTTCTTTCGTTCTTTTTCAAGTTCTCTCTGAGCTAACTGTATTTCTTTTAACTGTGCATCGGAATCAACAAACTTAGACCGATTTGCATTTAACATCTTCTTAAATGCTTGGAACTTCTTTCTGTATGTACTTTCACCAAAATCATTTCCAGTAAGTTCATTAATTATATTCGCCACATCATTCCAAGAACCTATCTGGTCTTTATCTTCACATATCCTATAGATAAGTTCCTCATCTGTTTCGTTCTCGAATCTTTTATAGGTGCTAATTGTATCCACCTACTCTCTATTCAGCAGATTCAGACTCTTCATCTGAAATCTCAATACTGATTTTAATATCAAAGATAGTTGTACCTTCTGGTAATTTCTCTGCAATACGATCTACAATAGAACCTTCATCGTCAACGAAAGTTCCATTTTCAATTCTTACTCCACTTGCTGTAATATTCTTTTTAGCCGCACTAACAGTTGCTTTCTTAATTTTACTATCTACCATAATCCTTTAAATCCTCCATAAAATTAAAAAATCCCACCAGAACGTTTTCTGCCAGGATTGTAATACATTTGTTTACTTTTATTCTGTTTCACTTTGATATACTCACGAATCTTCCTAATATAATTTTCATCATAGCTCAAACGAATATGCGACTCCAAATAATAACACCCACAACGAGTAGGAATTTTATTAGATAACACATTATCTATAAGCTTATATGATGGATTAAGATTTGAGAGATGAGTATGTTTTTCTGTATCTTCTTGTCTACAGATACGGTAGCCATTTTCAGTCTTGTCAATATAAAATCCTTTATACTCAATTCGATTTTTCATAAGCAGAACCTACTTGACGTATTTATCTTCAATGTAACGCTTTCCACCACAAGTCTTGTAATATCCAATATGTTCGCCTCTGCGATCTACATATCCTCGTCTTGTGTTTCTAATTACACCTTCAGATAATAATTTTTCAATTTCATTTTTTGAAATGTACTTAATAATTTTCACTTCTTTCTTAATTTATTTCCTACGATAGAGTAGGATAGTAGTTGGAACTGTAGGATTTGAACCCACGACAAACTGGATATAAGCCAGGTGCTCTGCCAGACTAAGCTAAGTTCCAAAATAAAAAATCCCATACCGAAGTATGAGATCCTTACATTTTACATGCGCTGAGATTATACGCATATTCAGAAATCTTTACGAGCATTATGTATTCTCTCGTTATCCACCATATGCTGCTAATGCACACATATAGTATTTCCCGCGATTGCCTTGTTTATAGAGTGGCTGATCTCTATTTCTACGTATCTACTCTGATGTCCTCATTCCATCGACAATGCCTTGCCGTAAATCTCCGCTAAGAGAACTGTGCAGATTCGACCAAACACTTCAAAGCCTTGTGAGACTTCTCGGTGAGTGTATTATCCAAAGATTACACTATTAAACCGCTTTCAATACGCATAGATGTTGACTTTCGCTGTAATATTTTTATATAATTTGATAAGAATTATTCACCCAATAATTTTTGATTTTGTCATCAATTGTTATTTAAATCACATACATAGAAAGTTATTCATACAGATGATGTGCAACACCAGAAGCTCCAATTCCTTTTGAGAATAAGAATACTCCACACCATCATATCTTTCGGTTATCATCCCTACTAAACGTTCACATAAGCTAATTAGGCTGTTACCAGTTCACTCACATAAATGGATACCGCCATTGTGTAATAAGCACTCAGACTATATATCCTCCTGATTCATCGTCATATCTTCATAAGTTTGCATGGATTATTTGATTTGCGGTCAAAAACAACATTCTCAGCGGTCGCCCCTAAATGTGCTTATCATCCCTTATTTCACGATACTATTTCCGTATAGGATTTACTTCGTTACCGATACGAAACAAGTCCTTTTGAGACTCCGATATGTCAGTTTTGCTTGAAATGACTGTATTTCTACAGCGATAGCGTGTAAGACTATCTTTACATACCTCACGATATGCTATCTTAATGGTTGTCAAGCCAACCGAGTTGCTACGCCTTGGAATCGAACCAAGCTTCGAGAGTTTATGAGACTCCCTCAAACATCCAGTCTGCTGCCAGCTATATATTTGAGAATAATCGGCAACCATACTACAAGAACTGTAGTACAATTACCGACGCATATAAGAAGAGAAGTACAATATGAATATGTACCAATCTTAGAAATGATTTTTAGAATTGTTCAGAACCGCCAATGATTAGTAAGCGATGGGAAGTTTCACATTGAGTTCTCCGTCTCAAACATTAATGTTCGCATTTATGGCTGCGTACACCACATGCATTTATTGTAGCCTCAGCATGATACGAGATCCAAATCACTGTTCTGAATTTAATTTGTATTATATTATGTCCGTATAGGACGTTGTTCCAATGTCTTTCGACAATTATATATTCTCTGTTTTATCAGCCAAGAAAAGCTGATTTCATTGTTTTAATCAAAATATCCATTTAACTTTCTGTTGTAATAACGAGTTATTTTTGGTTTTGTCCAAATTTTTGACTCACATTGGATATTATCATACGTATGGATTTCTTTTTCTGGAATATACTTACATTCCAAGCTTAATCCATCTAAAATTTTTACCACTGTATTATCAGTGGGAGTAGTAGAAGATAGGTAGGCGAATATACATTTCTCTGCCCTTTTGAATACTTTACGGACTGTCGCTACATTTATATCTTCTTTCTCTGCGATTTCTTTAATAATCTTTTCCTGTGTAATTGTCAAAAATAATCATTCCTCCCAACTGCACGAATTCGTTTATAGAAACATATCTTAATTTGTAAATTAGACTTTTGCCTATACGATATGTTATTCTCCATATAGACACAAATGAAAGTCCATATTGAATGGACTATTTAAAAAATAGCTTTTAAAAATAGCCCATTACTAATGGGTGTAAAATATCATTAAAGATATGCGGAATTTTTACTTATTTTTTCTTTTTCTTTCTCGATCAAGCTGTTTTCGATATTCATGCTGACAAAGTTCACATCTACATGACTTAGACATAAAATCAACTTCAATCCATTCTCCGCAATCAATACATTGAATCATTTTTGTTTTTTTCTTTTTGATGTTTGGATTATTCTCTAAATTGATAACTACATATTGACCATAACAAAACCAAAATAATTGTTTTCCACGTCTTTCTCCTTCGTACAAATACTGCACAAGCATATCAGCAATCATTTCTTCTGAATATCCAAGTTCAGCAAATTGGTTTCTAATAGAGCAAGCCACATAATGAAGATTATCTATATATTCGTCTTTCATATTGACCATATAGCGATACTTTTTATTCAATTCGTCATACAAATCAGATACTTCTTTAGAACATACAATATCAGGATTTTTCATCATATCCTTATATTTTAATTCTCCAAGTTTCATACCTCTTGTATTAATTGATTTATTAGGAATACGAGAGTAGAGTTTATTTACAAAACTATCATTTCTATCATCGACTTGTGATTTTTCCTTATCTTTGGCGTATTCAAAAAATGCAGGAAGTTTCTGATTGGTAAACTCTTTAATTTCTTCGCCAATTGTTTCCGGAAACTCAGGCTTGTATAATGTCTTAGCGTAATCAATGACAAAATTATTCTGACAACATAAACGCTTAACGCAATTAGTTGCATGTTCTTTTTCCTCATCTGTTCCATTGATAAATACGTCATTATTCCAGATTTTTGAAATATTGTTACTATAAATACCGATGTTTCCACCTGTAAATGCCGCATTTAATCCTTCATAAATACTCTGATTATTCAAAATTCTTGGTTCAGCTTTACGCATATTATAATAAAGTGGTACAATGCCATTCATATTACGTTCTGCGATTCTTACAAAATCAGGATCAGCAATCACCAATGATTTATCTCCATCAACATCAAACTGAAGAATTTTACTGATCAGGTCATATGTACTTGTATATACCGCATTTGTTGTAAACCATTCTCTGATTTTATTAACTCGTTCCTCATATACTTTATTCGCCACATTGAAACGAATAGCATGTTCCTTGTAAAGATGAGGACTTCTTAGACAGTCAAGTTTATCATATTGTTTAAATAACCAACAAAATACCTCTTTGTCTGCCAACAATCCTTTAGGTGTATCAATGTGTCCAAACCAATACTCACAAGCTGCATAATAATCTGGAAGTAAGAAAGTATATTTTCCATTTACTTCAAGTTTTCCACTTCTATATTTTTTTAAAAGACTATTCTTTACTTCACGGATCACGTCTTTTGCATATGTATCATTAAGTAGAGCAGGATAAATCTTTACTGCTTTTTGAAAAGCTGTCATATTTGTATTATAAGGTGTAATTCCAAGGATATCTTTCATGGTATCAACAGAGTTACAGATGTTTGTGATTCGTTCCACAGACTTCTTTGTAAGTAAATCAATCTCTTCGTCTGTTACATTTGTGAGAGTTTGTAACATCTGATAATTGATTTTTGCATTTTTAATTCTGTCTTCCTCAGTGTTACATCTACCAGCTTGACAATGATATTGCTTAAAATATGTCTTATACTCATCCCATGAATCGTAAAACTTATACATCTTAAATTGACTTTTTGTGAAAATTATTCTAATATCTTCGGCAATTACATCATGGTCTTGCCCATAAATATCTGTGATAATAGGAGAGCAATTATTTACTTCAATAAACTTTTTAAAATCAAATACTCCCAATAAACCTTTTACCCAGGGGGCACGAAACATTGTGTTTTTCGTCATTACGCTTGGTAATATCATACCAGCTCCATCAGTATGAGTAATCGGAACAGTACCAGTTTTTCTCTCAATCGAATAATCAGTCTCATCAATAAAATCAAATTCTCCTGGCACATTCGTCTCAAAATCATCTACAACAATACATCTGTCTATATCAAAATCATTCCACTGGTCAGTAGCTGAATTCGCCAATGCCATATATGCAAGATGTTTATTTACATTGTTTCCACCCTTTGTGTTTATTTTATCAATAGTAAGACCACACATAACTGTCTTTTCAACTTCATTCCATACTGATTCTTTAATAAAAACAGCTTTTTTCTTACGAATTTGACCAGCAGAAGATGTAAAGTATCTGTATTTTTCGCCATTATATATAAATCCATAAAAAGATAAATCTTTAAACACATCAAAATAATAAACTTGAACTACAATAAGAATATCTGTTAGTTCGTCTTTTTTAATGCCGATAATACGTGTAAGGGAAGATTCAAACACTGAAATGATATTATTATCATTTAGTTCGTCTTTTCTTAACTCTCTTAATTCGATTTTTTTATTATATGGAATATTATGCGATTTGCAATACTCGATTTTATTCGATAGATTCTCTTTTTGAATTGTCTTATTTGATAAAAGATTCAGAAGTTTTTCTTTTGATAAATTTGCTTTCTCTCTTTTGTGTTTTATAATCAAACACCACTTCATATATTCTTTTACAGAATCATTTTCTTGTTCATAGTAGTCTTCAACGGTACAACGTTTCCAATCAGAGAAATCATCTTTGTTGTAACCTTGCGTTACGAGTTCTTCTTCTAATTTTGGAAGCATATTATTTACATAATTTCTTTCACGTCTGTATTTACAGTTCATTTCATGTAAGTATTTTTCATGATTGCTATAAAAATGACCTGTATCTACAGAATACATATTAATCTGTGTATCTAACATTTATACCCCCTTGTTTGTTTGCCATTTCAATAAATCTTTTTAACTCTGTGTTGATATATCTGTAATAATCTTCATAGCTCCACTTTTTAAAACATCTGAAAGGAACTTCCATACGATAAAGTGGGATATTATGTTTCTTACAATATTCATTTTTCTGAATATCTCGTTGTATTGCTTTTTGTCTTTGAATTTGTCTTGGTGAATTACCAAAATGATGATCTTTATGTTCCTCATCATCTATTTCGATGAGATAAACTAAAGAATTATCAGAATTTAGAATTGCAAAATCGAAACGTAATTTTTCATTATTATCACCCATTAAATCATCAAATGAGTATTGAATTTCAAAATTACAATGCATATTTATTAAATAATCATATACAACATTTTCATTAAATCCCATATTACATATAGGACACCATCTACCTTTCTTTATATTATTTGGCAGTATATCCCATATATAATTGTGTTTGTTGCATCGTACAGTCACATATTCACCTGCGCTTTTATATTCGCTAAGTAATTTTCCATCTTTTTCTTCACATAACTTAGTTAATTCGTTTTGAAAATCACCTGCACGACCTGAACAATATGGACACCAATGTTCGCCACTATATAATGCATCAGCAGTAGTAGTAAAAATCGGATGGTCTGGATTCACACATTTAAAATGATATATATCTTTTGCTCTTGTCCATTCTGTTTCTAAAACATTTCCACCACGTTCCTTACAGTATTTAACTAATCTGTCGTAATAAAACTGTTTATTTTTCTTATCAGCTTTCTTTGCAGATTGCGATTTTCTTATAGATTGGCATTTCTTACATGGTAAAAAATATGGTTTGCAAATATTTTTAGCATTAATTGTTGTGTATGTATCTCCATGAATAGGGCAGTGATAAACAAGGTTAATAGGTTTTTCTGAACCCATATATTCTCCAAGTATATCAACTAATCCATGATGATAATCTTGTACTTTCTTCTCAAACCATTCTTGAGATTTTCTTAAATGTCCTATAATTCATTCCTCCTTCATAAAACTAATTATTATGTTTCACTTATATATTCTCCAAATGAAATTTCTATTTACTCCACAAAATACACATCTACATATTTCATACCTTTTAACTTGGCGATACGATATGAAGTAAATCCATCGTGCAGCACAAAATCTTTATCAATAACAATAGGAGAGTAGAAACGTCCAGTCTTTTCAAAATAAGTCATTCTATCATTCATTTTCCATATTCTAATGTAATCCCATCCGTCCTGTATGATAATGTCATCAAGTTTTACTTTATACACATATCCAGTTTTATAGTGCTTTCTAAATAATTTAAATATCCTCATATACTTATGACTCCTTATTGTCAAATTTTTGATCTTCAAAATGCTTATTCCCAAACTCAAAACATTTCACATAATATTCAAATCTCTCAATGTATTCATCGAAAAATGTACTATTTGCAGCTTGCTCAATCATATTTCCAATATCATTCTGGATATTCTCTTTGTCACTTGTAATATACTGAGTATTTATTCCTTGACTTCCAATAGGTAGTCTGTCGCTAATATCAGAACGTCTTAACCACAGATTTACAGCATATTTGTTCATATGCTTGATAAATTTATAAGTACAATCAACAACATATCCTTTATACTGGTTTTCTGGTAACACAAATGAAATAGTAGTCCCTAAATAATTTCTTTTTAACATAATATTTTTCTCCTAGCACAAGCTTATCTTTCTAACCAAACTTCCCAATATCCATCACAATATTTTGTTTTTAAATCATTATAATGAAACTTAAGTAAATCCATAATTTGATAAATAAAATAGCAATAATCAACTTGTCCAGTTCTAATGTTTCTGAGCATATCATTAATAAAAGATCGATATTCCTGCCAGTTAGTAGTGCCATGATATGTACCCATTGTTTCTTCGTTCCAATATCCTGTTTCTTTTGAATATTGCATATTCTGACCTAATTTTGTAATACCTGATACTGGTTTAACAAAGAGTCGTCTAATATTAAATTCTTTCTGCCACTTTTCATCAGTGAGAGTAGAAGATGGTCTACCATTCGTATTACCTATTAATCTCATTTCTCTAAGTTCCTCAAGTGTCATTGACTGATAATTTTTCATTTCTTTTTTCTGTTGCTCCTTTTCAATAATTGTTCTTTCGAGGTTATCTGCCTCTATATATTTATTTATTCTCTTTTTACTTGGTGTTTCTGTCGAAAAATCTTCAATATCAATTTCACCTGCAAATGTGTTATAGTTCAGTGTATAAATTTTTTCTTTTGACATATTTTAATAGTTCTCCTTTACTTTTAAAAAATAATTTGTTCATTGTAATCAGCTCCTTTGAGTGCTGCGTTTATTTGTTACATATGTTTATTCTCTGTTTTATAATTCATTTTCTAATAATTTGATAATCTTGTTTTTAACCTCATCAGAAAATAAACAATTTTTATCAGACTCTAACAAATCTAATATGGTTTGATATGAAATATTGGATGATTTCAATGTGTTAATATAGTGTGTTTTGCTTTTAAACCACTTTGTACCAATTTTATATAATTGGTTTGAGTCACCGACTTCATTTGTTCCTGCAATTTTTACCATTCTTCCCATATTTTATTCTCCTTTCATTTTTGCTAAGTATTTAATTTCACCAGGTACATCTTCTTTGTTGTATATTCTCTTTCCATATATTCTTTCCAACTCAATCAAAACAGTATCACCTTCTAATTCACTTGGATCAAGGGCGTATACATTTCGTGTAGGAACAAATACACCTTCTTCTTTTTTATTCTCCACAAACATATCTCTTCTTATATAAATCAATTTATAAGATTCTAAAACGGATAATCCGTTTTCAACCGTTGAAATAGAAGTATCTAACCCTTTTGCAATTTGTGATTTAGATGGAAAGGAAATCTTAGCAGGTGCAATATCTCCTGGATAATCCATGATATATTGCTTTATATAAAGATAAATACCCAATAGAATAGATTTATTAATTTTAGATGAGAGAGAACAGATTTTTTCATATTCAGAAATAGTAACCTGTACAAAACTGTCCTCTGTAAAAAAAACATTACGTTCATAAGATAATTGAAGATAAAATAAATCATTTGGTTTAACTACAAAAATGTCTGTATTACAGCTTGCATAACCTTTGTTTATAAGTTCTGTTTTAATAATTTCTCGAAAATCAGAATATATGGATTTATTATTTGTTTTCGTTGAATAACCAATTTCTTGTAGCAAATCATTGAGTGTGAGAGCAATTTGCCCAAATGTTTGTACATGCTTCCTTAGATATAATATGATAAGATAATATTTCAAACCTGAAATACCTTTATGATTTTTGATTTCCTTTTTTGAAAATCCGACAGAGGTTATTTTTTTATCTTTTTCAGATAGATAAATATAATTGTCGATTTTAATCACTCCTTTCGTTAAAAAATTTGTGTGTAAATTTTCCCAAAGATTTAACACTACCTATTAAGTTTGTGTGAAAATTTTCCCAAATGGGTACTTAATTCTGTGTGAAAATTTTCCCAAAAAGTAGGTATATAGTATAAAAGCATAATTAATTATATAAAAAAGCATAAATATATAAAAAAGTATAATAACTTCGTAAATGGTCTAACGCCCATTTACTCCGTAAAAAATTAATTGATTGTTATTGGTTGATTTAGGTACATGGTGTTTTGGATTGATGGTTTCATTTGGGTACATATATGACGTACCTATACGATTATTCTCCATATGGATTATTATTCTGTTCCAAATCAACATACTTTCCTGTGAAGATATTATCTACAAAAAATACTGGTAGCCTATCATGATACATTTTATAAATTTCTTTACCTGATATACTTATCCAAAAATTACTACCTATTTGTCTTTGTTTCTGCAATGTTTCGATCTCTTCCTGATATTTACTATTTTTAATTATTCCTCCAATTTTTCCACAGATAGTACAGTAACTGCATAATGATGTATGAATACGTTCTTTTTCTTATTGAGTAAATGCATTACTTTTAAAATTCCATTTATATTGGATTAAACATTCTTCATAATGATGTTTGTGCTTTGATTTTTTATTGGCTTTGGATATATTGCTTTCTCTCTGTTTAAGATATTTTGGTATCTCTATTTCATATTTGTTCATTTTGTTTTTTTTTATTCCTTTCTATGTTTGTGCTTATATATTCTCTGTTTGGAATTTTATTTTTGCGTATACTTTTATTGGTAGTAATGGGATATGAGAGGGATTTATTATGTGGTTTTTACGTACCCCCTATGTATGGGGTTAAATTAAAGAAAATGAGTGTGATTTTCGATTTTAGATTGTTAGGTATGAATTTATCATTGAAGTGGTTTTGATTGAAATTTGAGTCGATTTCGTGCGATTTAGTCTAAAGATTGGGTATTGGGATTGGTTGAGTGAGTGCTTGGTTTATTGGTTGTAAGAATGAGATATGAGAGCTTTATATTTTTGAATTAGATATGGTCTGAGAATTTATGTCATGATTATTGGATAATTTTCGTGAAAACTGGTTATCGGTAAAAATGTTTATAAATAAGGAAGAAAGCTGCGTAAGGGTGTGATTTTTGGTGTGATGGAATTTTGAAAATTGGGATGAGAAGTGGTTGAAATGGTTGGAAAATAAGGACTTTGACGATATGGGGTACGATATGGGGTTGGGATAGGGGGATTTGGAGTTTTGGTTGATTTTCTTGGGTTTTTGGAAGTTAGATTTTTGAGTTGGTGTGTGAAAGAATCTGCTATATAAATTCCAGAAAAGACAAGATGTGGATTTAGTTTTTGCTACCCCCTACACCATTAAATATACACTAATAGTACAATATTATGATATGTTTATTAGAACATTTGTTTGCTATAATCAGATCTGGATTGTTTGAGCAGAACATACTCAAACATATGTTTGTATTCTATCTGATATATCCAGTTATCGTTAGTTATCCACATTTTATATAGTTATCCACAATCAAATTTAAACTTATCCACATAGTTATCCACGTTATGTGAATAATTAACAACAAAACCACACAAAAATACATTAAAAACATACAATTTTCACAAAATGATAAAATATCTTAAAAAGTACTTGAAAAGTATCTTAAAAGGTATTATATTATAATTGTCCAAAGGACAAGGACACAAAACAAAGTCCATTGTTAGCGCATACGATAAATGTTTCGAAAACATGTTTCAAGGCTCATTAGTCTTGAAACGACTATCAATAATATTAATTCTACAGTGTAGAATGTGGGTAGTTATCCACCCATTGTAAAAAGCTCATGTGCAAACGGATGACACAATGTGAAGTAGGTTCACAAGGGCACAAAGTCCAACCAAAGCATAAAGGACTACCGACATGGCGCGTTGTGCGAAAACAAGTAGGAACGGGAATGTTTAACTTGACACGATGTATAAAACAGGATGGCACAAACAACCATGAAAACGATGTCGGGTATACCTTCGGATATACCAATATAATTTGAACGGATTGCAACTGTCAACGGGATTACAAGGGCTTCCCTTGCGTGGTACATATAAGATACAACTTTTAATTCAGTCTTTATTGTATCACATTTTAGTTGTGTTTCACAACTCTTTTCCCCATTATTTTAGCGGTTATGTTTCCGCTTAGAACTGTACAACCTCTTTAAGGTTGTTGGAATGGCAACGGTTCACCGGGAAACCGGGAAATATATGATTGTAAAAGCATAAAGCCGATTTACATATTTTGCACTTTGAAAATAACAATCAAGAAGTAACCTATAAGACCAGGTGAAAAAGTTTAAAAAATCAGGTCAAAAGTGCCAGGCACATTCTACGCTTTTTTGAGCGGTGCGTATTAAAACGCTTTAAGAAGTCGGTTCAAATCCGACTTTGACCTTTTACCAAAAAAATATATTGCACTCATGCGTTAAATGGGAGAAAGAAGAATATTATGTTAAAATCTGAAAAATTCTATTGTAAAACTAACTCTTTAAAGGACAAAAATTTTGACTTTGGCGGTTATGTACGGACTTCAGTTCGCAATAAAGAATTATCTGTATTGCAGGACAAAAAGTCTTACAAGGATAGCAAAAAAGCACTTGAGGACGCACACGCTGATATTGATATTTTGACTTGTGATGAGTCTATTATCAATACAGTATTAAAAAATGATGCAGGTCAATTCATCAAAGACCGTAATGAAGTAGTAGCACTCAAAGAAGAAATTGCAAGCCTTCCTATTACTATTGACCAGGTAACCGCACTTTGTCCTACTGACCGTGTACATATTACTTTGATGGCTCATGCTATCTATAAGAATGTACAGCTTGATGCTGATATTTTCGATACTGAAAAGGGCGGTGTGGACATTTCTAAAGCTGTACAGGCTTACTATAGTAAAGGCTCTATAAAGGACTTAAAGGATGCTTTGCGTCCAGTATTCAATAAATTAATCGGATCTGAAGGTGACTACTTCTATGGTATTAAAACAAAAAAGTCCGACTTTACAGATAAAGACCTTCGTAATTTCCTTGCACCTTTTGGCGGCTCTGCTAAACGTGAACAAACTAAGTCTAAAAAAGACGGTGTAGAAACTATTACATTCAAGGACTTTAACTACACGGACAAATCAGGCAATAAAAAAGTACAGATTGCAGCCTTTACAACTCTTTGTGCAGTAGTATTAGATAATGCGTCAAAACATGAGGTTATCAAACCAGAAGAGGAAAAGAAAAAAGAAACAAAATAGGATAACGGCTCATGCTGGGTTAGCAGGGTTCGATTCCCTGCTTATCCTTTAACTTTTAAAATAAAAAATTCGGGCTATAAGTCTGCCCATTTTTAAGGAGGGATTTCCATGATTAAGCACGAACCAAAATTTTATGTGCGACTTTGCAATAGGAAATCTGTAAATTTTCCTGATAATTTTACAGTCTACACAGGCTCAATCTATGGGCGTTTTCAGGACTCAAAAGGCAAGCGTATTTTCTGGGTGTGTGATTCTTACACGCTATCAGATGGTAAACTTCCAGTGCATATTTTTAATGGCTCATACTGGAAATTATGCCTAGTTTCTGCGGATCATCCATGTTATCAGTGGGTAAAGTCTGCGATTGAATTAATGGGTAAAGTGCCTAAAATTCAAAAGGAAAATATAACTTTTGATAACTGCGAAAATATGATGAAAACGTATTCTTTGCATAAAAAGGGAACTGGTTCGCGTATTAATACACACCAGATAAATAATCCTTTGCGTTGGAAAGAAGTCACTGAAACTGCACATTGGTATGGCAAGGGAAATGCATCTGTAGTTGCGTCTAATATTAGAAATTGAAGGGAGGATTATGCCATGAAAAAGAAAGCCAGAAATTACTATGAAGAAATTAACACTGCTTTGCATTCTTATGAAAATCTTAAGTCGTGGCATGATAAAAGTATAAGCTGGATTTGTGATAGAATTGATTGGTATTGGAAGTTTAGACATATTACAAAAGCACAAATGGAAGAATTATGTGACAGATGTTGTGCTGTACTTAAAAATTCATAGGCAAGTTAAGGCTTGCCTTCCGTTTTACGGTGAGAGTCCGTAACCGATGAGCAGAAGCGAAACGGGAAATGTAAAGGAGGCTGATTATATGGTATCATATTAACTAGGCTAAATGCCTAATAAACACAAATGGAGGATTACCATGTTAAAAATCAGTGAATGGTCTGTAAACCGTAGAATAGAGTCTTTGCGTCAAATGGATAAAATGCTGTCTGAAATGAACGTAGGATCACGCTATATTATATGGCAGGAATACGGTGGAGGATTAAAGGCAACAGCAGACGAAACATACGCAAACTGGAAATGCATTGCAGAAGATGATGAGCTATATCAAAATGCATTATTCTGTTATATGGTTTGCACACTTGAAAAGTACACTCTCAAAGGATGGGAAAATGTAAAGTAGTCTGCAAATTAGGGCAAGGGAAACTTTGCCCTTTTACAAAATGGAAATTATATGCTAGAATTGGAGGTGAAAAACATTGGAGGCATATAAAAATATGGAAATTAGCTATCAAGGATTATTCGATACATTGAAAAATAAAGGCATAATGCAAAAGACAATGAGGGAAGATCTCAATTTGTCTGGAAGTATTATAACAAGATTAAAACATAATGGAGCTGTAACAACAGAAACGATAGGGAAAATATGCGAATATTTACAATGTACGCCCAATGATATAATGGAAATTAAATTTGATTCCGATGTTGCATCTTCTTATAATGAAAAACATAGAGATAACCTTGAGGCTCAAATCGCCTCTCTCCAAGCGAAATTAAAACAAATGTAGGAGGATACCATCATGACAATTAAAGGTAAATATACAACAGACAGCAACTTCACAACTGTATACACAGAAGATACTCTGTATACACTTGCTCGCAACTCATCAGACTATGGATGCGTGAAAATAGGTGAACGCACAGCAGCAGGACAGATTCTCGATAGGGAAACCTTTGAGAAATGGAAATCAGAATGTACCAAAGAAGGTACATTTGAATTTGCTTAACCATAACCCACACAAAGCACCCAAACGCAAAGGGTGCTATTTTTATACCCAAAAATAAGGAGGAGTAAGAAATGCCAGAAAAACAGAAAACAATTCACAATGCTTATTGTGATTATGAGGTCGCAAAGGCAAAATCATCACGGATTTATTCAGTTCGCCACGAACAAAAGCGAAAAAGTGGAATCAAAACGCACAATATGAGTAAAGCAATGTTAGCAAGAGAGTTAGCATTGCTTTTTTAATTGGAAGGGAGAATAAAAAGATGGCAAAGGCAAAACATAATGCAATTCGCACAGCAAAACAACTTTGTTACAAAGAAGAGGTAATTTTGCGGATTAAAGCAGCAAAAACAGAAAGCGAAATCTCATGAATTTTACATGATGCAAGGGAGGTAATGTAATGTTTGAATTTAGAATTATCAATACACCAGACGGAAATCAAATCATTGATAGAAACCTTAGAACACCATACAACAGCTTAACACCTGTGCAAATGGTGGAATATACAGAAATGGATAATAGACTTGCATTTATGGACAGAATGGAGCGTAAGGCGAAAAAAAAGAAGAAAAGAAACCATCATTTGCGAGTGTATTAGCTCATGCAATGGGAATGTTATAAATGAGTATTTACTTATGATGGAGGAAGTATGACAGAAAAACAAATAAAAGAAATCAAATACAATCTTTGTGTAAACTGTGGCGATAGATATTGCTGTCACGGAATGGAAAGCTGTAAAGATGCAAATGAATATTACAAAAAACTAAGCGATCACAAATAGAGAATAACATAACAGAAGGCAAGGAGTGATAACATGAAACATCGGTAAGCGAAATTAAAGCCGAGATAACGGCTATACGGTCACATTATAATAAGGAAAGGATTGATTCAATATGAAATGGAAAGAGATTTTACGGAAAGATGAAGTTGCTTTGTTACAAAGCGAAAATGATACACAGTATGCGGTTGTTAATGGTTACAATCCAGATACACCTGAAAATCAGCAATGGGCGAATGGAAATTATTTCTCTTATGGACTGTTTGGTAAAAATGTAGAATTAAAAACACTATACCTTGCAAACGCCTTAGATTTCTTTAGGCAAAAAGTAGAAGAGAATTTCATTCCAAGATGCAGACTTGAAGAGTTAGCAACGCAGTTCAAAGACGGACTTATTGAGGATGATAGAGAATCCGCAATGGAATTTTTTAATGAAGTCTGTGAGATGGATGAAAGCGAAAAGGAATTTTTCGGTATTGATGAAGATTCATCATTAGCAAACACAAAGTTTGAGAATCCTATGTACAACAAGGGTTATGATGACGGATTTGCAGATGGCGCAAATAGTATTGATGAGGATTAAGAAATGGATATTTCATTAGAATTGGAGGAACAGATATGGAATTTACAGAAATGGATGAAGTAAGAGTAAGAACTTATGGTGGTGCTATTGGCACTATTGAAAAGGTTATATATGAAATGGTAGATAGTAAGGAAACAGATAATGTATATTGCTACGAAATGGAAATCAATGGTAAACATGGAGTTATAGTCTATCCAGACGAGATTGACGAATAAAGCCGATTATAGAATAGCAAATGCGTGTTTCAAGGGAAAGGAGATGGTTGCATGTTTCCAATTATAACAAGCAAAAAGCAAAAGGAGTTTGAAAAGTATTGCATCAGAAATAATATTACAAGTGATGAAAGTAAATGTAATGTGCCTTGTATATGTGGGTATTATGGCAGAGCTTGCAGACAGACAAATGATGAGGCAAACAGAATGATTTGCCTGGATTGTTCATTGCGGATATTTGTATCTACAGTTGAAACAATAATAGAAATTTGCGATGAAAAAGAAAAAATTGGAATCAGCCATCTATATGATTCAGATATTTTAGATATACAGAGCAAACTTAAAAAGGAATGTGTTATAGATGTCGAATGTTCTTATATTGAAAATGTCCTGAATTATTTGATTGAAAGTGATAGTTAGAAATATGTGTTTTATTAGAATTGGAGACAAGAAAATGGATAGAGTTGATGAAATTATTTATAAAGAGACGCAGAAGGCAGCTTATGAAGAACAGTGCGAACAGGGATTTGTTCATCAGGAACAGCCAAATGAAGATTATTTTGAAGGTTTAAATGATTATTTAGATGGAACAATGAGTGTTTGAAATTAAAATGTGTGTTGTTTATGAATTGGAGATAAAAGAAATGAAAACAAGAAAAGATATTAAACTTGGGAAAGATGAAGAATTTGTAGAAGATATTAGAGAATGCAATAATCGGTGTCCACAATGTGGAGGGCTTTTGATTGCAAATTTTGGGGCAGGAATTTCGGTTGAATTTTGTGCAGAAGATAATTGTGATTATGAAGATTACGATTATGATTTGTAGTAAGAAATTCGCATTTCTTACAGAAATTTGGAGGTAATATTATGACAAAAAGAGAACGAAGAGAATTTACAAAAGAACTAATTGAAAAATGTATTGCTGCTATCAATGAACTGCCTAATTGTCCCAATGGACATTCAGATGTGTATGATAAGGCAACAATTGAAAGAGTTCTGAGAAATGAAATAAAAAATAGCCATTGAAACTAAGATTTCCTGATATGGAAGGAGAAAGAACATGATTGAAAAAGGAACGGAATTTTTACCATATTATATACAGATAATCATTAAATATAGTGGTGGAATTGGATTTGAGAGTTATAAGAAACGGAGTGATGGAAATGAGTAGATATACATGTGAAAAGACAAAGGATGAAATCCTTGATATTATTGCGGATGAGTTTGATAAAATAAACAAAGATTATGACAATGCAATGCAGAATGATAATGAAAAACTCAAGGAACGGAATCAGGGTAGATATGTGGCAATGTTTGATTTGTTACATAAGTTAGAGATTTATGAAAAGTAAATAGTAAACCGCAAAGGCAGTTAGGAGAATAAATACCTAGCTGCTTATTTTATTACAAGAAAGCGAGGAAATGAACATGAAACAATTTGATTTACCTGTAGTAAATGATATACGAAAATCATTTTACGGAAAAGCGAAAGTAACAGAGTTAGACAATGGAGACATTGAACTGACAAGCTACAATACAGTCGTTTGCAGAATACATAATGGAGTTTTCCAGAGATTGTGGAATGGGTATTCAGCAACGACAATGAGACATATCAATGCTTTTATTAGCTTCTATGGAATTGAAGGTGGAGGCAAAGCATGGTGGAACAGTTTAGATATTGCATAAATTAAGGAGGAAACGAATTATGAGTAAATGGTTATATGATCCTGAAACGGATTCACGGAATGGGAAAGAGTTTACTTACAATTTGCCTATACATGAAAATGAGGACTTACTTTTAGGTTTTACATATAGGCAAATTATGGATGAAGTGATTGCAAATTACGGTCACAATGTAACAGAAAAAGAAATCAGAAAACAGGTAAACGAACATCTGGAAATGGTTAAAGAAAATATGGAAGAAAATTTAATGTTATGTATCGACAGTATGTTGAAAGAAATTAAGGAGGCGTAATTATGTATAAAATCATTAACCCATGTAAATGTAAGGTTTACACAAGAACAGGAAACGAAGTAGATAGAAATGCATTTGTGAGAATTGAATATAAAGATTCAAAATTAAGTATGTGTGGTGTAGTTGCGCCATTATCAAACGGAGATTGCCTTGGCTCTGCTGGTCAGTGTGTAGATGAAATTAGAAAAGGTTCACCAACAGATGAGTGGACAACGGAAATGCTTAACAAATTATGTGATATTTGGGATAGATGGCATTTGAATGATATGCGTCCTTATTGTGAACACATGAGAGAACTTGGATGGACAGAACACACTCAGGATAAAGTTAAAATTGAGAAATGGACTTTAACAAAAGAAGCTTGTCAGAAAAAAGATAACGCAAAGAAAAGAGCACTGGAATGTTTGAAAAATGGAGAACCATTTTATCCAACTAAAGAGGAAACAACATATGCAAATATGGAATATTCTATTGATGTTTATGATGGTGAAGAAGTCACTTATAGAGAAGCATACGAATTAAAAGAGAAAGATTGTTTAGGACATTCAAATACAGAATATAAGACAAGAGGTTGGATTTCATATAAAGATCACAAACTCGGTTTTATTGGTAGAGAATGTCCAGTGTGCGGCTATAAATACGGAACTGCTTGGAAGATGGAAGAAGTACCACAGGATATAATTGAGTGGCTGGAAAGTTTACCAGAAACTAAAGTAAAGCCAGCATGGGTATAAGGAGGTCTAGTATGAGAGAAATTGAAGTAAACAATGGATGTAAGATTGTATTAGAGAATAAATCACAAGGTATAGAAGTTATTCATTGTGACAGTAATGGAGGTATTGAATATAGTTACAATATTCCTGATGGTGAACTTGTAATGTTGCTGAATTATTACAGAAACTGTAAGAGTGGCAGAGAAAAATCTGATTATATATTAGAAGGTAAAATTAGAAATACGAACACGGATATTGTTGAATATATATAGTCAAAGGAAATTGTAATTTACAGTGAAATTTAGAAAGGAAAAAGGTGAATATTTATGGATTATAGAATGAAGCGAGAATATTTAAAAAATAATTTTTGGAGTGATAATACAGAAGATGAAAAGTATCTTACAGAATATCTTACAAGGGGTATTTTTCATAAATGGAATGACAAACTGGAAATCTTGACAAGAATATGCGATTACTATTCATATATGTTTAGGTTTTATCCTGATGGACGACTTGTATTGCAGATGATGAATGCAAATACAAAGGATACCGATTCTGAATGGAGAGGTAAAGATGATTGCGGTCATCTTGAATATGAAACTTTAGACCATATGCTTGTCGATTGGTTAAATGAGCTAAAGAAAAACGAAGGTTCATATAAGTTTGATGAAGAAATCGCATTTATTGAGAGCATGTTTAAGCCAAATAAATGCACAGTAACAATTAAGGTTGAAATGGAATAACACGGAGAATAATAAGGCAGACGCAAACAAATGTGTCTGCCTTTTGTAATGGAAGGAGCGAAATATACATGTACACAATATATAGAAAATATTATGGACTTCCAGATTATCTAAGTCATTGTATGGAAAATGATGAAGATGGTGTTTTTATATTTAATACAGAATACGAAGCAAACGAATGCTTGAAACAGATTTTTGCTAATGGTGATTGGATCGAGGATGAGAAATATGGAAAATGTAGATATTATGTCGGAAAAATTTGAATTGTAGGAGGTTTATGAAAAATGAAAACTGTAATGGAAATAGCAAAAAGTGAACGAATTAACAAAGTATGTGTTGATGGTCATATTGGAGATATAAGACAGTATGACAAGACACCATTGGATAAAAGAGTGAAGAACTATGAGGTTATTGATTCAATTTACAATGAAAAAATGTTGATATGTCAGACCGTATAGGAGGTAAACGGAAATGAAGATTAAAGAATACAAATTATACAAGACAGCTAAAAAGACAGCAAAGGAAAACAACCTAGAATATGTCGATTCATTTGAAACTGGTAAGAGAAATATCTTGTTTGATTTCTCATTATTAGATAACACAGATAAATTAACAGATGAAGAGAAACAGTACATTAGAGAACACGCATTACGGAATTTACATGCTAGTGATTGTGAACAGTTCTATGGGAAAGAGTTTGATAATTTTACAGTTTGCAATGGTAGAGCATTATATTATCCACATAAAGTTTATGATGAATATGGTTGTGAACGCAGATATATAATTATGCAGCTTGCAAAGATTATTCATGCAAGAGGAACACAAAAGAGTGTTTATGATGATTATGAAACAACGGAAATTAAATTGGATAGTGGTTATACAGAACCAGTAAGAGATTATGAAATATAGAACGGAGGTTGATTGATATGGCAGATAAAGAATACAGATACTATAAAGATAACGGAAGGCTTATGAGACTACATATTGAACAGGACAATGATCCACTTAATCCACGAGTAGATTTTGATTGCAATATAGGGAAGATCGTATGTTGGGGAAATAATTGGGGTTATCTTGGAGATAAACATAATAAATGGGATGATGCAGAGGATTTCTTTAAAGAACTTTGTATGGAACATTTAACAGAAGAACAGATTAAATCACTTGTTAATAAGCGTATGGAAATTGTTTCGATTGAATCACCTGCTGTAGAAAAACCAAATAAAGCAGAGTATGAAAAGGATATTAGAAGTACAGTCTTAAAATATAATGCTATGGCTGAGAAAGCAAATGAGCTTGAACTGTCAGATGATGCAGCCAGATACATAAACATGGCTAATGTATATAAGAGAAATCGAGAAGATGAGTTCGAGAAAAACTTACGACTTTCCAAAGAATACAAAGTAGCAAATGATATTGGATGGTTTCAGTATAAGGGAACTAAAGAACAGTGCAAGGATTATATTAATGGAGAGTTAAGAGAAGGATTGCTTGACGGGGATATCTTCTATGCAAGTGCAGGAATGTACAAAGAAGCAATGAAAATGTTAAAAGAATCAGACGTTGTAATTCTTCCAGTATTTGTATTTGAGCATAGTGGAACTTCAATAAGCGTATCTGAATTTGGTGATAGATGGGATTCTGGTCAAGCAGGTTGGATTTATACAACAAAAGAAAATGTAAAAGAAACACTTATCAATTGGGGTGCAAGGTACAAAGACAAAAATGGAAATCTTGTTGATGTAACGGAAGAAAATTGGAGAGAAGCTGCAATAGAAAATCTTAAAGGAGAGATTGAATTGTACAATATGTATCTTCAAGACGAAGTGTATGGAATTATCACAGAAGAATATGATACAGACACTGATGACTGGGAAGAAAAAGATTCATGTTGGGGATATTTTAGTGACAAATGGGGCGATGAGCTTGTCCAGGAAATTGCTTCTGATTTTGGCATAAGCGAAACATTATATGATGATATGAAGTCAGTAGCATAAGGCAATGAAAGAACCGCTTCATTGTATTAAGAAAGGAAGGTAAGAATTATGAGTATTTTAGCTGATGGCATTTTTATGAATTCAAGATATGATCAGTATGAAGATTATAGTGAAACACAAAGCTACTATGATTTAAGAACAGGTATTATCTATGTGGTAATGGAAGAATATGGAATGAGTGGTAACAATATTATTCAGGAAATCACACCAGATTCTGCTGAATATAAGGCAAATTATGCAAGATACAAGAAAGCGAGAGGTATTAAGGAAAAATATAGAGTAACTTATACTGCACAAGTTGATCAAACGATTGAAGCAACTTCTTTAGAGGAGGCTAAAAAAATAGCGAAGAATGGAGCTGGTGAATATGAAAATCAAGCTTTTGAAAGCATTTATTTATCAGAAGTCGCTTTTATAACAGATAGAGACGGAAACGAAGTATAAGGGAGTGATTGATATGATGACAAGAGAAAGATTTGCAGAAACAAACTGGAAGATGACATATGAACAGTTTCAGAAATGTGATTGTACAGAATGTAAAAAAGAAGATTGTATTCACAGAGGAGCGTATAGAAGAGTACCTGAAATAGATGGTGGTCTTGGGTTGTGTCCTAATCTGAAGGAGGGTGATTAATATGTGCAAACATAAACCAAAGAATCTAAGAGAATTTGAACCAATCCTAAAGGCAAATGGCTATCACGAAGTTAGAAGTCGTGGTAGTCATTTTATTTATGGGAATGGTAAAAATCAGATTACAGTAAATAAGGATCTGAATAAGATGGTGCAGTTACGGTTAATTAAAGAGAATAACTTAGTGGAGGTGAGATAGTATGTGGCAGCATATAGAATTTGCAGATGGTAGCAATCCATATATCAGTAAAACAGAAAAGGATTTTAAACGGATGAGCGAACAGTATTTGCTTATACCAATTTGTGAAAACTTTTGGAAGGCAACTGACAAAGTATTTTATAAGGTTGTTGGTTTTCCTGATAAAGACAAACGAGCAACATTCAATAGAAATTACAAATCAAAAGCAGGTGCAATGAGAGTAATTCACAAGGCAATCAAAGAGAATAAATTTGAGTGTATTGTACTTAGAAAAGAAATTGAGGATTTACGGAACGATGAACATTTTGATATTTCAGTGAGTACACCTATTAAAACATGGAATTTAGCATAGATTGGAGTGATGGAAATGAAAATTACGCAGACAAGAGTAAAGCAGTATAACAGTACATACAAAACAGTTATTTCAGTTGATGGGATTCCTGTATGTATTACACGAAGCAATAAAAGAGCAAGTGACATTGTTTCCTATTTATCAGGATATGAAGTCGAGATTAACGATGGAAAATTAAAGAAACAGTTAGATAAAATTAGAGTAAATTAGAGTAAAGGAGCGATAGAAATGAATAATATTTTTGTGATTGATAAAACAACAAAATGCAATTTAGGAGTCCTTGATTTTACACCACGGAAAGATGATAGGATTTCTATGAAAGCATCTGAATGGAAAGAAATAGAAGTAGTAGTTGAGTGTGTATTATATGAACCGTTAGAACATGCGACATTGGTTTTTGTGAGCATTGTTGAATCATACTACACAGCTATGGTAAAAGAAATTAAGTGGTAAGAAATAGCAATTTCAAATGGAAAGGATGGTTGATTTTATGTGCAACGAACTAAAAAAAGTTATTAAAAATGCAATAATCACCGCTACAAGGATAGACGGATATAGTCAAGTTATTATTATGGAAAACGATGGTAGTTATAGTTATACAAGAAAATATGAAGGTTGTTGCCCTGATTGGGTAGGGAAAATCATAGGTGAAGTTGTTACGTTTTGGGAGAATGGAATATTAAACGCAAAATATATAAGTAGATGAGTAAGAAAGGATGGTTGATTTATATGAGATTACATCTATTTTGGCTTGATAAGAATTGGAAGAAACGTGGTGATTGTGCCAATAATTATAATCTAATTGTTGATATGGAAAATAAAACATATAAGGTATATACGAATGCTTTTTATGGATATTATCATCCAGAAGATATTGAGGTTAAAAAGAAATCAGATATTGAAGATTACATAGAGTATTTAAAGACAAATGGATTTACAGAAATGGAGTGATAAAATATGACTGTGAGAGAATTAAATAGAGATCAATTAACTGAATTAAAACGTATGTATTACGCACAACTTGTCAATGAATGTTTATTTGCAGAAGTGATGGGAGTTAATATTGACGAGCCATCATATGAAATGATTGAAAGAGTCAATGAATATGTTCCAGATGAAGTGATTTTCGATGCATATGATAACACTGTGTTTACAGAAGATGATTTCTTCTGTAGTGCGGAAAGGAGTGCTTAATATGTTAGATATTACAAACTTATATGCATACAGAATTGAAGAATTGGCTGTTGGGATTGTAAAGGCAGATTCATATGAAGATGCAAGAGAAAAGGTGAAAGCAGCTTATTTGAAACACAACGATTGCTTTGATTCTGAAAGAGATTTTATTGAGTTAAAGGAAATTGCAGAGAATGATTCATGGTTTAGTGATAATCCTGATGTAGTTGAAGTCGATGAATTAATATAGAAATGGAGTGACAAATTATGATTAACAGAGAAGATTATGATTTTACAAAAGGAAACGAATTGTATAATAAAATTGTTAGAATACTTACAGATTTTGAAAATAAAGAAGACAATGAGGAATTAAACACAAATGAAGCGGATATGTATGAAACATTGTGTGAAACTCAAAACTTCTTGGAAGAAAATTTTGAGTGGATTTCAAGGTAAAGAATGGAGTGATGATATATGAATAAAGTAAGAGAAAGAATCTTAAAAGAAGTATCAGAAGCGAAATATCAAGATTATGAAAAGTATAGAGATTTAATCTCGTTTTGTGTTTGTGATGATTACTTTGGATATAACGCAGATACAGATGAAGAGGAAGAAAGCGACTTTGATGAAGTAATTGTTGTAGTTGAAAAGGATTGGTTGTTCAATTTGATAAAGCGAACTGAAGATTTTAGAACAGACGATGAAGTGTTGAAATTCTTACAGGAAGAATATACAAGTGATGATAGTATCATGTGGTATTATGATGCATTGAGAAAACATAAAGTTGTCATGGTTGATTTTAATTAAGGAGTGATTGTATGAAGATTTTAGTTAGAGAAATTAATTATAAGGAAATAGAAGTTCCAAATGATGTTACAAGATTTGATGTAGAAAATATGATTCAAAATTGTGAAGTTGTAATCGGTGATACAACAGATACAGAATATGAAGTGAAATTTCCAGAAAGCGAAAACTGGGAAGAATTATTTTAAAAGACTTGAACCAAGAGCTTCATATGGAGATTGGAGAAAATATTATGAGTTATGGATTTAATAGTAACTGTGATGAAGAAAAGTTAATTGATTTCATTAAAGAACACAAGGAAGCTTTTTGCAAATCAGACAGAGAAAAAAAGTTATATAACGACATGCTAAATTATACAGAGAGTGAATATAACTTAGAAGATTTCTTTGAGGATTATAGCTGCGATAATACTGGAATGACAGGGCTTGGAGCTGTAATTGCTAACATTATGTCAAGAGAAACTGGAATTAGGTTCGCATATTGTCAACCTGAATCTATTGTAATTGATGAAAAATATCCTTGGTTATTTAATGAAACTGAAAAGGAATTAACAGAAGAAAAATTATCAAATATTTGCAAAAAGTATATGGATGAACTTGGGGTAGTGGATAATCCAGATTATTTAAACTTAGAGTATTACAGATAAATTCCAATGAAACGGAAATTTCAAATCCTTTTAATAGGACACGAAGCATGATATAATTAAAGGAAAACGGAGGTAATCATTATGGCACAGTTAATCGGATTTTTAGTAGCAATGTATTTATGTGTATATCTTCCTTGGAAAGCAAACGAGAAAGATGAGGCAAAAAAGAGAAGAGATATGTATAATAACTTAAATAAGAAGTCGGTTGACGAAATGGAAAAGTGGAGAAAATAATATAAAATAAGAAGGGTGGTTGATGAATATGTTCGGTGGACTATTAGCGTTTTTAGGAATTTATGCAGGGAGTGCTGCAAAGGCAGCTAAAGATAACTATGATATGAAGAAAATTACTCGTACAGTTGATGAAAAGGGGAATGTTCATTATGCGGATAGATTATGCAATGATTACATCAATGGAGAGCGAGTAAAGAGAGTTGAAACAACGGACAGAAATGGAGTTAAGTTGTATTCAACTGTTGGAGTGAATAGTAGCAGAGTGTATAATACTTCTTACGGAAGAGGTACACAGCAGTTATTCGAAATGAGTGAACGTGATAAACAAGATGCAATTGAGCGTGGCAAATTAGCTTATATGCAGTACAATCCTTATTTTGGAAGATCAGTTACAACGGAAATTGCGACAGGAAGAACAATTACTTGTCTTTTTGCATGGGAACATGGAGATAAACCAATTTATAAGAAATGGTACTTCAGACCTGAATGCCAGGATAAATTCGGTTATAGAGAAACTGTTAAAGGCGATTATGGAATCGACATTACAAAAGAAGAATACTACAAGTTACAAACTATTGGAATTAGTTATACAAATCTACCAAGCGATCAGAAAGTATTAGATGACTTATGGGGAAGGAATAGGTAACTTACATGAATAATACAAGACGGAGAAGAATAAACGAGCTTAAAACGCAAATTGATTTTGCAAATAATACATTAAAAGAAGTAAGTAAGAAATTGTCTTCTATATTAAACGAAGAACATGATGCATTTGATAATATGCCAGAAGGATTACAGAGCAGCTATAGAGGAATGTGTTCTGAAGATGCAATTGATAGTATGGAAGAAGCAAGCGACAAACTTGACGAAGCAATTGAGTTGTTAAATGATATTGTGTAGAATGTAGAAAGGAGAATAGTATTATGAATGATACGCCAGTATATGAATGGGAAGATGCAATAAATTTTATTGCAGAAAGATGTAATATTGACAAAGATACAATTGAGACAGTGCTTACGTTAGAAGAGGACTATATGAAAAGTATTGGAATTATCATGGAAGAACAATCTAATTTTGAGATTGATGGTCAACAAAGAGAACAAAGTAAATAATAGTTTCATTGGAAGATTGGAGTTGAGAAATTATGAGAATACCTAAAGATATACAAGTAAAAATGCATAAATTGGCACAATTGACTTCACAAGCAGCTATACTTGATAGAGAAATCAATGATTATTTTGAAAGTAAAGGATATGATATTGATGAACTTCGTAGTGGAGATGGAACAACGCTTGACGAATTAAATTATGGCAATGATATTACAAATACTTTTGTTAATGATTTTGAAAATGGAAAGTATGAATATTGTCGGGATATAGAGTAATAAGAAACCAAGTTTTCATAGAGAGATTGGAAGGTGAATTACATGAAAATTGTGAGTATTGAATGGCTAACAGACGAAATCACGGAACGATTAAATAATGAAAAAACTTGTTATTTGTCAAGTGACAAAGAATATTGGTTATTTACAGACGATGATGTTTTTAATAAAATTAGTAAGGAATTTCAATTTGACGAAATAATAAAAAACAGAGAATATCCGATATATTCAATTTCTGTTACAGAATGGTTACATGGAAAATGTGAAGATAATGCTTTATCTGCAACATTCATGGATGCGCAATTTGATTGGAGCGATTATGATATAGATGCGGCTGCTGATATAGATGTATCTAAATGCTGTAACAATCAATGGGATCGAGTTATGATAAACTATGTGAGAAATGTAGTTGAGGAATCTATTTCATATAAATTAGAAGAATCGTTAAGAGAAATGGTGAATTATAAATTTGAAATGGATTATATAAAAGATGCTATAAAAAATGTTTTGGACTTAGAAGACAAACAATAACTAATGAAATCTAAGTTTACTATGGGTTTAAGAACGGAGGTAATAGTATGAAGATAACAAGAGAAATGGTAATGGAATTGAATAACGAATTGGCGGTTAAGGGTTGCCCATTCAGATATGAATATGAGGGGGCAACAGAATATTCACGTATTCCACAGATGGAAATTGCATTGCCAAATACGAATTGTGTTAGTAGCTACATTATTAATGTTACAAAAGACTTCCTTGAATGGCTTGACATGTGGTTTAAAACAAAATATGGGATTGAATTAACCTGCAACAATGATGGAACTATCTTATGGGCTAAAAATTTTTGTGAGTAAAAGCCAAGTAAATTTAACTTTCAAATGGAGGTAATTTTATGGGAATGGAAATAGAAGTTATTGCTACAACATGGTATACGGTACATCTAAGTGATGAAGATGTAGAGAAAGTAAAACAATGGATAAAAGACCATGAAAATGATTTGCCGAGCTTTGACATGAAAGAGAATATATCAGAAGCAGTACATGAATTATATGCAAACGGTGAAATTTCTTTTTATGAGGATGGAAAATGTACAGAAAGTGATTTCAATACAGAGGATGTCAGATGGTCAGAGTTTGAAGAAAGAGAGCCAGAAGAGATATTAGAAGACTAAGAATGAATGATTTACTTGGAAGAATAGAAGAGGTGATATAAATGGAAGAAAAATTTTTATACGTAGTTAGTGACTTTAATGATTATGTGTATGTAGTAAGGGCAACATCAGAAGAGAATGCAATGGATTTAGTGAATTATCACACGGGACAGGATAAAGAAGATTGGATTGTAAATGCAGCAGATAATGACGATGGAAAAATAATAGAGTAAGAAATGACGATTTCTTCCTATTGCAAATAGAGAGTAATATAATGAGAGGTGAGTGTAATATGGAACAAGAAATTGAATTAAGAGCAAATTATACATTTAATGATGGAATTACTGTAAATGCGTATAACTTACAAAGAGCGATAGAAAAACATAATTATGATAAGGAGACTGATAATAATGAGAACTGAAGAAATGATTAAAGAATTAAGACGTTTGGAAGAAAAACATAAAAATGATAAAGTAGATACTTTTGAAAATAATTGGTCGGCTATGTGCCATGATGTAGCAAATCGTCTTGAAGAACAGCAACTTGAAATTAATAAATTGAAATTTGGAGCATAATTTTTAAAGGATTATGTAAAAGAATAGCAATGAAAGAATTGTTTCAACTTGAATATTTAAACATTGAGAAGTAGAGAAATCTGCTTCTTTTTTATTGCAGAAAAAATGAGGTGATAAGAATGTGTAAAAGAAATGGAAATCCCAAACATAATTCAAGATTCATATGTCTTCGTTGTTTACAAGAAAATAAAGTTGGTGCAGGTATTTCAAGACCAAACACAAAAGAAAAGGATCATATTAAGAACTTAACTTGTCTATGCGTGGGATTACAAATGAAAACAAAAAATCTCGAAGTAAGATGGTGTGATGATTTTTCTGAAAGGATGAAACGAGCAAAAGAAATGAAACCTACATATTATGATGAAAATGATGAGTTGTTATTTGAATGGCAAACAGAGAATATGTATATAAGAAAGTGAGGTTGGTTATATGTGTTACAAGCTAGAAGTGCAGAAAAAGAACAAAGAGAAATTAAATAAAAAATTGGATGAATTAAACCTTCCTATTTATATGAGAAAGTATTTTACAGTCAAAATAAAAAGCAAAGCAGGTGCTTTAAATTACTTAGGTGTAATTACAGATTTATTGAATTGGTTTATAGAACAGAAATTAATTAATAAATCAGATATTTCTAATATAGAGCCATCAGATTTTAATGAAGTCATGGCAGAGGATATTACATTATATCTCAACACGAAAGAACAGAATGGAATGTCTCCTACCACATTAGAAACAAGGAAAAATATTATTCGTAGCTTTTGGAATTATATTGGTCGTGTAAAGGGAACTGAAATTTCTGATAAATTTTTTGATGATGTGACATATAGAGGTATTTCTTCAGGTAGCAATCTCATTAAGAAGCTTCCGACAGATCGGCAGCTTAAGGATATGGAAGAGAGAATATTATGGAAAAAAGATATTCCTGTTAGAAATAGAAATATTGCCATTTTTAATGTATTAAAGGGAACAGGATTAAGGGAGTCTGAACTTGCTGGATTGGATTTATCTGATTTACATTTAGATGAAGATATGCCATATATCACTATTCTTGGAAAAGGAAGATATAGAGAAGCGGAAAGTAGAACTGTCTATCTTACAAATGGAGCTTATAAGGCTATAGAAAAATGGCTTGAATATAGAAAAACAATAGATAACATTGTTGATTCTGAGGCTGTATTTGTAAATAAGAATGGAAAGAGAACCACCGAAGACAATATAAAGGCAATTTTTAAGAACTATGGTAATGGCATCACGCCCCATATGATGAGACATTGGTATGCTTCCATTATGGCAAGTAAAGGAAATCTTGCTTTCGCACAACAACAACTTGGACATACAAGTATGATGACTACAATTAATAACTATGCAAATGGATCTGTTGGCATGAAGGATATATTGAAAAATATGTAGGAACGATGCCTATTTAGCATCGTCCTTTTTGATAAATTCAACGTCCATTTGAAAATTTGCAGCAGAAATTATATCAAATAAAGTTTGGCATTGTGGATTTCCCACCTTGAAAATTTGACTAATATTTCTTGAATCTTTATTAAGATTAGCAGCAATTTCTTTTTGTTGAATTTTGTTTTTTCGCATTTGATAATGTAAATAGTCTAATAACTCTTGAGAAGAATTGCAAATCAAATTAAATACCCCCATAAACTTATTTTATATAGATTATACAATATAAACATAGATTAAGCAATATTTTTGTGATTTTTTGAAACAATATATATATTGACTAATCTATATAGATATAGTATTATATGAAATATCAAAGGAACAAACAGAGAAAGGAGGGCTAAACAATGAATATAAAACGTGGTGAAATATATTTTGCCGATATAACAAGATATGATTCTCAAGGCTCGGAGCAGAGTGGTAGAAGACCAGTAGTTATTCTTCAGAATGACATTGGAAATAAATTTAGCCCTACCACAATTATTGCGATTATAACTACGAAGTCAAAAAGAGAATTACCAACTCATGTTGAACTACATAAAGATAGATTCAACGGATTAAAACAAGATTCTGTCGTTGCACTTGAGCAAATAAAAACGATAGATAAAGAAAGGCTGGAATATAGAATTGGTAAATTATCTCCAGATGACAATATTCGTGTTATGGAAGCAATGAAGATAAGTTTGGCAATGATATAGAAGGGAAAATAATATGAAGACAGAAACTTATGATTATTCAACAATTGACGAAGCTATAGAAAGATTACAGAAATTAAAAGCTGAAGGTAAAAACCCTAAGAATGTAGTAATACTTACTATGGATTTTGACAATAATACTTCATCAAAGAAAATTGCAACACCTGATGACGGATGTTTATTAGTTAGAAAGTCAAAAACAATCATCATAAACGAGGATGAATATATTCCTCATATGCAGCTTTTTAATACAGAACAGGACATACAGAATATCATAAAAAAAGGAATTATGCATGATATATTAATGTAATATTTGGGGATAATTTTAATAATTGGTATAATTTTCCAAACAAATGTTCATGGAAAGTATTGACAAGATAGAACGTTTGTTTTAATATTTATGTTAATATAACAGAAGAGCCAATCCACTTTCAAACGGTGTTGACGCACCTAATCATGGATTGACTCTTCAAACACAACCATCAGTACAAAAGAAACCATATGGTTCAAATTATACCGAATACAGCACTATTGCCATACATTTTTTATTATTACATATTTCAGAAAGATTAGTCAAGTCTTTCACATTATTTTCATGGCAATTTTCTGCTAAATTTTCATTATTTTTACATTATTTTTATATTTTAAAATATAGTTCATTCGCCAAGCGGTAAGGCACAGGATTTTGATTCTTGCATTCGTTGGTTCGAATCCAATATGCCATGCTATAAGAATTTTGCACCCAAAATTCTTAGAACACAGAGAATTCTGTAAGCGCAGACTGTAAGCTGCGTAAGTTCTTATGGAGAATAACTCACTAAAGAGTTACATAGCCAACAAGTTCGTTTCTTGTTTAAATTTTTTGTTGGCAAAGCCTAGCCTGGTCGGTTAGAAAGTAGATTGCAAGCTATACTTATAATCCTTGCAAAGTTTTGTCCACTTACGGATGTATCCAATGTCAAAGCCCGTCAGTCTTGACATTGGTTAAGGATCATTAGCGCAATTGGTGAGAACACCCGGCTCATAACCGGGCGGTTGTAGGTTCGAGTCCTATATGATCCACTGCAAAATAATAGAAGGGAGATGAATATATTGGCTCAATATGTAATTACGGATGGAACTCGTTGGGTTATGCGTGACAGAAATAATAAATACGTTCCAACAGCTAATGAAGCACTTGCTGATGTATTCGGAAACAAAGAAGTCAATTCTGTCTATCAAAATAACTTACCAAAGGCATTGAAATCAGTCTTCCATATCGAGAAGATTGATAAGCCGCCTGCGTTAATTAAGCAGATTTCGCATGAAGAAGTGCAAGAAAATACAGAAACGGTGTCAGTTGCAGAAAATATTCAGTATTGGGTAGATAAGGTGTCTGGACTAAACGGACTTGCTGCTGAAGCATTACATAGAAAAGAAGAATTGATTAATCAGTTAAGTGAAGTTGATAAAGAACTGTCCGACATCAACCATTACATAGAATTTGTGAATTTAAACGCTGCGCAAGGTTATAAAGCGTACAAAATGATTAAAGATCGGAGAATAAAGAGGAGAAGTATTAAAAATGAATTGGATGTTCTCAGTATTATTCTTGGAAAGAAAATATCTGAATCTGTCAGTGATGAATTACAAAAGATGATTAACGGATTAGATGGAAGAAAATATGAACCAAGAGTAATGAATGAGTTATTCGATTTCTAAGAGAGGTGATAAAAATGATTTGCAAAGACTGTTGTGTTCCAATGCAAAATATAATGTCATTTTCATCGGACAAGCATGAAAAGTTTTGTCGTTGTCCCAAGTGCAAGGCAGAAACAAGACATACAAAGCTGGATGATTCTGAATTAAATTTTGGGGAATATTTACATAGAGAAATGAAGAGGAAATAGCAAAATGGAAAATGAAATTCAAAAAAAATTAGAGTGGTACTGTGGGAATGAAATGTTCCAATTAAAGAAAATGTGTTATCCAATGTTGATAAAAATTGGTGGTATATCTGATAAAGATTACGACGATTTTTATAGCATTGCGCTGAGTGTTTTGTCGGACACGGCATTAAGATATGACGAAAATAATCGTTGCAACTTTGATAGCTTTTTAGCAAGCAATATCAAAAGAAAATTCATAACGGAGATTCGTGACCGAAATCGTGATAAACGTGTTCCTGCTAAAAAACTAGAAAGTACAAGCAATTTAGTAACAGAAGATGGTATGGAACTTGGAGAAACAATACCTTCAAAATTCAATACATTTGATGTTGCTTGTGAATATTTATTTGATGGGACAAAGATTGAGCGATATTTAGACAAGTTATCACATACACAACGGAAGATTGTTTCGCTTTTGTCAGATGGCTATAAGGCAAGTGAAATTAGAGAATTATTACATATGAGCAGTAAAGAATATTCACAAAATTTGGCTGCAATTCAAGCATATGAAAATGTAAGAGAATTAATGTAAAAAAGAGAATTATATAGTGTGATTAATTTCACACTTATAGGGCTATCGCCAAGCGGTAAGGCACAGGATTTTGATTCTTGCATTCGTTGGTTCGAATCCAACTAGCTCTGCTATGGATCATTGGCGCAATGGTTAGCGCATCCGGCTCATAACCGGACGGTTCAGAGTTCGAGTCTCTGATGATCCATCTAATAATTAAAAGTAAAAATATATTTAGGAGGAATTTATTATGGCAAAGAAAGTTAGAGAACAAACAGTATCATTATCTTCATATTTGGCAAGTGTAAATAGCGAGGATATTTCAGAAAACCAGGATGTACAGAGAATGTTTTGTTGGGACAATCCTGCAATGAATGAACTTATTGTTACTGTACTTACTGAAGATTACATTCCTCCTATTATTCTTGGCGAAGAGGAACTTGGTGGAGATTTAACACAGCAATATATCGTTGATGGTATTCAAAGAACTACAGCTTTAAATAAGTTCCGTCATATGAACTGGAAAACAACAAAATCATTTGAAAATAGTGTTATTCAGTATCAAGCAAAAATGAGAGACGAGGAAGGGCATCTTATCAAGGATGAAGATGGTAGTATTCTTTGGGAGAACCGTGAGTTTGATATTAAGAATAAAACATTTGAACAGTTACCAGATGAATTAAAGAAGAAATTCGATGATTATCAGATTCGAATTGTAATTCATCAGAATTGCACTATGCAGGAAATAAGTAAACTTGTGAGGCGCTATAACCGCAATAAGAGCATGGGTTCTAACCAAAAAGCCCTTACGTGGATACCTACATATGCAAGAAAAATTAAGAATATTGCTAATAATGAATTTTACAAAAACTGTGTTGCACCTTCTAAATCAATGCGTAAGAACGGTACATACGAACAAACAGTTGCAAATTCTGTAATGGCAACATTCCATCTTAATGATTGGAAAAAGACACCGAATGATAGAAATGAATATCTTGAAGAAAACTCTTCATTTGATGAATTTGAAAAGGTAAACGAATATGGAAATCGTATTGCAAACGTATGTTGTGATAAATTCCAGAATGTATTTGTATTCAAAGATATTCTTTGTTGGATTGCTACATTCCATAATTTTACGAAACTTGGTCTTGAAGATAACAAATTTGCAGAGTTTGTAAACGCTCTTGTAAATGGATTACATGATAAAGTAGTGGGCGAATGGAGCTACGACATGCTTGATAAGGAATCTGGCACATCTGATAAAAAGATTGTCCAAGCTAAAATTGATACATACACTGCTTTAATGATGAATTATTTACATATTGATACAGAAACATTAACAGTAAATCCAGAAGAAACAACTCTTTCTTTTGTTCAGAAAAATGTAAATCCTGAAGCTACAGAAGAGGATATAGACGAATATACAGATTTAGTTGATTATTGTTTTAATCATAACCAGATAAAAATAGATATTCCTCTATATCAGAAATGCCAGATGGCTTTAATTGCTTTGATGGCTTATGCTTGTAAAAATAATAGAGAAGATGATTTTGAAAAGTGGATTAAAACATATCAAAATCAAACTAATTTCAGTTTGTCACAAAAGGATAACTATACATATATGAAAGAAAGTATGAATAAATTAGCGGTTGCTTAAAGAGAACAAGTTAATAACAGAAACCAGAAAACGTCAGATTATTCAATCAAATACATAGCCGAGTCTGGCAATTCTTATATTCTTTGCGAGTATGGTTTCTGTTTTATATATAAAATTAATTGAAGGGAAAAATAATAATGAAAACAATAGACAATAAATTTGAGATAGGTGAAGAATGTTATACATACGCAAGAGAAAATGTAGAAGTTGTTTGTCCTGTATGTAAAGGAACAAAGAAGATTCTTTACAATGGATATGAAATTCCATGTAAACAGTGTAATACAATAGGAAAGATTGTATGTAAACAGACAGTGGTTGTGCCTCATAAAGTTAAAATTAGAAGGATTGTGGCTAGTATCTTGGATAATGTAACCACAATTAAATATAAAGTTGATTCCATTGGAGAATATATCAATATCAGAAACAGAGGAGAAAGTTCTTTATTTAAGACATTGGAAGAGTGTGAGCAGAAGTGTAAAGAAATTAATCAGGGTAAGAGTAGTTCTACATTTTAGCAGTAATGTTCGATTTCTTTGGAAAATGAAAGGAGATTTTTATATGGGAGTATCATGTGATGTTTGTAAATATGGATGTGAACACGATTATGTGAGAGGTAATTATTATTGTTCAAACAAGAATAGTGGTCATCCAACAGCAGATTCTTCAATTATAAATAATTGTACACATGGAGAAATAGATCAGTGGAAATATAACTTTAAATATAAACCAGATAAAAGTGATCATAATGTATCAAAGAAACTTATGTATGAAGAATTAAAAAAGATTCTTTTTGGGATCAAACTCAAAGACATTGATACTATTATGACAGAAATTAACGATTTACAAGAAAAGATTACATCGTATAGAGAGCCTTATAAATGCGAAACTTGTGCGGTTAAAGAGTGTGTTTTGTACGCAAAAGGTTGTAGGGACTGTAGTGGATGGAAGTAACAAGAAAACTTCGTTTCATTGTAAAAAATTTCTGAGCGATTCAGCTCAATAAAATTCCCAAATTAAAAAGAGAATATAGATATGTAACCAATTAACATTCATATATAAAAATTATAGAAAAGGAGAGTAAAACAGATGAATGGATTGAGTAGTAAAGAAGTTCTCAAAAGTAGAGAGCTTCATGGAAGTAATAAGCTTCCTGAACCAAAGTTGGACAAGTGGTATGACTTCGCAAAGGAGGCATTAAGTGAGAAAATCACAATGATTCTTATTGCAATTGCAGTATTGCAGTTATTCCTTGGAGTCATGGGAGTAATGGATTTATCAGATCCAATTATGATTCTTGTTGTATTAGCAATTGTAACATGTATTGCTGTTAAGACTGGACTTGGTGTTCAAAAATCAGCAGCAGAGTTGAGAGCCAAAACATCAGTCAGGTATTGTGACGTAATTCGTGATGGCAAAGTTCAAACAATTAACAAGGATGAATTGGTAGTTGGTGATCTCGTTTGCGTAGGAATGGGACAAGAGATTTTTGCAGATGGATATCTCATTGAAGGTAAGATTTCTGTAAACAATGCAGCTATTAATGGAGAAACAAAAGAGTGCAAGAAAACACCAATTGAAGGATATGTTCATAAGAAAACTACTTCAACAGATGCTTATACGAATCAGAATTGCTTATTTGCTGGTACAACAGTAATGTCAGGCGAAGGAAAAATGATTGTTACTGATGTAGGTGTGAATACAGTAAATGGCGATACACTTGTTAAAATGCAAACACTTGAAGCACCAAAGACAGCACTTGATATTGCACTTGATAATCTGAGCGACTTCATTTCTAAATGGGGAACAATCGCAGCCGTTACTACATTTGCGGTGCTTACAATTTCAGGAGTTGTACAGGTTGGATTTGGAGAATATTTTAGCGGTGGCGTTCTGAATATTATTCAGAAAATCGCACAGAACTTCTCAGTAGCATTAACAATTATTGTAGCTGCTGTTCCCGAAGGATTGCCTCTTATTGTAAAACTTGTAACAAAACAGAATGTAAAGACAATGGAGAAATTCAATATTCTTGCTAAGAATCCTGGTAAAATTCCAGAGTTAGCATATGTTGATATTATCTGTACTGATAAGACAGGTACTCTTACGACAGGTATTATGACTCCAAAGAAGATTATTGATGGCTTTGGTAATGAAGTAAATAAGGATTCAGTTCTTTGGAATAATATCAAGGCAAACATTTCTTTAAATAATAGTGCAACATTTGATTCAGAAAACAATATTACAGGTGGTAATTCAATTGATAGAGCAGTTCTTAGCCTTGTAAATCCTGAAACATATGCTGACATTCAGAAAAAATATCCAGTTAAGTTAAAGCAGGTATTTAATAGTAGTAATAAGTATTCAGCTTTTACGACAAAGGATGGAGTTACATACTATAAGGGCGCACCTGAGAAACTGATTGAGCATTGCACAAAAGTAATGGACTCAAGTGGTGAAATTGTAGAGAATAACGACAATGACACATTAAGTAATGCAATTACAGCAATGACAAGTAATGCAATGAGATGCATTGCAGTTACAATGGTAGATGGTGATTTAGTAGAGAATGAAATACCAAATGACATGACATTCCTTGGAATTATTGGCGTTGTAGATCCTGTAAGAGATGAAGTACCGAGTGCAGTAAAAACAGCACATGAGGCTGGTATTCAAGTTATTGAAATTACAGGCGATTGTATTGAGACAGCAGTTGCAGTTGCTACAGAGTGTGGAATTTACAAAGATAGAGATTTGGCACTTACAAATGATGAATTTGAAGCGATGTCAGATGATGAAGTAAAGAATATAATTCCTCGATTGAGAGTTATTTCAAGATGCTCGCCAAACACAAAACTCAGACTTGTCACATTAGCACAAGAGATTGGAAAGTCAGTTGCAATGACAGGTGATGGTGTAAATGATAGTCCTGCTTTAAAGAGAGCTGATGTTGGTTTTGGTATGCAAGGTGGATCAGATGTTGCAAAAGAAGCATCAGACATTGTATTAACAGATGATAACTTTGCAAGCGTTGTAAAGGCGGTAGAACTTGGAAGAACATTTATGCACAATATTATGATGTTCCTTGAATTCCAGTTGCCTATCAATATTTCACTTCTGATTCTCAATGTTATCTATCCAATGATTGCAACAGGTGCATTACTTGCATCGGTTCAGATTCTGATTGTAAATATCATTATGGACTCTCTTAATTCATTATCATTTGGTGGCGAACCTCCAAAGGATGAATATATGACTGAGAAACCTATTAAGAAAGGTTCTGGTTTATTTATCAGAGGTGCAAAGAAACGTATTGCAATCAGTACAGTAGCATTTATTGCACTTTATGGAATTATTACATTCAGTCCTATTGCAAATATGTTTGCATCTGAAACAGAAGCTATGACAGCGAGATTCGCATTGTTATGCTTTATGGCAGTATTTAATGGATTTAACATTCGTACAGAGCATATTAATTTATTCAATGGCATTGGAAAGAACAAACTGTTCTCAGCCATTGCAATCGGAATTTTTGTAATGACTTTTGCTCTTTGCAACTTTGCAGAAAATCTTATTAAGGTCACAGCTTTAGATTTTAAACATTGGGTAGTAGTTATAATTTTAGCGTTTATGGTTATTCCAATTGATCTTATCAGAAAGATTATTGAGAAGAAAAGAGAGAATAAGTAATTGAGGAGATGAGAACATGGTAAGGAGAGATAAAAGTTATAAAAAAGTAGAGATTATTACTCTTATATGTTTTTCAATTAGTGTTAGTGTAGCATGTATTACACACTTTATTCCATTTATTTTTCTGACGCTACTCACATTCCCAATTTCTTTTAAATTATTAAAATGGAAGGTTGACAGCCTTCCAAAGAATAAGGAGGACAAACAATATGTCAATTAGTTTAGTTAAAGGTCAGAAGATTGACCTTACAAAAGGCAATGCAGGTTTAAACAAAGTCGTATTTGGTCTTGGATGGGATACAAATAGATACGATGGTAATGCAGATTTCGATTTGGATGTATCAGCATTTTTTACTGATGATTCAGGAAAGGTAACAGGCGAACAGGATTTTGTATTTTATGGTCAGCCACAGCATCCAAGCGGAGCATTGATTTATTCTGGCGATAATAGAACAGGTGTAGGTGATGGCGATGACGAGACAATGATTGTTGAATTAAATAAGATTCCATCTAATATTACAAAGATTAGCTTCTCAGCGACAATTTATGATGCAGAAAATCGTTTACAGAATTTTGGAATGGTTGATAATTCGTATATTAGAGCATACAACGCTGATACAAATGAGGAACTTTTCAAATATGAACTTAATGAGGATTTCTCATTAGAGACAGGTGTTATTGCAGGCGAGTTGTATCGTAAGAACGGTGAATGGAAGTTTAATGCAGTTGGTTCAGGTTACAATGGTGGTTTAGCTGCTATTGGTAGAAATTTTGGTCTTGATTTATAAAATGGAAGGAGAATATATATGTCAGTAAATTTAGTAAAAGGACAGAAAATTAATTTATCTAAGGAAGTAGCAGGTGGTCTTACAAAGATTATGGTAGGACTTGGATGGGATGCTGCTAAGAAAGGATTATTTGGTTCTAAGCCAAACATTGATTGCGATGCTTCAGCAATTATTTTAGGAAAAGATGATAAGTATCGTACATGTGTTTATTATGGTGACAGATCAGCAGAAGACAGATGTGTGTATCATCATGGCGATAACCTCACAGGAGATGGAGACGGTGATGATGAGCAGATTACAGTTGACCTTGCGAATATTACAAATAAGGTTGAGAAGATTGTATTTGTAGTAAATATCTATGATTGTATTTCAAGAAAGCAGGATTTTGGACTTATCAAGAATGCGTACATTAGACTTGTTGATGAGTCAACTGGTAAGGAAATTTGTAAATACAATCTTTCAGATGATTATGCTGGTAAGACAGCAATGGTATTTGCAGAGGTTTATAAGAAAGACGGAGAGTGGAAATTTAACGCTATCGGTCAGGGAACAAATGATTCAAGTGTTAGCGAATTAACAAGAAGATACAAGTAGGAGGATTTAATTATGTCAGTTTCATTAAGTAAAGGACAGAGAGTAGATTTAACAAAGGGTAGACCGTCATTAAAAAACATTCTTGTTGGACTTGGATGGGATATTAATCATTATGACGGAGAAGCAGATTTTGACCTCGATGCCTCTGTGTTTATGACAAAAGAGAATGGCAAGGTTGGCAAGGATGAGGATTTTATTTTCTATGGTAATCTTGAACATAGTTCAAAGAGTGTAAAGCATATGGGAGACAACCGTACAGGTGAGGGAGATGGAGATGATGAGGTTATTAAGATTAAACTTGATAAAATCCCATCAGACTATGAGACTCTTGCTGTGACGGTCACAATTTATGATGCTGAGAGTAGACTTCAGAACTTCGGTATGGTTGGAAACGCATATGTGCGTGTAGTAGACGAAGAGACAGGCGAGGAACTTATTCGTTTTGATTTAAGTGAAGACTTCTCTACCGAGACTGCGTTAGTCGTAGCTGAAATTTATAAACATAATGGTGAATGGAAGTTTAAGGCTGTAGGAAGTGGCTATAACGGTGGATTAAAGGCATTATGTAATCAGTATGGAATTGATGCAGAGTAGGAGGATTGTATGACAAATTTTATGTTTATTATAATTGTGGTGATTGTATTAATTGCACTGATTCTTTTCTTTACTCCTTTTGGTAAACAGCTTCGAGTAAAGTTTAAAGGAAGAACGGATGAAGTAATGCGTCAGGATGCACAGACACCAGAAGGTGCTAGAGATTATTACAACGCAGCCATTAGAGAAAAGGAAGATTTTTATAACAAGGCATCTGCTACATATGCTGAAATTTCAGGAAAGCGTGATACAGCAGAAAAAGATTTATATCAGGCGAATAAAGATATTATGCGTGTTACACAGCAGATTAATGCTTGTCTTGATGAAAATAAAGAAAATGAAGCGATGCAGTATGCAATGAAGAAGTCTACTTTGGAGAATAAGATTAATGTACTAAAAGATACAATTGAAGAGATGAAAGAAGCACAGGCTCACCAGAAAGACATTCGTGATCAAGCAGCCGAAGAATTGCAGAAACTTAAAGAGGAAAAGGAACAGGTTCTTTTTCAGATGGAAGCCGATAGTCAGATTATCGAACTTCATCAGAGTATGGATAGTCTTAATACGAATAATGAGAGCGATAGAATGCTTGAAAGAGTTCGTGAAGGAGCAAGAAAGACAAGAGAACGTGCAGAAGGAAGTAGAATTGCATATGATTCTAGTGCACAGGCTAATGAGAGAAGACTTGCTAATTCTGAAAGGGAGCGCAATGCTCGTCAGATTCTTGATGATATGAAGAGACAGAGAGGTAATAAGTAATGATTGTATTAAACATTGGAGTTTTCGTAATCTGTCTCGGTGTATGCTTCGGAGCAGGTTTTATTGTAGGAAAACGTAAGAAGAATAAATAATTCAAGAGTTGGTAGGTGTCATAGCCTACTGACTCTATCAATATACCATATATAGCGACAATAAAACACAACATATACTATATATGGTATATATTTTACATTAGAATGAAACGCACATTTCTTCGGAATTTTTTGGAGGTTAAGACAATGACAATTGAGCAAATTAAGGACAAATTAAAATCAAAAGAGTATGACTTCCTGAGAACAGATAAGAATTTGGGTGACAATATCATTATCTTAACTCTTGGTGGAAGTCATGCATATGGAATGGATAAAGAAGGATCTGATTTAGATGTGAGAGGTATTGCACTCAATAGCAAATCAGATATTTTACTTGGTACAGACTTTGAACAGGTCGTAGATGTTGATACGGATACAACTATGTATTCGTTTAATAAAATGATACAGCTTTTAACATCAAGTAATCCTAATACAATTGAACAACTTGGTTGTCTACCAGAACATTATTTGCATTTGTCTGATATGGGTAGAGAGCTTTTAGACAATAGAAAGATGTTTTTATCAAAGATTTGTATTCATACTTTTGGAGGTTATTCGTCATCACAGTTAAGACGCATGGAGAACAAAGCTGCAAGATTGGTTGGTCAGGCAGAAAATGAAGCATACATTCTGAAAAGTATTAACAATGCTCGATATGAATTTAAAAATAGATATTATCCACACAATGAAAGTGATTTGAAACTGTATATTGATAAAGCGGTTCAAGAAGGATATGACAGCGAAATTTTTATGGATGTAAATTTGAAACATTACCCATTAAGAGATTGGGCTGGTATGTGGAATGAAATGAAAGCTATTGTTAGCAGTTATAGTAAGTTTGGTAAACGAAATGAAAAAGCAGTTGCACATGATAAACTTGGAAAGCATATGGCTCATTTGATTCGGTTATATATGATGTGTATTGACATTTTGGAAAAGGAAGAAATTATCACTTATAGATCAGATGAACACGATTTGTTAATGAGTATTAGAAATGAAGAATATTTAGATGAGAATAGACAGCCTATTCCAGAATTCTATGACTTATTAAATGAGTATGAAAAGCGTTTTGAATATGCTAAGAAGAATACATCATTACCCGATAAGCCAGATTACAAGAGGATTAATGAATTTAAAATGTATGTAAATGAACGAATTGTGAAAGGAGATATTTAATGGAAGTATCTAATAGAGCAAAAGAAAGGTTTTGTAAGGACTGCAATATTCCGATTCGACTATTTCAAGAACCATATTTTTTAGATAGAATTGAGCTTTTTGATAAATTCTATGGAACTGTTGAAAAATGGAACAGATTTGTAGCAGAATTGCAGAAATATAATTGTGAACAAGATTACTTTGAAGAATATAATCGTGTAAAGGATGCAGCTATTAACAGTATAAAAGAATCTGAATCATATCAGAGATTTAATTCTGAAGATATGAATAAATTTGCCATTACACATAAAGATTTACCAAATAAAGATATTTTCAAACCAACAAATAATGAAAAAACTTTTATTAGTATAGATATGAGAAAAGCTAATTTCTCATCTTTGCATTCATACGATAAAGGAATGTTTGGTAATGCAGATACATGGGAGCAGTTTATATCTCGATTCACTGGCAATGAACATATCATCAATAGCAAATATATTCGTCAGGTTATTCTTGGTAATTGTAATCCTAAGAGACACATCACATATGAAAAATATCTTATGGATCAGACTCTTTCTATGTTGTATGACATTGTTGCAGAAGAACGATTAGTATTCTTTTCAAATGACGAAATAGTTTATGATATGACTACGGCAAGTGATTTACACACATTGAATCTTGTAAAAGAATGTATCGAAGAACGATTAAATTCTAAGTCTAAAATTCCATTTAGAGTTGAATTATTTTCATTATATAAAATTCAAGGCACAGATGGTTATTACAAGAAAATTTATCAAGATGATAGAGAATATAATATTGAGTTTAAATGCTTAGATAATTATATGATGCCATTTGTATTGAGATATTTCTTAGGACAGGAAGTAACCGAAAGTGACAGAGTATTTTATCATGATGGGTTACTTTCAAAGTTTATTGAAATACCCAAAATTGAGGTGAATTTGAATGAAACAATTAAAAATTAAAATTCCATCTGGTGCAAATGAGATTATTCATACACTCCAAGATAAAGGATATGAAGCATATTTAGTTGGTGGATGTGTTCGTGATAGCATTCTGAAAAGAACAATTCACGATTATGATATTACAACATCTGCCACACCTGATGAGATGCTTGAAATATTCAAGGGCAAAAGAATTATTGAAACTGGCTTACAGCATGGGACAATAACGATTGTCATTGATGGCGAACCATACGAGGTAACAACTTACAGAATTGATGGTAATTATTCTGACAATCGTAGACCAGACAAAGTGACTTTTACAAAAAGTCTTAAAGAGGATTTAAAGCGTAGAGATTTTACAATTAATGCTATGGCATACAATGATGAAGTTGGTCTTGTAGATCCGTTTAATGGCATGGAAGATATAAAGTATCACAAAATTCAGTGTGTTGGTAAACCAGAAGATAGATTCGATGAAGATGCTTTGAGAATTTTACGTGCTATCAGATTTGCTTCTCAGTTGGATTTTGTTCTTGAACCAAATACAGATTATGTTTTACATAAGGTGTATCAGAATTTGAAGAATATATCAGTTGAAAGGATAAATAGTGAGTTCTGTAAAATCGCTGCATCAAGTGATTTCTGTGTACAGATGGTTTTATATAGCGATGTATTATCATTGTTTATTCCTGAAATAAAAGATATGTTTGATTTTCCACAGAATAATCCAAATCACATCTATGATGTATGGGAACATACAATTCACGCTGTAGAAGCATATTCTTGTGATTGTGAAGAAGGCTTAAATCCCATAGATTTAATTACAACGTTAGCAGTGTTCTTCCACGACATAGGAAAGCCACATTGTTATCAGGACGGAGAAGATGGTATCAGACATTTTAAAGGTCACGGAAGAGTAAGTGCTGATATGACCAATGAAATAATGAAGCGATTAAGATTTGACAATGATACAAGAGAAAAGGTTGTTGAATTAGTCTATTATCATGATGCTACTTTTGAGGTAGGAAAGAAATATGTCAAGAGATGGCTTAATAAAATTGGAGAAGAACAGTTCAGAAGGTTATTAAATGTTCGTAGAGCTGATATTAAAGCACAGGCTTATACAGAGCAAGAGAGTAGGCTTCAGAAAATTGACAATATCGAATATATCTTAGAGGAAGTTTTACAGAAAGATGAATGTTTTTCGCTGAAGGATTTAGCTGTTAATGGCAAGGATCTGATTGAGATTGGATATAAACCAGGAAAAGAAATAGGGAATACACTGAATTGTCTTTTGCAGTTGGTAATCGAAGGTGTGTGTCCAAACGAGAAAAGTGAGTTACTTAAATATATTAAGACAACAAAAGAATGGATGAAGTTAGGAGAAAAATATAATGGTTAGATTATTTAGTCAGAGTATCAAATTAAAAGTTATTGAAGAAATCTTCAAAAAGTAGAATGGAGAATGACTATGTACGAACAATTAAGAGAATATATAGAAGAATCAAACAATATTGTTTTCTTTGGTGGAGCAGGTGTATCTACTGAAAGTGGTATTCCTGACTTCAGATCTAAGGATGGATTATATAATCAGCATGACGTTCAGTTTGATAAATACGAACCTGAATATCTTTTGAGTAGAGAATGCTTATACAACAATCCAAAGGTATTCTATGAGTTCTATCGGCAGAAGATGGATACAAGAAATATTGAGCCAAATATTACTCATGTTGAAGCAATTAGTAATGCTGATATGTTAATTATTGGTGGTACTTCATTAAAAGTTTATCCAGCAGCTCATTATATTTCATATTTTAGTGGTAATCATTTGGTTGTCATCAATAGGGAGAAAATTCAAGTGTTAATGAATGAGGATACTGATCTGATGATTGTTGATTCGTTAGGTAATGTGTTTAGTGAGATTGAGAAATGGATGTGAGGTTAGAATATGAAAATTATTATAGATAAAATGCCTAATGAGCCAAAAGAATGTATCTTTTCTGAATGTACAAATCAGTTGCGTGGTAATTATGCGTGTAATTTATATCAAGGAAGAGGGTGTGAACCTAATAAATGTGATTTTTTAAAGTCAATTGCGGATTATCATGCGGTTGAGCATATGGGTGATAACATAACGAGAATGATACCTATAGAGTGAGGTGAAATAGATGGGAAAAATCATTGAAGAATATACAAGTGAATATGATGTTGGCGATGTAGTAATTTTTAAGACAAAAGATTGTTTGTTATTGGGAATCATAGAAGGATATTATATTGATCACAGTTGTGACAATTCTTTTTGGTATGATATTAGAACCAATAAAACAAATGTTTATACATATTCCAATAAAGGAGATATTGCAGAGTGGGATATTATTGGGAAAATTGAAGGAGGTTTAAAGGATGAGTGCTTCGCTGAGATAACCAAATTGTAATATCAACTTTTCTATTCAAAGGCTGATTAGCCAAATTTTCCTGAGAAGAAAGGTGAAATGAATGTTTTTAAAAACTATTTTGTTATTAGCTATATTATTCTGTCATATTGTAGACGATTATTATCTACAAGGCTGGTTAGCATCAGCAAAACAAAAGTCATGGTGGGAAAAAAATGCACCTGATAATTTATATAAAAACGATTATATTATGGCATTATGTGAACATGCCTTTAGTTGGACTTTTATGATTATGCTAATTCCAACAATTTATACATATTTTAATCAATGCGATTTAGCATTTAAACTGTATATCTTCGTATTCTGTTTCAACTGGGCGATCCATTGCATTGTAGATGATTGCAAAGCCAATAAGAAGAATATAAATTTTGTTCAAGATCAGTTAATTCATATTCTTCAAATTGTTATAACATGGATTATGTTCATAGCAATTCGATAGAGAATAATCATATATAGAAATTTCTATCTTGGCGATTCAGCCAAATTTTCAAGCAAAGAGAGGTGTGGAAAAATGATATATTGTGCAAATATTTATTGTCAGAGAAATAGTGTTTTTGATAACTTACAAAATATTGATGAGTCTCATTACAATGAAGATATTTGGGCTTTTGCATATCAAGAAGATGAAAGAGCATTAAATCTTAAATGCAAACCTGTAAAGGGTAAAATCAAAGAAGATAAACATTTCTATGAATATAAAGTAAATGGTAGAGATTTGAAAAAGAATGGTGTAACTATATATGCGAGATTCTTTGCTGATACATACGAAGAAGCTGTAGAGGGATTTAACAAATTGGTTAGAATCAGAATTGAATCTTTAAAAGACGAGATTTCAAAACTGGAAGATATGCTGATCATATATAATATGTAGGGGGTGAGAATTATAAAACAAAATAATTTTACAATCAGTCTTCTGTTGGATGAAGATAGAATAGATAAAGAAACAGTAATGTATCATATTTATCATGCCATTCAGAAAGAATTAAATAGTGGCAATGTAGATTACATGAATTTGGTTATAACACCAAATAGGTCATATGGTGATTTATTAAAAGAAGACAAGTGTTGAGTAGAGGATAATATAGTATACAGGAGGTGAGAAAATGTTCAATATGTGGAAACCATACCCAAAGAATAAACCTATAAAGCGTGGTTGGTATATTTGTTCAATCAGATATGGCGAAGATCCATGTCAGGCTTATGTTATGGATTTGTTTTGGGATGAAAAGATGGAACAATGGAAAGATAATAGACGATTAGATGTTTATAATACATATAAAGTTTATGGGTATAATGATGAAACGCATTTAGATGATAAAAGGATTTATAAGGATAATGTTTGTTTCAGAACAGATGTAATAGCATTTAAGAAACTTCCAAAAATCTATAAATAATAACAGAGAATAACATAGTATAGAAAATTTTCTTGACTTGGACATTCGTTCAAGTGTTCCCAAAAACAAAAAAATAAAGTAATGAAATATTTTTTTCCTATGGTTTTAGCAGACGTGTTAATTCCATAGAATTTTACAACAAAATAAGTAAGAAGAAAGGATTTAACAGTAACTCCTAGGTAAAAATGATTGCGCAATCTCTGTAGATTAAAGGATTTTGACAGAGAATAAAGAAAAAAATAATTATTGTGAGTTAAGTGTAATTGAGCTTTGTAGTGGTATTGGTGCGCAGATGAAGGGAATTGATAATACTCATCTATTTAATGCAAATATGATTGCAACAGCAGATTTAGACAAAGAAGTAGTAGTTAGTTATGCTGCAATGCATTGTGGTTTGACTAATGAGATGATTGAAAACTATGAAGATTATCCAAGCAAAGAAGAAATGGTAAGACAGCTTACAGATAAGAGACTTGGATATGATTTTAAGAAAGATGTTCCGTATGATTGGGAAAAACTTTCACGAAAGAAGAACAAGACAAAAGGTATTGAGAAATATTGGTTAGCAGACCATATTTCACATAATCTTGGCGACATGATGCAGATTGAGTCATTGCCATATAGTGATTTACTTACATACTCGACTCCATGCACGGATTTGTCAATCGCCGGTAAACAGGAAGGATTAAAGTGGACATGTCATGATTGTGGTTGTGAATATGATCCATCAGAATTAGATGTAGATACTCGTTATACTTGCCCTAATTGTGGCAGTCACAACATTAAATCAACTCGTTCAGGTTTATTGTATGAAGTTGAGAGACTTCTTGTAAAAGCAAAAGAGAATAATACATTGCCAAAGTATTTGCTTATGGAGAATGTAGATGCTCTTGTATCAAAGAAGTATATTGACAGTTTTAAGGATTGGCTGATTCGGCTTGATAACTTGGGATATAACTCATATTATCAGACAATCAATGCAAAGAATACAGGTATTCCACAGAATCGAAATAGAATCTTCTGTATCTCTATTCGTAAGGATATTGACACCAAGTCTTTTGAATTTCCACAGCCTTTTGATACAGGAATCAGATTAAAGGATTTATTAGAAACAGATAGCAGTGTTCTGGAGAAATATTTCTTATCTGATGAAGTACAGAAAAGACTTCAGATAACAGATCCAAAATTTGAAAAGAATATTGTTGGCACTACAAAACCTGAATTCAGAACTATCGGTCAGAGAGATTTAGTTTATCAGCAGGATTCAGTAATGGGTACTTTAGTGGCAACCGATTATAAACAGCCAAAACAGATTCTTGCCGACTCAAACGAACCAATACATATTGCTGATTTATGCAGCGAAAAGTTTCAGAGAATGCATGAGCAGTCTCGCAGAGTATATAGCGAAGATGGAATTGCGCCAGCTATGCATACTTGCGGTGGTGGTAATACAGAGCCAAAAGTTGAGAGAGACAATTTAAGAGTTGTGAGAAAGCTTACGCCAAAAGAGTGCCATAGGCTCATGGGATTCGATGATATTGATTATGAGAACTGTAAAGCAGTTGGAATGTCTGATACTCAGGGATATAAACAAAGTGGTAACAGTATAGTGACAACTTGCATCTCTTTGTTGATCGAGCATTTATATAAGGCTCAGTATGACAATACATATATTTGTACAGATGAGAAGATGATAAATTTTCATCAGCCACAAGTGGATTAAGTTCTGCTTGTGGTGATAAACCACAGTTAGTTGGTGGTGTCGGTGAAATAAATTTTGGAAAGCAATTTCGTTAGGGTAATAGAGTATATGATTCAGATCATGTAGCAATGTGTTTATTGGCACAGCCTGTAGGTAATGCTGGTGGGTTCAGTTACTTGTATACGGTGGCAAAAAATTTTAATTTGCCCTCTATTCAAAATGTAACTTATGAAAACGATGTACAAAGAGTTGGAACTGTAAGTGAGAATAGTCTTATTGGCGGTAGAGTTATAGGAATAGAGGGTATTTGTTTCACATTAATGGCTTGTACTCATGGTTATGGTATGGGAAACATCTATGACAGTAGAAAGTTAAAATAATATATACAATATATAGTATCAAGAAATTACAACAAATACTATATATTGTATAACAATCAAGAGCGAAAGAAAGCGGAATTTCTTCTGAGTTTTCAGAGAATAAATACATATAAAAACAAAGAAAAGAGGATTAAATGTATGAGTAAAGCTATTTTAGTGTTAGATATGCCTGGAACTTGTTGTGATTGTAATTTTTGTAGAGAAATACAAGAAGGTATTGAAGCATGTTGTGAATTAATGGATGAGCCAAATGATAATACTCTTTGTAGAATAGTTGATAGTGAAAATGGATATTGTCAAGAAAAACCAAATTGGTGTCCATTAAAAGAATTGCCAGATGAGACACACAATGATGTATATATGGATGAATATTGCGATGGTTATGATGATGGTTGGAACTCATTAAGAAAGGAAATTTTAGGCGAAGATGAGGAGAATAAATAGATGACAGTTGGTGTAAAAATATGTGAAGCAAAAGATACAATTAAGAAATACGAAAACCTTGGGTATAGATTTGTTAGTGAAGAAAATGTGGGTGAAGGATATTTAAAACTTAACTTCAGAGATCCAATTGTTCCAGAAGAGAATAATACAACAGATATTCAATTTCATGAAGGTGATTATGTAGAAAATAGTGATGGCAAAGTTGGATATATTTCATCCATTTGTCATTGTGATGAGTGCAAGAGGCGTGGATTCTTTGAACCAACTATTAAATATTCCGATGGAACAACAGATTACATTAGCAATTATTCTGTTAAAACTGTTTCGTCTGATTATAAGCAGATTGGAACTCAGAAGTTTTCAACAGAAGATATATTGAAAAATAAAATAGCTGCACTTGAAAAAGAGAATAAAGAATTAACTGAAAAGGTAAATTATTTGACTGATAGAAATCATGAATTGCTCAGTCTATGCTGCTTTTATGATATGGAAAGGAACGGATGAGACAATGGTAGATATTCAATGTAAAGACGGAAAATATATTATTGACGCAAGAATTCATAGTGAAGTTGATACAAATGATATTGCAAAAGTGCAGGAAAGATTTACTTCTGATTGTGCTTATGAGTTTGCAGAAGCTATGAGAGAAGCAGTAAACGTTAGCCATTTGGTAATGAAAGAACAAAGAAAAGAGGTAACAAAATGAGAGAAACATTAATTGTTGTAGATATGCAGAATGATTTTATTGATGGAACACTTGGTACAAAGGAAGCACAGGCGATTGTATCAAATGTAGCAAAGAAAATTAAGGAGTACAAGGATGCTGGTAAACAGGTAATCTTTACAAGAGACACACATCCCGAGAATTATTTAGAGACATATGAAGGTATACATCTTCCTGTTACTCACTGTGTAAAGAATACTGCTGGTTGGCAGATTTCAGATAAGTTAGATTTTGATATTGATAATGACATTCTGATTGACAAAATTACTTTTGGATGGACTCATTGGGATGATTTTAGATTTGAAAGCGTTGAGATTTGCGGATTATGCACCGATATCTGCGTGATTTCAAATGCACTTATTATTAGAGCAAACTATCCTGAGATTGATATTACAGTAGATGCAAGCTGTTGTGCAGGTGTCACACCTGATACTCACAAGGCTGCATTAGCAACTATGAAGATGTGCCAGATCGAAGTGATTGGAGAGAATAATGAAGTATAAGAATTATATCATTAATACTTTTAGACATTTTAAGAAAGTCTGTACGCATAAACATTGGGTGTTCTACTATTGCTGTAAAGTGGGAATTCCATTTCAAGGGTTAGTACATGATTTATCTAAATTTTCTCCAACAGAATTTTGGGAGAGTGTTAAGTATTATCAAGGTACTTCAAGTCCAATAGATGCTTGCAAGAAAGAGAATGGTTGGTCAGCAGCTTGGATGCACCATAAAGGAAGAAACAAGCACCATTACGAATATTGGCAGGACAATTTTGATAATGGTGGAAATCCTATTGAAATGCCAATGAAGTATAAAAAAGAAATGTTTTGTGATTATCTTGGAGCAGGTAGAGCATATTATGGTAAATCGTTTAATTTTGAGAAGGAATTAAAATGGTGGAAATCTAAGAAAAGTAAGCCAATTGCAATGCATCCAAATGACATAGCTTTTATTGATAAGTATATTAATCTGTTTTATGAGTACGAAAACAGAGAATATGATATTAGAACAATATTTAATCAAATCAAGAAAGAAGGAAAATAATATGGAACAGATTATTACAAGTTTATTGGAGACAGATGCCTACAAATTGTCAATGGGACAGGCTATTTATCATCAGTTTAGCGATTATAAAACCACTTGGAGTTTTAAATGTCGTAATAAGGATGTTCACTTTACACCAGAAATGGTAGAAGAGATTCGCAGACAGATTAAATTATATTGTGGTTTGAGATTCACAGAAGACGAACTTACTTATATTGATAATATCAAATGGATGAAAGGTTCGTATGTTGATTTTCTGAGATTGTGGCAGCCAAGATATGAGGATTTTGAGATTACAACAGATTCAGATTGCGGTCTTTCTATCGAAACATTTGGTACGTGGCTTAATACATCTATGTATGAGATTCCTACACTTGCGATTGTAAACGAAGTATATTTCAGAATGGCATATAACTATGAGGAATTGCTTAATGGTTTCAAAAAGAGATTAGATGAAAAGTATGAAAATCTCAGAAGCGGTCATTGGTATGCTGGTACATTTTCTGAATTTGGTCTTAGAAGAAGACTTTCTGCTGAAGCACAGGAGTTAGCTGTTGAGAAGTTTTCACATTTGAATGATACATTACACAGTCCATCTAAATTTGTTGGCACATCTAATGTATATCTCGCAAAGAAATATAATCTCACGCCTGTTGGAACTATGGCTCATGAATGGATTATGTGTTCTGGTCAGGGTAATCACAAGCACAATCCAGCATATTCAAATTGGTATGCCTTAGATGCATGGGTAAAAGAGTATGGTGTGTTAAATGGTATTGCACTTACAGATACAATTACAACTGATTGTTTCTTGAAAGATTTTCAGTTGACATATGCAACATTATTCAGTGGTGTAAGACATGATAGTGGTGATCCAATTGAATGGGGTGAAAAGATGATTAATCATTATGAGTCACTTGGTATCAATCCTAAGACAAAGACACTTCTGTTTAGTGACAGTCTTGATTTTGAAAGAGCTGATAAGTTATTCAGACACTTCCATGATAGAGTGAATGTTGCATTTGGAATTGGTACTTATTTGAGTAATGACACAGATGTTCCTGCTTTAAATATTGTAATGAAAACCACTAAATGTAATGGTATGGACGTTGCAAAAGTGTCTGATGTAGAAGGTAAAGGCATGTGTAAAAACCCTGATTATGTTGATTATCTAAAGAGATGTATTAATTGGAGAATGGATCATGAATAAAATTTTACTTATACCAGGGAGTTTTAATCCAATTACCAACGCCCATGTTGATATGGCATTGACTGCTAAAAAAGCGGTTAATGCCGATGCTATATTGTTTATTCCTGCACATGATACATATGTTGCGAAGAAAAAGACTTTGATACCTGGATATTGTCGAGTATCGCTAATTAATTCAATGCCAAATTGTGATGAAAATAATATGTGGGCATCCGAAGTTGAAACAACCAGCTTCTTTCCACAGAGGACATACAATACTATTACTCAGATAAGAGATATGAATGAAAAAGATTATATCTTCAACGAATACTATATTTGTTTAGGAATGGATAATATTGAAACACTTACAACTTGGTATAATTGGAAACCGTTTGTTGAGGAATATAATTTTGTAGCATGTGTGAGAGAAGGTCAGAATCTTGAGACTGCTTTAAGAGAAGCGGATCTTATGGAATATAAAGATCACTTCACAGAAATTCAGATACCAGAAAATCATACTTCTTCAAGTTTGGTTAGAGATTTATGTGAAAAGGGTGAATTTGAAAAGGTAAAAGAATTAGTTCCTAGAAATGTATATGAGTATTTAATTCGGTTCTATGATGTGATGAATCGAATGTAGGAAGGAGAATATATAAATGTTTGATGCTAAGAAAGTAAAAAATGAAATCGTAGAGTGGATCAGAAATTGGTTTGAACAGAATGGTAAAGATTGTATGGCAGTAGTAGGAATTTCTGGTGGTAAAGATTCAAGTGTTGTAGCTGCATTATGTGTAGAAGCTCTTGGTAAGGATAGAGTTTTTGGTGTGATGATGCCACAGGGAAGACAAAGAGATATTGAATATAGTCGTAAACTTTGCAGTTTTTTAGACATTCCACGTACTATTATTCCAGTCGGAACAATTGTGAATGTTGCTGAATATGAAATTAAAACATCATTAGATGAAGAGTTATCAATTCAGACAACAACAAATCTTCCTGCTCGTATTCGTATGGCTACGCTTTATGCGGTATCACAGACAGTAAATGGTCGTGTTGCAAATACATGTAATCTTTCCGAAGATTGGGTTGGTTACGCCACAAGATATGGTGACGCTGCTGGTGATTTCAGTCCGTTATCTCAGCTTACAGTAACAGAGGTTAAGGCTATTGGTCGTGAGTTAGGACTTCCATCAGAATTAGTTGATAAGACACCTACTGACGGTCTTTGTGGCAAGACGGATGAAGACAACCTTGGATTTACTTATGCTGAATTAGATGCATATATCAGAGATGGAATTGAGCCAAGCGAGGAAGTAAAGGCTAAGATTGATTCAATGCATGAGAAAAATCTGTTTAAATTACAGCCAATGCCAAGTTTTGTGTATCAGGCGTAAATGAGATACTATATATAGTGTTTATAGAAAATATAGATACTATATATAGTAATATTTTTACCAAGAAACATAGATTTCCTGTGAGATTGTGAGGTAAGAAATGGTTAAATATATAGTTATAATTATGGTGTTATGGTTAATTTTATCAATCGGCTTTTCTTATATGACATATTTGATTGGATATACCAAAGGGTTTAATAAATGTAAAAGAATAGATGATGAAACATTGGATAAATATTCCAAAGAAAGAGAGTGAGTATGGCAGGATTTATATCAAAGCAACCAAATGGATTATATTGTAGATTTTCGAGTGTCACGGATTGTCCTACAGCATGGAATATGACGAGAGAAGATTATATCAATATGAAAATGCAGGAAGCAAAAGAGGATGCAGAGGATGTGTTGGATAATTATTTGAAACCATTTGATATGGTGGTTGACATGTATTATCCAAACAATATGACAAAAGAGGAATTTGATAAGTTCCTTGAAGAGACTGGATATGATAAGAAATCTGAATTAATTAGAGAATAATATAATAGGAGGTGCAAATAAATGCAGAATATTAGTATTAAAGGAGTTTGCGATTGTGTAGACTTAGACAGAAATATCAAATTAACAAATGGCGCAGTCGTAGTGCAGAAAGAAAATAACAATGTAATAGGTGTTTATTTAGTAATTTCGTTCAGAGATAATAAAAATAAATATGGTGGTGACAGTACATCAACATATTGTAGTTTGGTAAATCTCGACAATGGACAATTAGCTTTTGAAGAAAGATGTAGTCGTGCTACAACAGAAAGACGTGTTCTTAGACATCTAACAAGAGCAGGTTTTAGTTATCTTTATGATCCAAATTCTCATGAGCAGGATAATAAGTTTTATAATATGAGAGTTCAGGTTTATAACAATGGAAATTACAAAATGAATCTTGAACTTGGTGATGAATACATTATGTATGGTAGATAGGAGGAATAAATCATATGAAGAAGAAAATTTTAGCAGTTGCATTAGGATTAACATTGTGTTTTGGAATGACTGGATGTGCGTCATGGGACAGAATGGTAACAGATATGAAAAGTGATGTAAATGGCGGTATGCAAAGAACAATTACTGTATACACGGCAGATGGTAAAGAACTTGCAACATATGAAGGCAAAATTGATATTGATACAAACGATGGTGGATATGTTAAGTTTGATTTTAACGGCAAGAGATATATCTACTATAACTGCTTTGTAGAAAGCATTGCAGACATTAATTAACGATGGATAAGAATCCGAAGTTTCTTTGTAATTTAGGAGGTGGCAAATGAGAAAAAATTATGAATTAGAACTATATAAATTACTAATCAATCCAGAAGAAGACGACATTGACATCTCATATGTAGATGAATTTGGATGGGTTAGTAATACAGAGTTTTATGTTTGGATTAGTCTTAATTGGTTCAATGAATTTGTCAAACGATTGAGTGATATTTTTGGCTATTCGCTTTTTGATGAAGGTGGAATTGAAGCAAGAATTTGTAGTGATTGTGTATGTATTGACTTAGAAGAAGTTATTTCTGGATATGGTGTTGATCTTGAAGAAGTATTTCCAAGAAGTAAATACACACATTAAGAGAATAATACATTGAAAAAATCTTTTATTTGGTTTTGTAGGAGGTGGTTTGATGTCGAAGATAAATTATCGAGTATGTGATATTTGTGGAAATAGAATTCCTGGTTTTGAATTTGATATTACAGGAATTGCCAAAAGATATATTAATGGCTGTCGAATTTGGAACAAACTATTTAACAGATTGGATATCTGTAATGATTGTATTGATAAAATCAAGCATTTATCTATAGATAAGAAAGATGAAGAGAAATACATAAAAGAAGTTTTTGATAAAGCAAAAGATTATGATAATCCAGATATGGAGTCTGCTTATTATCAAGGTATTGAAGATACAATAAATGTTTTGAGTCATAAGAGATTAAAGAATTTGCCAAAACTAAGATGAAATTTTGGTTTCTTGGCTTGTCACGAAACTAAGTAACAATGTAGATATAATTTTATAAGAAAGGAAAATATAGTCTCATGAGTTAAAGGTGCGCACCACTATCGGTAAGAGACTATTAAAGTATTAGAGTTATTTGCTGGTACACGTTCAATTGGCAAAGCTTTTGAAGCAAGAGGTCATGAAGTGTATAGCGTAGAATGGAATAAAGATTTTGAAAACATTGATTTATATGCAGATATTAGTCAAGTAACTGCACAAGATATTTTAGAAAAGTTTGGTCATCCCGATGTTATCTGGGCATCGCCTGACTGTACAACCTTCAGTATTGCTGCAATAAGTCATCATAGAAGAAAGAATCCTGAAACTGGTAATCTTGATCCAATCAGTGATTATGCAAAATTCTGTGATGCAACTGATCAGCATGTCATTTCTTTAATCAAAGAATTAAACCCAACTTATTATTTTATTGAAAATCCTCGTGGTGGTATGAGAAAGATGATTTGGATGCAAGACCTTCCACGATATACGGTTACATATTGTAAATATGGTGATACTCGAATGAAGCCTACAGATATTTGGACTAACCATCCGAATCCAAAATTTCTGCCTATGTGCAAGAATGGAGATCCGTGTCACACACCAGCTCCAAGAGGTAGCAAAACTGGTACACAAGGATTGAAAGGTGCAAAAGAAAGAAGCATAATTCCACAGAAATTATGTGAACATATTGTAGATATTTGCGAAGAAGGACTTGCTGAAAATAATTTATATGATAAATGTAAGTCTTGTGATAACAAGTGGTCTTCACTTGAATGCGATATGTGTGAAAATTTCGATATGTATAAAAACGAACAAGAGAATATAACAATGTAATTACAATTAAGGAAAGGAAAATGTTCACATGTGAGTAAAGCTGCGCAGCTACTATTGGTGAACAAATTTGAAAAATACATATATTAAATCGCCTCTAAATTATGTCGGAGGTAAGTATAAGTTACTACCAATCATTGTACCAATGTTTCCAGATAAGATAAATACTTTTGTAGATTTATTTGGTGGACGTTTTAATGTTGGTATTAATGTAAATGCTGATCATATTATCTATAATGATATATGCGAACAGGTAGTTGGTTTTCTAAGATATTTACAAGGTTCAAATATTGAAGAAGTGTTACAGAAGATTGATTCATATATTGATAAGTATGAATTAACAAAAGAAAATAAAGAAGGATATTTACTGTTTAGAGAAGAATACAACACAGGTATCAAAGATCCAATTAAATTCTATACGCTTTTATGTTATGCGTTCAATAATCAAATCAGATTCAATTCCAAAGGTGAATATAACATGCCTTTTGGTAAAGATAGATCAAGTTTTAATCCCACTCTTAGACAAAAATTTATAGATTTTCACAAGCGACTGAATGAAATAGATTGTAGTTTCTTAAATATTCCATTTGAGAGATTTAATTTTTCTGATTTTACGGAAGGTGATTTTGTTTATGCAGATCCACCATATTTTAATTCTGTTGCTACATACAATGAAAACGGTGGTTGGACAGAAGAAATGGAGAATAAATTACTAGAGACTCTTGATACTTTGAACGATAAAGGCGTTAAGTTTGCATTAAGTAATAATCTTAAATATGACAATCCATTACTTGATAAATGGAAAGATAAATACATAGTTCATTATTTAAAGCATGATTATAGCAACTGTAATTATCAGAAAAAGGACAAGAGTGCCGATTGTGAGGTATTAATCACAAATTATTAAAATCTCAATCTCTGAAATGCCCTAAAATCAAGGTTTTCAGAGGTTGAAAAAGACCACGTTTCATTTGAGGAGGTGATTGAGTGGATACATCATGTGAAACTTGTAAATGTAATACCTGTAAGATGAATGAAAATGGTGGCATTTATGGTGGATGTTTCGATTGTGAAGATTGCAAAGAACAAGATTTATACTGTGAAGATTGTTCAATGTATGAATATGACAAAGATAGACTGAGTAATTAGGAGAATAACAATTTGAAAAACACATTATTAGATGTAGCTCAGAACTTTGATAAGATGAGTGATTCAGAAAAAGCAGAAGTAAACGATAATGTCAGAAAACAATTTGACAATATTATTCATGGTAAACCTCCGAAAACGGAACGAGAAAAAGAGATTGACAAGCTTGCAAGAGAAGAATTAGAAGAGTACAGACGAAAGAAGAAAGCTTTTTATGACAATCCTATCCATTGGAATAACAACAAGCGTAGAAGACACGGACTTCCTGTATTAAGAGGTAGTGTTAATAAATATCGTTTAAAAGAATATCCAGGATTCTTTCCATCTGTACGATTCTTTTGTATGATGGAAGATTTATTTGATGAGATATTGATTACAACTATGGAAGATAATCTAAATTCTTTTGTAGAAGTAAAAGATTTGGCAGTTGGTGATGCGAAGGTGTTTAGAGTAAGTGAATAGGAGAATAACAATATGAGAACATATGAACTACGACAGCATGACGTGATTTCTTATTACCCTCCGCAACCACACAAACAGGAATACAAACTTGGAGAACATATTTCTATTAACGAATTAGCCGAAGTAATGTTTGGTTCACCTGCTTTAAGGTTAGATAGAGATAAAAATGAGGGCAAGATGCTTCGAGCTATAGAAATAGAATATGTGAAATTTCCGTGGTGGAAGTTTTGGAAGAGAAGAAAATATGTTGAAGAATATCATTTAGAAGTAATGTAAGGAAGACAAATTAAATTATGAACAAGAGACAGAAAAGGAAGTTATTTAAACAAACACTTATTAAGGTTAGAAAACTGCATCCACAGAAGGGTGATGTGATTTGTTTTCAGCCAGATTTAGATTGGATTGATGCTGAAACTATGTGCCAGTTTATGAAAGTTTATTCGAATAATGATGTTTTCGGTGAATCGAAGTTGGCTTTTGTACCTGCTGACATTAAGCAGCTTAAACATAAAAAGGACGCTCAGATATATATTGATAAGTTGCAGAGTATTGTAGATCAGATGGGAGAATAAGAGCATGAGTAAATATAAGGTAAGTAATTATATTGCGAAAAAGTGGGAAGATATTTCAAAAGAGACACCAATGCATAAAGCTTATGAATTAGGTATAGCACAGGGAATGGCTTGGAGCTATGAAAATTTAAAAACTGCGACAGATAAAGAGACAGCAGATAAAGTATGGTGTAATTACTTAGATGGAACAGATGAATTATGTACCATTTTTAGAACAATTGTTAATTTATCAAATGATGATACTAATTCCAAAATTGAAAGATTAATGGAGAGACTATCTGAAACTAAGAAACCAGAAAAGGTTATGTCTGATGATGATAGAGATATGATCGAGGAGTTCCTTGAATATCTACAACATAAAAATGAAAATAAAGAGTCTGAGTAAAGAAGCATTTCCTGTTGATTTTATCTAAGAGCGTTTCTGCTCACAATTTCCAAAATAAAAGAGAGAATAATTAAGCGACAATAAAAGTTTGAAGGAGATATGTTTTATGAGTAAGAAGCAACAATTTAAAGGTTTGAAATTTAATTATTCCATAAATGGGAAAGGCTTGAAAAGTAAATATAAGACAATCAAGGATTTCTTAAACACAGAATTCTCAAAGAACAATAATCCATTGTCGCCTACTCTTGATACAGAGATTACAGGAATTAAATGGAATGGTAATACTATTTCTATTTCCAATAAAATTCACACAGTAAGAGATTTGGTTAACTTATTAAGCAAGAAAAATACAGAAAATGTTTTTATTTCAAATAAAGATATTAGATTGCATGAGTTTAAACCAAAACATGACAATCTCATCAGAAAATCCACGTACTCCATAGGAGAGGTACACGATAAGGCTAAAGATGTTTTATTTGAGAAAGATAAAAGACTTGCAAAAGTTGATTTCGATGGGGATTTAATTAAGGGTAACAGCCAGAGATACCAGACTTTTTTCACTAAAGGCTGTAAATGTGCAGTTTGTGGAATTGAAGGAAAATATTTTGCAAAAGAAAGACATTTGCAGGATAAGAATTATCATCTGAATTTGTATGCAGTTGATGATAATGGTGATGAAATTTTAATGACAAAAGATCATATTATACCACGCTCAAAAGGTGGTATTGATGATATTAGTAACTATCAAACAATGTGTAAGCTTTGTAATGAAGCAAAAGGCAACAAATTAGAAGATTAAAAATAAGAAAGGAAAAATAGAAAAGTTCCTATAGGATAAAGTGCGCACTACTTACTAAGGTAAGAGGAACTTATGTATTGTGCTTATATCACAACATTAAAAGGATTAAGAAAACATAGTAACGCTGATAGATTACAGTGTGTAGAAGTATTTGGACAGAATGTAATTGTAGATTTGAGTTATCATGAAGGGCAGAAAGTGGTCTTCTTCCCATCTGACGGTCAGTTATCACTTGAGTATGCAACAGATAACAACCTTGTAAGGAAGAAAGACGAAAGCGGAAACAACATTGGTGGTTATATGGATGCTGAGAAGAGAAATGTAACCGCTATTAGACTTAGAGGTGAGAAGTCAGAAGGACTTGTATTACCTGTTGAGACGCTTTCTAAGTATACAGATATTTCAAAATTAAAAGATGGCGATCAGATTACAGTTCTTGGTGGTCATGAGATTTGTCAGAAATATATTCCTAGTGGAAAGAATCGTTCAAGAAGTGATGGAAATAGTTCAAATAAGAAGAACAAGTTTCAGAAAGAAACAGTATCATATCCATTTTTTGAGGAGCATAAAGATACTGCACAGCTTGCATATAATATGTCAGCATTTAAGCCAGGAGATACAATTTATATTACTCGTAAGCTCCATGGAACATCAGCTCGTACTATGAAGACTGTTAAGGTTACAAAGAAGAATAGTAAACTGAGAAAGTTCTTACATATGCAGCCAAAGGTTACAAGAGAAGTTTCTGTTGTATCTGGTAGCAGAAGAGTTGTATTAAAGGATATGACAAAGAATGATGGATATTATTCTGATAATGGATTTAGAAAGAAGTACCACGATTTATTAAAAGACAAGCTTCCTGAGGGTGCTGAGATTTTCTATGAAATTGTAGGATATGTAAATGAAACAACACCAATTATGGGTTCAGTATCTAATAAAGGAGTTAAGGAAAAAGAATTTACAAAGAAATTTGGTGACATCACAACATTCTCATATGGTTGTGAGCCAGGCGAAAATGAGATGTATGTATATCGAATGACAATGACAACAGCAGACGGAACAGTTGTTGAAGTGCCTTGGGAGATTGTAGAGGTATGGTGTGACAAGTTGGGTGTTAAGCATGTACCTGATTTAGAGAAGTTTATTTTTACTACACCAGAAGATTTGAAAGAAAGAGTAAATAAATATCTTGATGGTATGCCAGCAGATGAAATCGGTAAGACACATGTTGCCGAAGGTGTAGTTGTTCGTATTGATAACAGAGCAACATTCACGGCTTATAAGGATAAGGTGTTTGAATTTAAGGTAATTGAGGGGATCGCCAAAGATACATCTGATGTACCTGATATGGAAGAAGCTGAAGAATTATTTGAGGAGACTTTAAATGAATAAACCTACAATGTGGGTACTCGTTGGACTGAGTGGTAGTGGCAAGTCAACCATTGCTACTCAGATTGCCAATGAGAATCCAAATACAGTAATCGTATCATCAGACGCAATTCGTGAAGAATTAACAGGTAATTACGAAGATCAAGAACATAACGAAGAAGTGTTTAAGATTTTTCACGATAGAATCCGCAAGAATTTGGAGAATAAAAAGAATGTAATTGCAGATGCAACTAATCTAACTATGAAATCTCGTAGAGCAATTATGATGAAAGTAAATGGTTTAAATGTCAGAAAAGTATGTGTAATTATTCCAAAGCCATTTAAACAGTGCAAAAAAGATAATCTACATAGAGAACATCCTGTACCTGATTTTGTGTTGGATAAGCAGATTAGAAAATATCAGATTCCGTTCTACGAGGAAGGATTCGATGAGATTATTATTCATAAATTTCATAATGCTAATGCAATGACCACAGGTGGATTGATTGCTAAAATGAAAGATTTTGACCAGAAGAATCCTCATCATACTATGACTTTAGAAAATCATTGCTTTAATACATATGATTTATTTACAGAAAAAGGACATAAAGCTGAATACAATATTGGAGCAGTTCTTCATGATTATGGCAAACTATACTGCCAGACAATTGATGAAAATGGTATAGCTCATTATTATGACCACCCATCTGTCGGATGCTATTTGGTTTTAGAGAGTTTAATGGAAGAGTTTAATAAGGTTGTATTAGATATATGTTTCCTCATCAATTACCATATGATGCCTTTTAGTTGGGATACTGATAAAGCAAAGCAGCGTTGGAAAGAAAGATTTGGAGAATATAAATATAAGATGCTTTTAGATTTCAATGAATGTGATAAAGCGAGGTAAGTGTATGTGTAATCGTTGTGATTATGACTCACCTGATAATCGAATATATGTAGATCCATTGACGAATGAATATTATTTGGATATAGAAACATCAGAATGGGATGAATATGACGATGGATTTGTTCATCAGGAAGAGTATATTGCATATTGTCCTTGGTGTGGAAGAAAGTTAGGAGAACAAAGATATGAGGATAGAATTAATTAGATTAAAATTTAACGACACTCATTCGTACAAGTATAAGCCATTTAAGTATTGTTGTGATGAAATTCAGAATAATGAGTGCATAGAATTTACAAACGAAAATTTAACAAATTTTAATGTTGATTATGATAAAGAATATGGTTTTATTCCTCAGCTCTGTACTTCACATACAGAAGTTATTACATCGTATGAAGATGAATGGGAACAGACAGACAATTATCCAATCCAGTTTTGTCCTCATTGTGGCAAAAAGATTGAGATTTCAGTCGTAGAAGAGATTAATGTATCTGATAAGTACAATGAATTATCTAAGCAGCGTAATGAATTATGGAAGAAGTGTCAGAGAACAGATAGTAAGAAGAAAGAATCTGAATTAAGAGAGCAAGTTAGAAAGCTTGATAAACAGATTGATAGTTTCTATTGGTTAGATGAGTGGAAAGAGGACGTATATGTATAAACAAATTATTATTGCTAGAAAAGATTTGAATATGAGTTCTGGGAAGCTCGCAGCTCAAGTCAGCTACGGCTCTATGGCATTTCTTAGTTGGTTTATTAGAAATAATGCCGATTTAGATGGTCATGTCGATGGCTATATTGACGAAGATATTCTTCACAATTGGATTGAGGGTGAATTTACAAAATGTGTTCTTCAAGCCAAGAATAAGAATCAGTTGCTAAAAGCTAAGACTATGGCAGAAGAATTAGGAATGGTTGAAGGCAAAGATTTCTGGCTCATAAAGGATAACTATCACACTGAATTAGAACCAGAAGAAGATGGTAGAACACTTACTGTAATTGGTTTTAGACCAATGGACAGTGAACTTATTGATCAGATTGGAAGAAAATATCATTTATATATGTAGAAATGGAGAATAATAAAATGGCAAATAGATTATTATTTGAGAAAGATATTATTAGAGCAGTTGATAGGCATACGAATGACGATAGTAAGTTAGATGATGATATTAGCTGTATTCTTGAAGAAGTTGAAACAGCTACAATAGAACTTCCACCTATTATATTATCTCCAAAAGTAGAAACTAAACCAGTGCAGAAACAGAGACGAGTATTATTATTCGAGAATGAGAATCTTGACTTAGAGCAGCGTGGTAACAGATATTATTTATCCCTTTATGATAAGGAAGGAAAATTTCAGAGAGAAGTAACTATTGACGTGAAAGACGATTACAAAGTTGGACTTTGTAATGGTAAGTAAAGGAGATTGTTTATGAGAGACGAAGAAACAAAGTTATTATTTCAGGCATTGAGTCAGATTTTAGCAAATCAGGATGACATTAAGAAACACTTGGGGCTTAATAAACTTGATTCAGAATATGGTTGGAATGACGAAGATACGATGAAATTGTCAAGAAAGTGTTCAGAAACAGCGGATGATTTTGAACATAATGATAATGATTCTAGTAACTATTGGTAAGGAAATTCAGGATTCCTTTGGTTACAAAGGAGAATATTAAAGCAAGGAGGTAAGAAAAATGTCGTATTGGACTTATATCAACGGTACAATAACAGTTCGTCCTATGGGTAGAACACAACCTGAGAAAAGATATATTCTTGAAACAGTGCTAAATCATCTGCCAAGAGTAACAGGTTCTGAGGGCGACATGAATGTATATATCATTCAGAAAAATGGTTATAACAGTTCGTGTTCATGTGATGAATTTGGTGAAGCAACAAATAATTTAATAGACAGACATGGCAACAAGAGTCGCAAAACAGGATGGTTAAGAACACAGGACGACTATATCCTTGTTGTAAATGCAGCTTTAAGAGACAGAGAATTTGAAGAAACCTACAAAGAATTTATGAAATGGTTTGTGCGACTTTGTAAAAGAGTAGGCTGTGAAGATGTTCTTGTAGAAATCAAAGGATATGATAAGTCAACTGTTATCAAAGATAGGAATATTCAAAGAAAAACGTATTCATTTAAAAGTGTTTTCGATGGATTATTTGAAGATCCAAGCTGGTGTAATGATAGCAAAGATGGATACAAAGAGCCGAACTGGTGTGAATTTATGATGTGGGATAGAGCAAAAGACTCTAACTATCCTATGACTCTTGCTTACAAATATTTCAACGATGAAGAAAATGATAAGGAAGTTGAGAGAAGAATGAATTATAGATAACTCTACAAGAAAGCAACATATCCTTGGATTATAGAAAAGAGGTGATTAAGTGTTAGTACCTGCAATTTTATATAAAGAACAGATTGGGAAAGAATTTCAGAAATATTACTATACAACAGATATGATGTATGAAACTGGTTGTATGTGCAATTGGAGTCCTGAAATTGCAGAATGTCCAAATGAGAGTCAATTCCAATATGCAATAGTTGATAAGAACGAAAAACTCATTGGCTATTTAGGATATTCCGTTGATTGGTATGTATCTAAAGCATATAACTTTGGATTGTTCTCATTTGACAGAGGAAATATCTTGGTTGGTAGGGACGTATTCGATAAATTAGAAGAACTGATTAAAACATTACATAGAGTTGAATGGAGAGCTGTTGGTGGAAATCCTGCTTGTAGAGGTTACGATAACTTTATCGAGAGACATAATGGAACGAAACATGTTCTGAAAGATTCAATTAAAGATAAGAGTGGTAAATATCACGATGATATTATTTATGAGATTGTGAGTGGAGAATAATACATTGGAGGTGAAAACATAATGGGAATGTATACAGAGATTAATGTGTGTTTTGATTTGTTAAGGAACACACCGAAAGACATTGTAGATATTTTACATTGTTTTGTAGAAGGAACAGATGTTGAATAAATTTAAAGGAGAATATTAAACATGGAAACAATTTTAAGATTATTAGCAGAGAATCCAGAAAGTTTAGGAGCGGTAGTAAAGACATACATTACAAAGTACAAAGAACCTGTATATGATATTTTGAAGGAACTTATGATTATTGCAAAGGATTATTCTGAGAATACTGAGTATCCTGCAATTCAGGCGAGAACTAAGAAGAATATGTTTGATGCATATGTAAGTGTTGGTTTTACAGAGGATCAGGCATTAGCACTTATGATTAACGACAATATTCAACTTATGAAGAATATTCAGAAGTCAGTTAATAATACTTCTGTAAAAAAGAGTAAGTAATGGTTTCACAGTAAACCAATCTTTCTTTTGAAAATTTTTAATCATATCTAAGCCATTCGGCTATGGGAATCCCAGTAAATAAGAGAATATTACAATGTAACTAATAAAAATATTACATAGGAAGGAGAACAAATGAGTAGCAGTAGCATTTATGGAATAAGAAAAGATTATACAGGAAAAGAAATATTAGAGTATAAAAATTCGTGGTGTTTTTCTCCTATAATTTGGAGTGTCTTGCCAGACAAATATATTCATGACTACATTCAAACACCGTATGGATATAAAAAAGGAATTATTGGAATGGATGGAAATGATGTATGGACAAGAACTAATAAAGCTATCAATGAATGTGATAACACACCTGATAGAGTTTGTTGGGAGATGTCGAACCAACAGATTTTTCATACATCTGACAAACAAATTATTTCAGATTCTATTATGCAATTCTTAAAACAAAATGATACATATGATGTATCAGAAGAAGATAATGTTCCCGTTTTAAAAAGAGAACATATTATTGAGAGATTTACAGAAATAGCAAATGATATTTTATCAATTGATGAAAATGAATTTCCATATTTTGTATTTAAAAATACAACAGTTGATGATGGTGTTGAGAGATGGTTTGAAAAATATGACGAGGAATCTGATGAGTATGTTTCGTGTGCAATGTCAGAAAATACAGATGATTTTTATGCAGAATTTGTATTTTTCAAAGATGGAAAAATTGACAAATTTGTAAGTAACAAAAATTATCAGTTTAAATCATAGCAAGAAATTTTTCTTTCTTGTGAAGAGTGGAGGTGTGAATATGTATCAAGAATTAAAAGGTGATGAAAATTTTTCAGATAAATACGCAACATGGGTTATAGCATATTGTTTAGATACAGATTCATTTTTTGTAACGAATCAAAGACATTTCTTTTGGGAATATAATGATGAATTCCAATGCGAAAACGATGCGGTTAATTATTTCAGAAACCATTTGAATGAGTTTAGACATGCTAGGAAAGAAATATTAAGTAATTGTGGTGGATGGAGCATTGATAAGGATTTGTTTTTAGAAAACACGAAAGAAAGGTTTTCAAATGCAAATAGGAGAATAATATCATGAAGTTGATTAACAAATATGCAAATTCAAGATATTCAAAAATGAATGAATATTATTGTGGAATCACAACAGAATTGGACAAGCTTGCTGGACTTGATCCTAATGGACACTGGAAACATTATGTGCTTTGTGATTATGAGGATGGTTGTTTGCCTATCAGAATTCCAGGCGGAACACTTGGAAGTATTGAATATGACGAGAATAAGATTATTACAAAAATTCATGTTTGCACTGATTATGTTGTGAAAACTTATCCTGATAATGTAAATGAACAACTTCAGAAGTTTATTGGTCAGAAGATAGAAATGGGAGACTAACATTATGGGACAGTTAATTGATAAAACAGTATTACGAAAAGAATTATCTAAGCTGCCATCTGAAATGGGATTTGTAAGAAAGTCTGATGTGATGCAGATTCTTGGTAAACAGGAATGTGCCTACAATATAAAAGAAGAGAAGAATAAAACTCTTGATGAAGTTCTAAATGCTTGTGACATAGAATGTGGATTGTACAGTGGTGATGTTAAGAATCTTACAAGACACGTTTTGATGAAAGTGTTGGATGGATTGAGAGAATAAATATTTGTAAACAATAATTTTTATATTATAGGAGGAAATAAATATGATAAACAATTTTTTAAATGGTATGTTTGGCAAGGTAGGAAGTGGAATGTGTAGACTTTCTATGAATGGTGGAATTGCAGTTAAGACAAATGGTGGTTATAAGACATATAACATCAAGACTGGCAAGCTCACAAACTGTAGTAACTTTGTATTTGATATTGGAGAGGAATTCTTCTTTATTATTCCAACTAATAAGGTAGAGAAGGGTGATATCATTCTTGTAAATGGCAAGCCAAGATGCGTTATTGAAGCTGATAAAACAAAGATCACAGTAATCAATTATGAGGACTCAACAATCGAAACTGTACTTCCTGAAAGACATGTATTTATGGGTAATACATATTTTTATGGCAAGATTGTTTCAATGTTTGGTAGTGACATTATCAAGGGTAAGAAAGGTACAAATAATATCTTTAAGTATATGATGCTTTCTCAGATGATGAAGGGTGACAACGGTTCTACTGGTATGATGAATGGAAACGGTGGAATGAGTTCTATGTTACCACTTATGATGATGGGTGGAAATATGGGAGACATGTTTGACGGAATATTCGACCTTGATATGAGTAGCAATGATGACGATGATACAGAAGTAGATGAAGAGGAGGAAGCATAATATGGGATGCGGTTCATGGACAAGAGATAGTTATGTAAGTTATTCAACAACAAAAGGTATGAGCGTTTCAACGGATGGTATGATTAGAGGTTCCTATTCTAATCAGGATATGTTTAAGGCAAAAAATATTGATTCTGCACTTAATCCTAAGAATGTTATTAGAGAGTGTTGTGATACAGAGGAGCATCCAAACACAATTCCTGTCATTCTTGCTTTAGACGTTACTGGGAGCATGGGAGAGGCTGCTGTTGAGGTAGCAAAGAAGTTGAATGTAATTATGACTAAGTTATATGAAAAGGTTACAGATGTTGAGTTTCTTATCATGGGTATTGGTGATTTAGCTTGTGATAGCTGTCCAATCCAGGCTTCACAGTTTGAGTCTGATATTCGTATTGCTGAACAGCTTGACAAGATTTATTTCGAGTTTGGCGGTGGTGGAAACAGTTATGAATCCTACACAGCAGCATGGTATTTCGGCTCTCGTCACACAAAGCTTGATTGCTTAAACCGTGGAAGAAAAGGAATTATTATTACAATGGGCGATGAGCAGTTAAATCCATATCTTCCATTAAAAGGTTATAGAAGTGGCTTAATTGAAGCAACAGGTGATAATCTTCAGGCAGATGTGGAGACAAAAGATTTATATAATGAAGCTTCTCAGAAGTTTAACATCTATCATTTAGATGTTGTTCATCGTCATAGATGGGATGAGGATGAGATTGAAAAGTCTTATAAGAAGTATTTTGATGATACTCATTTTAGAAGAGTAAATATGGACAGTATTACAAATGAGATTGTAGATATTATTGTTAATGAAGCAGAGAATAATGTAACAGATACAGCTGCTACACCTTCTAACTCGGAAGGAATTACTTGGTAGGATAGGAGATTTAAAAGATGAAAGACATTAAGATTGTATGTGGATCGAATTGGGGAGACGAAGGAAAAGGTTTAATGACAGATTATTTCTCACAGAAACCTAATAGTATTGTTGTTTGTTCAAATGGTGGTGCTCAGAGAGGACATACCGTAACGACTCCTGACGGAATCAGACATGTCTTTCATCATTTTGGATCTGGAACATTCAATAATGCAAGTACATATTTATCTGAGGATTTTATTGTTAATCCAATTATTTTTAAGCAGGAATATGATGAATTGATAAAATTAGGATATATACCAAATGTTTATATCAATCAAAATTGTATGCTGACAACACCTTTTGATATGATGGCAAATCAGATTATAGAGGAGAATCGTGGGAAAAATAAACATGGTAGTTGTGGCTTGGGAATTTTTGAAACTATCAAAAGATATAAATCTGGCATAACCGATGTAGATAATCATATCAGGGAATATTACTTAGAACAATTTGAAAGAGAGAACATTATATTAACAGATGAATGGTCAAGAATATTCCTTGATAATGGTATATTTGAACACTTTTTAGATGATTGGGATTTTATGAATAATCACTCATTGACTATATCAGATAATTATTTCTTAAATCAGTTTGACAATATTGTGTTTGAAGCTGCACAAGGTTTATTACTTGATCAGAATAATACCGAATATTTTCCACATCTAACACCGTCTAATACAGGTATAGAAAATCCCAAGAGAATAATTGAAAACGTTGAATGGAATGATGAGATAAATATTGAAACTTGTTATGTATCTCGTACTTATTTAACAAGACATGGTGCTGGTAAATTCCCATCTGAATGTAATAAGAGATTTATCAATGAGTATATGTTTGATAAAACAAATGTACCAAATCCATTCCAGGATACATTGAGATATGGAACACTTGATTTGAGAGAATTGTATAGTAGATGTTCCGATGATGTAGGAAATTTTGGAGACGAAAAATCAATCGCCATTACACATTGTAATGAATATGATTGGGATAATGATAAATTGATTGAATTATTCAAGGATTGGAATATTTATTATTCAGATGGCGAAACACATAATGATGTGAACTAAAAACAAGAAAGATTCGTTTCCTTTGAAAATTTTTACAGAGAATATAAGAACAGGAGGTACAAATGGGAACACGAAATTTAACAATTGTACATAGTAATGGTGAATATAAAGTTGCACAGTATGGACAGTGGGATGGGTATCCTGAAGGTTTAGGCGTACAGTTGCTTAAATATCTTAAAGGGATAAATATTAACGAATTAAGAAATGCAGTAAATGATTGTACATATTTGTCTAAGGAAGATTTTGATGAGATAAATAAGAATATTGATGAAGCAAAGAAGGATAATCCAAGATTTTCATGGCAGAAGTTTTATCCAGAATTATCAAGAGATACAGGTGGAGATATTTTAGAGCTAATTATGTTTAAGAATAAAACAAAGTTGCAAAACTCATTAAACTTTGCAGCAGATAGCCTTTTCTGTGAGTGGGCTTATGTTATTGATTTGGATAAGAATACTTATGAAGTATACGAAGGTTTTAATAAAGAACCACTAGATGAATCTGAAAGGTTTTATTTTTTAACACCGATTGCAGAGAAAGAGTATCGAGAAAATCCAAAAGAATATTATCCTGTTAAATTTGTTACAGAATATAGTCTTGATAGTCTTCCTGACGAAAAAGATTTCCTCGAAGATATTAGTAAAATCTGTGGTTTTGATGAGGAAGAGTAGACTTGGCATATCGGTTTTTGTGGAATTTGAAAGGAGAATAAATGGATAGCAAGAATATAATTTTCGATAAAGGTTCAAGAGCTAATTTGATTGAATATGTTGTACAGGAAGCAATTCAAAATGCCTTGGAAGAAATTGATAAGAATTTAATTGCACACTTGGAATGTAGATATGCGTGGTTAGGCGATTCTGATGAAGCATATAATCCGTATACAAAAGAGAGAATAGATTTATGGAAAAATAGAAAAAGATATACTCTTCCAACAAATAACTGTACACATAAAACAGTGTATGATTTTATGGAGAATATTATCAAAGAAGAATTATATAACAGATCTTATGATGATGCTAACATGCCAATTGTATATTTATCTGAATGTTATTTGTCAGGAACAGACATTATCGTAAAAATGAGTGTCATATTATTGCAGAAAGGTGAGGATAAAAAGACTGATGAAGATTGAAAATGAATTTTATGTACTAATTAAACTTGGAACAAGAGATAAAGGTACTTTTAGAGCAAAAGTAGGTATTGGAGATATTGACACAGACACAGTATTTTTAGGTGCAGATGATGAATTTGTAGATGATATTAAACAAGCTGTTAGAGCAGTAAATAAAAAGACTGCGATGGCATTAATTCAGGAATATGAACGTAACCATGATTATGAAAAATCAGGGTTTACACCTATTCTTGTAACAGAGAAACTTACATGGTAAGAGGAGAATATATAAATGAACGAAGAATTTTTATTAATCGTAGAAAGCTTAGAAAAATATAAGGATCTATTAGAAAACAAGAATGATGAAATTTGTGACGGAATGACTGAAGGCGAGAAGAGAGCATATCAGTTAGGAATTACAAATATGTACGAAATGTTGAAACAAATTACTGAGCATGATCGTAACGAAGGTAACTATAACGTATTTGTTCCTGAGATTAAGGAAGAAGAATCTGGTGAATATGATTTAGAAGATTTTGTTAAATGGGATTCTAAGAACAGAGAATAAATAATCAGGAAGTATTCTGAAAGAGTAATCAATTAGGAAAAGAAAGGAGAAGGCAACAGATTGAACAGTAGCATTTTTGTTCCCAAAACGATAAATGTTGGATATCAAAATCGTTCAGGAACTTACACAGGAAAACTTGCCTACGTCATTTACTATGACGAAAAAGGCAAACTGCGAAAAGAAGCATCATGGAATAGTTGGCGTGATGATAAAATTCCGAATGATGAATTTGACAATATTCCAACAGAAGGATTTGTACTAAATAAAAAAGCTGGTGATTACTCTACAGGATGGGATCACAGACATGCTTATTGTAGAGTATATGATCCAAGAGGATTTGAGTTTGAAATTACCATTGAAAATTTATTATACATTCTCGAAAATGCGAATTGTATCAAAGGTAAGGGGCTTGAAGGAGAATTTATATATGGATGGGATGGTAAGGATTTAGTTCTTATGCCAGTTGAGTCACCTGATTATAAACAGATTGCAGCTTATAATAAGATTGTACATAATAATGAATCCATTAAGACAAAAGATTTGATTCTTGGTGCAACATATCTTACAAAAGAAAATGTTGAATGGGTTTATATGGGACGTTTTGAAACATATGGATATGGTTATGAGTTTATACAGGATGGTAAAACTGTAAGGATAAAATCTTATAAAGATATTCCAAATGAACCAACTCGATTTGGATATTATAGTAAGATTTCTTATAAAGGAATTAATAACCTTCCGTATGGTAAAATGCATTGGTTTGCAAGATTAAACGATGGAAAGTATGAATTTGAGCAATTTAAAAGTGTTCCTAAAAACAAACTTATTAGTTGTCTCGATGATAAATGCACATCTAAATATTCTGAAATTTATGATTCAATGGAATCATCTTATCAATTCTCCCCTATAGACGATAATAAGGATAAAATTGTAAATATCTCATTTGAAGATTTTTATGAAAAAGCAATTAATACATATTTTGAAAATGATGACACGATGAAATATGTCAATGTAAGATTTATGGTCTGTGCTAATGGAGAATATATTAAATATGAAATGACAACGCCATATAGGTCAGAAGATAACGGCAAATATACTGTTTATAAATATAGTGCCAAAAATATGTATCATGGAGATAAGGAAGCAATTGATATTTTCCCGACAGAAGAAAGAGAAGTGGAAGTACGTTATGGTCAAAAAGAAATTCAGACACATATGATTCCAGTTTCTATTGAAACAGTTTTTGAAAAGTTAAAACCAGTATGTAAGCAGAAATATTTAGCAAATGGTAGAGAATATAAAAAGGAGTACGAGTTTAATGAGTAAAAACGATGACAGAATTTTAGAATTAAAGAAACAGATTGAAGCTAAGAAGAAATCAATTTCTGAGAAGAAAGTCAGGTTTATTCCTGAAACGAATTGTGTTCTTAATATGGATGGAACGACAATTAATCTCAACGTATGTTCAGACGATGCATTATTGTTACTTTTGATTAGATTGAATTCATATTTAATGTCTTCAAAGGATCTTAATATGATTGATTTTGAAATTTCAGGATATAGTGTAACAGCATGGATTAATGATATTAAGAGTAAGTTAGAGGTATCTGGTCTGAAGAAAGAAGAGTCTGATTTGAAGAAAATGGAGAGTAAGCTGGACAAGTTACTTTCTGATGATAAGAAAACAGAGCTGGAAATTGATGAGATTGCTGCTTTATTGAAGTAAAAGAGAGAATAATACAATAGGTAGTATATTTTATAAAAACACATACTGTATATAGTGGTTGGATAAATTAAAACTACTATATATAGTGACAAAATGGACAAGAAATATCGGTTTCCTTGGGAGGTGAAAAAGTGGAGATTTTAGGAAATAAATTAAAGAGATTTTTTGATAAAGTGGACAATCCACCAAATGACGCAGACATTTCTTATGCTGGAAATAGATATGAGGTATGGGAAGTATCTGAAGATCTATTTAATAAGATGTGTGATATGTCAGAAGATGAATTTGTTAAATTAGCAGGTGAAGAAGCATGGTGGAGACAGAGCGATGGTAGTGTACTTGGCGTTCCTGATACATATTTTTCTGTTCATGGAGAACGATTACTTGGATGGGATTCACCAATTTATGAAAGTAAGGTATGGCATAAATACGTAAATTTATCTGAATATCTTTGTGACTGTATTGGTGCTTCAACTGGTAAAAATGTATGTGCTTGTGTAACAGATCTTGCAAAGTATAATGATATGACAATAGCTGAATTGTTTGACAAGTATGAAGGATATCCAGAAAAAGAGTCATATAAAAATAAAATTATAAATGACACTGAAATTGAGGATATTATTGTAGAATATTTTAATGTTTCTGATTGCTTATTAAAAGTAGTACACACGATACATGGTGAGTCTGTTATGGCAGAAATAGTTGAATAAATAGAGAATAATCTATCAGGAGGTGTATATGTTAAAGACTTTTGATGAATTATCTGAAGAAGAAAGTTTGTGTAAATATTGTTCAGCAACCGATTATGGGGAGCATAAATCGTGCATTACACCAAATGGATATTATTGGTGCGAAGGTGCATATTGTGAAGATGCTTACAGAGAATATTTAGATGATAACGAAACAAGTGAAAATGTTGTGAAATATGCAAGTAAAGTAATACTTACGAATAAGGAGGATATTGATGAGTACACCACTAAAATTTGAATTCGATTTTGATGAAGTGTTTGAAGGAATTAAACAAGGCGTTATTAGAGAATTGGAAGAAATGAATTTCGATGCTGCAAAAGATAATGTTATCAATCAGATAAAGAGTGAAATTAAATCAAAGATAGAACTTACATACAGTGACGAAAGAGAATTAAAAGACGAGATAAAAAATGAAATCAAGGAAAGAGTTTATGATTCGATTATCAAAGAAGTCGGTGATAAATACGCTGATAGATTTAATGATTATGTAGAAAATCAGTTATCTAAAAATCCAGAACGTCTCAGCTCATTACAGAATATTATTAAAAGAGAAGTGAGTGAGAATTTATATGAAGATTTGTATAGTTCTATAAGAAATGAAGTAATTGGACAGGTTAAGGATGCAACAACACAATTATGTAATTTAATTGGTAACAATTCTGTCAAGGTTAAAGACTCTAATAAGACTATTAGTAAAGAAGAGTACGAGGATTTACTTGATAGAGATAGAAAATTAAGTGCATTAGAAGCAGGTGGAGTTGATAACTGGGAGTGGTATGGAGAATCACTAGCTCAGTATTATAACGAAGAATAGCACAAGAAATTTCGATTTCTTGCGAGGAGGTGAAATATTGGAGAAAGTAATTAAATATAGATGCTCTGAATGTGGAGATTTATTTGATACACCTGAAAAAGCATTAGCACATGAAATAAGACATGAAAGAATTAAAAAAGCTAATGATATGCTTAATGAAGGATGCACATTAAAGCAAATCAATGATGAGTGTGAGATTTGGGAATCTGTGCCAAAACATTTAGAGAATGTAAATAAGGACAACTGTTTCAAAATTAGTTATTGGCAATGTTGTGACAAACCTGCGTATCAAATTGTTTACATCTATTTTGATGGAACAGTAAATGTAAGAGGTTGTGGTTCATGGAATGGATATTATGGTAATCCACTTAGATTAGATAGTCGTGATTTGAAAGATTCAAGATCAAAAGAAGAGTTATTTGTGGATAGTAGATATACAAACAAATGGTAGCTATGTTTTGAGAATATACATATAAAGGTAGGTGGGACTTATGATGTTTGCAGGATATGACACAGACGACTTAACCGACAGACAGAATTATATCTTTCATAAAATAAATGGAACATTATCGAAAATAAACTTCATAGCAACTTGCGTCAGGAACAACATCTCTTTAAATCAGTTTGATAATTATTATGGCGATTGTGATTTTTTAACAGACAGACAATTGAAGGATTTAGGTCTTGATAGAGAAAAAATATATGAATAAAGGTAGGTGAAGAATCTATGACGATGACTTGTGTTGCTGAATGTACTGCAATAAATAAGAAAACAAGAGCAAAAATGTTTTCAGATGTAAAAGTTGGAGATACTGTAATGTTTTCAGTACCAATTAGTTCTGTTGGCAGTAACAGAGGAAGATCATATGCAGTTGGTATTAAATGTGTGAACGTGAGAACGAAAGATGTTACAACGCTGACATTTAATGAGATTGGAAGAATTTTAGACTGCTTTGAATTTGAACAGAAAGATTAATATATAAGGAGAAAAATTATGTGGTGCGTATTTATTATTTTAGGAATTGTAGCAGAGATATTAAAAGCAAATGCAATTTTAGTGATTCCAACAATTGTTGAATATATTTTGTTTGGTGTTGGTGGATTGCTTCTTGTGATTAAATTTATTATTTATTGTTCTACGAAGCGTCAGATAAAGAATATGACAAAAAATTTTAATGACGGATTCAATAATAGATTTAATGGCATGTTTTAAAAGCCAAGTAAACTGACATTTCTTGGTCGTGGAGGTGAGATTGTGAAATACGACATTAAAACAGTAAGAACATTAGTAACAGATAATAAGAAAAGCTTTAGAGTTGGTGAAGATATTGCATTTACGTTATTCAATAAAGTGACAAATCATCACGATCACTACATAGGTAATATTATAGAAATGACAGACACTTCTATTAAAATCTCTGATATTGAAATTGATAGATGTCATGAAGATGGCGAAATGATTGTTGACTTAGAAAATATTGAATCCAATAGCTGTAATTATGTGTATTATGATTAAAACAGAGAATATATAATTGGAGGTGAGAAACAAATGAACTTACAAGAAAATGTAAACAAGTCACTAATGTTATCAAAGGTGGAACAGATGCATGATTTTAGAGGTTGGGCAAGAAAACTTCCTGCTTTTCACTTTGATAAAGAATGGGATGTAAAAATTATTCCACCATTTGCAGGTGCGATTATCAGATTTGCAATTGATTACAATGGAAAGCATGTATCAGTATATTTTGATGCATATTCAGAACTTGGATGGATGTATGATGAAGATGAACAGCCAATTCCATATTTTGACTATTATGATGGCATAGATACTCACAGATATTATCTTGATGAGTCAGAGCAAATGATGACTGATATCAGAAATTTCTTGAATAATTAGTCTTAGTGATTCAGCTAATAATTTCCAAAAATAAGAGAATAACAGTAAGAGGTGAGAAATTATAGAATACGATTTTGAAGGAAAAGAAAATGCTATCACGGCAGAACATTTGAGAAATGGTCAAACTTGTAAAGTAGTTGGATTTGGTCAGTCAATGACACCAATACTTAAATCAGGTCAACCAGTAATTTGTAAGCCTGTGACAGAAGATACAGAGTTAAAAAAGAATGATATTGTACTCTGTAAGGTTAAAGGTAATTATTATTTACATAAAATTTCAGCAATTAAAAATGGTGTCAGTTACCAGATTTCAAATAATCATGGTCATGTCAATGGCACAATTACAAGAAGTAATATCTTTGGTATTGTTGTTGAAATTCTTTAAGACTCATTCGAGTTACAATTCCCAATAAAAATGAAAATTGAATAGAGAATAAATATATAGGAGAGTCTTATGTGGATTAACAGAACAAAATATGAAGTTGAAAAACTGAAATATAGACAGAGAATATCTTATTTAGAGAATCTTATCTGTCCATGTGAGTCACATGATTATGTTGAAATAGATTACGAAATTATAGACGAACATAGTACAGTAAAACACATTTTCAGATGTAAGAAATGTGGAAAATTACACGATGAATTAAGTTGATTGTAAATCACTGTTTCATTCGGATTTTGAGGAGGTGAGAAGATGTCACAGTTTAGATTTAATGAAGATTTTGCAAATAATTGGAAGTCAGGACAGATTGTTACTTGTGAAGAAAAAGAGAATGATTATTTAGTTGATAATGTGGCTCTTATTGAAAAGGAAGAACTTCTGAAACATGGTGAATTTATCACAATGAATGTTGAGATTTTAGGACATATGGAATCAAATGGCGCAGATGATTTATTTGTGTATGATAGAGATTTTAAACCAGGAGACACAGTGCAACATTTCAAAGGTGGTTTCTATAAGATTGTTGCCATTGGAACTAATACAGAAACAGAAGAAAAGATGGTTGTATATCAGAGTTTAAAGGATAAAAGAGTATGGATTAGACCATATGAAATGTTTATCAGTAAAGTGGATAGAGAGAAATATCCAAACGCTGATCAGTCATATAGACTTATCAAAGTAAAGATTACTGCTTAGTAATCAGTCTTGAACAATTCAGTTCAAAAATTCCAAAAATCAAAACTGAATAGAGGATATAAATATGGGTGGAAGAACAGCATACCCTTGGGTTTTTACGCTCAAAAATCACTGATTATACATAGATGTTTACATAAATTAACTTCTGTGTTCCGTCCTTTTTGGGCGTTTAGATAGATTGTTTTATTAACAATATTTATATAAATTTTTTAATTTTAAGGAGGACAAGTAATTTGGCAAAGACAAAGGAAAGAAAAGCATTAAAAAAAGGTAAGGCAGCATTCAATCTTATTGGTCGTGTAAAAGTAACAGACAAGACATTCAATCTTGACAATAGTTATGATTCTGGTTGGACAGATAACAGTATGTATGTAGGTGTTGATTGTGGAAACTGCAACATAGTATATGCAGAGATGAGAAGTGGTTTCTTCCCTGACAAGGATAATGTAATTCGTGCTTACAGTAAGGATGAGAAGGACGATGCAGGAAAGAGTAAGTCAGTAGAGATTGCGTGGGAGGATCGTCTTGATGAGTCTCTGTATGATAGCATTTCAGATTCTTCATTCTTAACAGTTGGTGTTGAGAAAGATGTAAAGGATAAGACTGTATATAAGAAGTTCCTCACAGCTTATGATGCAGTAGAGTATCTGAACGAGCATCTTGAGGACGGAATGATTGTAAATGTAAAGGGTACAATCGGTTACAGTGAGTATGAAGGTAATGTTTCTACAAAGAAAGAGATTACATCTATTGTACTTTCAAAAATTGACGATGAGGCAGATTTCAAGGCTACATTCTCACAGACAATTCTTGTTGATTCAAAGAGTATTGGAAAGAAAAATGATGATAAGGGTACTATGGAACTGACAGCATATGTTGTTGACTATGTTGGAAAGCCTAAGATTGACGGAGAGAAGATTGAAGTTAAGAAGAATGTTACATACCCTAAGACATTTGAAGTTGCTATCAATGAGAATCCAGAGATTACAGCTAAGATGCTTCAGAGATTTTTCAAGCCTAAGAAGGGTAAAATTACTGAGATTACAGTTACAGGTAATTTAGTAGAGGGTGGATCTACTGTGAATATTACAGAAGATGATATTCCTGATGATATCAAGGAACTTATTGAAATGGGACTGTATTCAGAAGAAGAAGCAGAGAAGAAGATTGCAGTAGGTAATGGCAATCGTGAGAGAAGAATGATTATTGTAAAGCCTGACATTACATATGTGGGAACTGGTGACGATAGAAAGCCTACTGTAGCATTTGAAGATGGCAAATATGATGAAGACGACCTTTATTTCTACGAGCAAGCATTACTTGATGCTGGTGCAGAACCAAGTTCAGATGATGATACAGATTCAGAGAATGAGGAAACTTCGTCAGAAGATGATGACCTTCTTGCAATGCTTGAAGGCATGAACTAAAAAAAATACGCTTGCCCTGTTTAATACAGGGTGAGCATTTTATTAAAAGAATATATACATTTTAGGAGGACAAAAAATTGGCATTTAGAAAAGCAAGAGAAGCAAAGATTGGTGGAAAATTTTTAGCATATGGTTATGAGGGTTCTGGTAAGTCATGGTTTGCTCTTACATTCCCAAAGGTTGCATGTATCGACTCAGAGACAGGTATTGCTCACTATGAGGGCAAGGATATTACATTAGCAAATGGCAAGACTTACAACAATCTTATTTTAGTAGACGACACATCAGACCTTGATGATTTAGAGGATGATATTGACGAAGCAGTAGATTCGGATGAGATTCAGACACTTGACATCGACTCGGAGACTAAGTTTTATGCAACAATGCAGGTTGGAGCTACAGAAGTTGAAGAGAAGAAAGCTCGTAGAAAGGGTGGAGATGTTGACGATACAGTAGTTTCTCAGAGACAGTGGGGACGTATCAAAATTATCAACATGAAGCTTCAGCAGGCTAAGATTGATCTCTCTGCAAAGGGTAAGCATGTTGTGTCAGTTGCACAGGCAACAGAAGTATATGAAGGAACAGGCGATAACCGTAAGTTAGTTGGCATTAAGCCTGATATGCATAAGTCAGTTAAATTTGATTATGACACAATCCTTGAGTTCTATAAGGAAGAGAATGGTGAGGATGTTCGTTATTTTGCAAAGGTTAAGAAGGATAGAACAAATGTAACTAAGGTTGGACAGATTATTGAGAATCCATCTTATGATATTTGGAAGGATTATTTTGAGTCAATGCACGATCTTGAGACAAATGAGACATCATACAAGAATGACTTAAAGACTTCTACAGATTCTATGGTTGACAAAGCTGAGAAAGCAGAAGAGTTGGCTGCTGAATTTAAAGATGTATTAAAGTCACTCAAGGATAATAAAGATGCTTTGCTCAAAGTAAACAAGCAGATGAAGGATAAGGATGTTTCATTAAAGAATCTTGAAATGCAGTCACCAGATACTCTTACAGAGTTAATTGATTTTGCCAAGTTACAGTTAGCCTAATTAAAATTATGCTCCGACAGGTTAATTGCCTGTTGGAGTTTTTAAGAAAGGATGATTTGGTAAATGAGAAATATAAAAAAGAAAGATAACAAGCAGTGGATTGAACTATGTGAGTATGTAAAGAAAGAAATTCTTGAATACGATGATAATATGAAATTTCCACAGTATCTTGCATTAAAGTTACAAGGTATTAAACGTGGCGAACATATAGCGAATAATAATCATGAAGCAAAAGCTAATTATGATGATTACACAATTTTATGTACTTTTAAGTTGTGTAAGAGAAAAATTGTTACATATTTACATGAAAATGAAAAGAAAATCAAAGATGAAAAACATAAAATCAATCTTATTATGAAAATGATTGAGCCTGAAATCAACGATGTGTATTTGAGATTACAGAATGTTAAAAAGACTGAGGAGAGAGTTGAATCTAAAGACTTCAATAATCAGAATAATGAGAATGCTGGATATGTAAAAAAGACTAAAGAGACAAGTGACAGAATGAAGAAACTGTTTTGAGGAGGTACTAATTGGCTGAGAAAAAAGAGAATAAAAAATTAACTCCTTATCAGGAAGAAGTATTAAAATGTGCAAAACAGATTCGAGAATACAAGATAATAGCAGAAGCTAATATAGTTGCTATTTTATATAAACAACCAGAATTAATTTTTGATTATACATTGCAGCTTGAAGATTTTAGTGAAAATACATGGCGAGTCTATTGGCAGATTGCAAATGACATTATTGTAGTAGAAAAGAAATCAGTATTGGATGATATGACTGTTGGTTTATATCTTGAAAAGCATCAAAAACTCAAAAAGGAATATGAGGATTATGGTGGATATGAAACGATTGATAAAGCCAAAGAGTATGTAAACATTAACAATATGGATGGGTATGTCAAAGAGTTATATAAGTGGAAAACAGTTTTGGAGATGTTAAAAAATGGATTTCCTGTAAATAATCGTATCAATGAATTCTGTGATATGTCTTTAGATGAAATATATGAAGAATATGAAGCAATGTTAAATCATATTTTCATCAATGCAGATGATGATGTACAGTCATATTCATTGGCTGATGGCATTTATGATTTAATTGATGAGTTAGATGCAGGTATTGCAGTTGGTCTTCCTTATAATAATATGGATATTCTCAACAAGGAAACTGGTGGTCAGTTACCTGGCAATATAACACTGATTGGTGGATTATCTAATATGGGTAAAACCACATTAACAAGATCAATGTTAATCCCAAGCACGATTAAATATGGGGAAAGGCTTGTCATAGCTGTAAACGAAGAAGGAATTCGTAAGTGGCAGAGAGAATTACTTGTATGGGTTGCAAATAATATCTACAAACAAGACTTACAGAAGTTTGTTGTAAGAGATGGTAAATATTCAGATGAGACAAAAGATTTGTTAAAGAAATGTGCAGATTGGATTGTTGAAAAATCTGAGAATAATATGCTTACTCTTATTCCATTTAAAAGATATAAGACTCAGAAATTCATAAAAGTTCTAAAAAAATATGCAAATCTCGGTGTTAAGTATTTCATTCTTGATACATATAAAGCCGATTCAGGCAGTCGTTCCGATAAGATGTGGTTAGATATGCAACAGAATATGGTTGATATTTACGACACAATTAAGTGCAAAGAAGAAGGTGGATTGGAAGTTCATGTAACTATTACATTCCAGTTAGCAAAGTCTTCAGCACGTCAGAGATTTTATAGTCAAGATAATATTGGTATGGCGAAAAGTATTGTCGATCCTGCAAGTACATGTTTAATGCTGAGAGATGTATTTGAAGATGAGTATACAGGTGAGAAAAATGCTTTAAAGGTATATAGATTTGATGGAAAAAACAATAAATCAAAAATACCTGTCAAACTGGACGAAGGCAAACATTATCAGCTTATATTCATTTGTAAAAACCGTGAGGGTGCTGCAAGTAGTATACAGATTGTATGCGAGCATGATATGAGTAGAAACATATTGAAAGAAGTTGGTTTTACTTCTGTTCCAGTTGATTTTTAAATTTGTGATGGAGGCGGTGAGCGTGTATTAATGCAGATGAACTAAAGGAATACATCATAGAAAATAATTGTATAGAACAGATTTTATTATCGTTGGAGTGTCATGGACTACACGAATATCCTACTGAATGGAGAGCCGCCTTACCACAAGGTAATAATAAGACTGCTATATGTGTAAAGAAAGATACATTATCAGTAGCGATTAGAAGTTCGGAAGAAAACAAACGTGGAGATATTTTTACATTGGTTATGACAATAAAGGGTATATCTTTTGGGAAAGCTAATAAATATCTCCACAATATTTTAGGTTTGAAATATTCATATAGTAAGAGTGACAACAAAGATAATAAGAAAGATCCATTAGCAATCTTCAAAAAGGTGAAACGCCAAAGATACACAATTGATAAAGATGTTCCAGTGTATGATGATTCATGTATGAAAGAATATACTGATTTACCATATATTGATTGGGTTCGTGAAGGCGTTATGCCTTTTGCATGTAAAAGATTTAACATTGGATATTCATATGATAGAAAACGAATTGTTATTCCTGAACGAAAGTGGGATGGAGATGACAATGAATATATAGGTATCAGTGGGAGAACTACTGTACCAAACTATGAGATGTTTGATATTCCGAAGTTTTTTAAGTTATCCAAAACATATCCAAAAGGAATAAATGTATATGGGTTAAATGAGAATTATAAAACAATTCAAGAGGCTGGTTATACAGTCGTTTTGGAAGCGCAGAAATCGGTGCTTAAAAGGTATTCACGAAAAGATGGTACGGCTGTTGCAATAGGAAATTGTGAGCTTACAGAAGAACAAGTTAGGATACTGATTAGTTTAAATGTAGAAATTGTAGTGGCTTTAGATGAGGGAATTGATATAAACCATATTAGACAGGAATGTGATAAATTTTATCCTATTAGAAAAGTAAGTTACATATATGATCGTTGGGATTTGATTAAGAAAGGTAGTAAAGATAGTCCTGCTGATATGCCAAATAAAGTATACAACTTCCTTCTCAAGCATCGTGTTTTATATGATGAGTCAGAAAGGAGAAAGTTAAGAGATTGGCAAGAAAGACAAGTAAAGAATTAACAGAAATTTGTAACAAATTTGGTGTTGATACATTATGGTCATGGTCAAGATATCATTGTTACAAACAAGATAGATGGGAATATTTTTTGAAATACATCCTACACAAGAAAGAAGATAGAACAAATAGTATTTATTGTGTATCAGGTGGTAATGTACATGATATTATTGAGCAGCTATATACTGGCAAAATTAAATATGAGGATATGCCAGATTTATATGAAGATAGCTTATTTACAATGAATTGTGCAGAACTCAAATACAATCGCAGCGATTCCGATAAAAATGATGCAATAGCAAATAAATATGAAAATTGCATTAGACATTTCTTTAAAAATCATAATCTGATTACTTTTCCACATAAAGTTGAGCATTTTATTACGATTAAAATTTCTGATGATATTTATATGCAAGGATATATTGACATGCTTTATATCGAGTCATACAAAGATGAAAATGGCTATGAGAAAAAACGTGTACATATTGTAGATTGGAAGACATCTACACGTTATCAAGGCGCAAAAATTGACGCTGAATGTGGTCAGTTGGTTATTTATGCTGAAGGTATTAGACAAGCATTAAATATTTCATTGGAAGATATTGTATGCGAATGGAATTTCTTAAAATATGTCACAGTTACCATCGAACAGAAAAATGGTAAGAAAAAAGATAGATATATAGAAAGAAATTCTATAGGCGAAAGTCTTATCAATACGGCAAAGATGTGGCTGAAAAATTTCGGATATGAAGATGATATTGATAAATATGTTGATGAGATGGTATTAAACAACAATATTGATTGCTTACCAGATGAGGTTAGAGAAAAATTCGAAATCCATGATTGTTATGTACAAGTACCTCTAACAGAAGAAAAGATTAACGATTTAAAAGAAGACATTATCAATACAGTCGAAGAAATTAACTCTAAAGAGAGAGAATATAAGAATAGTGAAGATGAAAATATCTTTTGGCAAGAAGTGACAGATGCCGATGAATTTAGATTGGCAACCCTCTCAGGATATTCAAGGGCATTGCATAAACCGTATGACCAATATTTAAAAGAGAAGGAATTGTTCAAAGAAGAAACCGAATCTGATCCTGATACAGACGAAGATGATTTATTGGCATTTGTGAATAGTTTATAGACATAGGTAGGTGAGAAGTTGAGTAATTTAACAGTATTACATTTACATAGTATGGACTCTAACCCATATAGCGGTCTTGAAGTTGACTCAATCACACCTTTTCAGGCTTATATTGACAAGGCAAAAGAAGAAGGAATGAAAGCCATTGCTTTTACAGAGCATGGAGCAGTCCTTCATAATGTTGCAAAAAGACAGGCATGTGAAAAGGCTGGATTGAAATATATCAATGCAGAAGAATTCTATGTAACAGAAAAAATTGATATGGATAATCTGCAAAGAGATAATTATCATTGTTGCTTATACGCAAAGAATTATGATGGGGTATTAGAACTTAACAAACTTTCTTCTGATTCATTTAATCGTAATGATGGTCATTTTTATTATAATCCACGAATTACCTTAGAGGAACTTGAGAATACATCAGATAATATTTTAGTATTAACAGCTTGTGTTGCAGGTATGTTATGCAAAGGAACGAAAGAAGTACAGGAAAGATTTCTAAAATTCCTTATTAAAAATAAGCATAGATGTTGGTTGGAAATACAGCCACATAATTTTGACGTTCAGATTTATTACAATCAGTATCTGTATAGAATTGCTCAGAAATATGGAATGAAGCTTATTGCTACAAGTGATGTACATGCTATTGATAAGGATCATATGATGGGTAGAGCAGTAATGCAGAAATCAAAAAATGTTAATTTCCATGACGAGGATGCATGTGATTTATCATGGAAATCTTATGATGATATGGTTACTGCCTTTGAATTACAGAATGCATTGCCCAAATCAATTTATCTTGATGCAATCGAAGAAACAAATAGATTTGCAGATAATATTGAATCATATGAATTGGACTATAGTAATAAATATCCAAGATTATATCCTGATGCTGAGAAAGAATTTAAGGAACGAATAGTTCAAGGCGTAAAAGAACGTGGGATAAGCAAACTTCCAAATTATAAAACAGAATATATTCCAAGGATACAGGAAGAATTAGAAACATATAAACATAATGACGCTATTGATTTTATGTTACTCGATTCAGATTACAAGAATTGGTTGCTGAAAAATAATATGCACTATGGATGTTCAAGAGGTTCTGTATCTGGTAGTGAGATTGCATATTTGATTAAATGTACTGATGTTGATTCAGTTAAATATAAGCTTAACTTCTCACGATTTATGAATCCTGAAAGAATGTCATTGGCTGATGTAGATACTGATATTTTCGCAGAAGATAGATATAAAGTGCGTGAGTATCTATTTAATAAGGAAGGTTTGTATTGTTGCAACATTATTACTTTTAATACAATTCAGTTAAAAGCAGCGATAAAAGATGTCGGTAGAGCATATGGGATGACTCCTGATCAAACCCAAGAATTATCAAATATGGTAGAAACTGATGATAAAGGCAAGGATTATATGCCAGAAGAAATCAGAGAACAATATCCAGAAATGTTTAAATTTATTGATATGGTAATTGGAACAATTACATCACTTGGCAGACATGCAGCAGGAATTGTTTGTAGTCCTACAGATATAAGATATGATTTTGGAACATTATCTATTACATCAGATCCTCGTCCTGTAAGTCAAATAGATATGCACGAAATTGATTCTTTAAACTATGTAAAGCTAGATTTGCTAGGGTTAAATGCTGTTGGACTAATTGATGGTGCTTGTAAACTTGCAGGTATAGATTATTTAACACCTGATAAGGTTAATTTCTCAGATGAAAATGTTATTAACTCAATAGCAAAAGATACTACATTGATATTCCAGTTTGAAAGTGGTTTTGCAAGTGATTCATTAAAAAGAACACTTAGTAAGGAAACTTTGGAGAATATTAAAGCACAGAATGATAATATCTCATATCTTGATGTAATGGCTATGGTCAGTGGTGCTATCAGACCAGCAGGTGAATCTTATAGAGAACAGTTATTCAATGGTATTTACAAAGATAATGGCAACGAAGCACTTAATAATTTCTTAAAACCTACGCTTGGTTATTTAGTATATCAGGAACAGATTATTGATTTCTTACATGATTTCTGTGGTTTTACTATGGGACAAGCAGATATTGTCCGTAGACATTTTGCTAAGAAAACAGGTACTGAAGCAGATATACCTATTATTGAAAATGGTGGATATATGGTAGATATTCACGGTAATAAAGATGATAGATATATTCCGGGATTTATTGCAATTGCGCAAGAGAAGTATGGAATGACAGAAGCTGAGGCAAAAGAAGCTATAAAATCATTCTTGATAGTAATCGAAGATGCATCTAATTATTTATTTTCACGAAATCATTCCGTTCCATATAGTATGATAGGTCTATTTATTGGATGGTTAAGGTATTACCATAAGATTGAGCTATTAACATCAGCATTAAATGTTTATGTAGACAATAATGAAAAGATGTCAAACATTAAAGAATATATCAAATCACAAGGTATAGAGATTAAAGGAATAAAATTCGGTAAATCTAAAGCACAGTATTTTATGGATAAAGACGAAAATGCCATTTATCAAGGAATTTCTTCTATAAAATATTGTAATGATCAGATCGCAGATGAATTATATGAATTGTCTAAAAATCATTATGATAATTTTGTTGATTTACTTTCTGATATTATATCAAAAACATCTGTGGATGATAGACAATTACATATTCTTACAACACTAAATTTCTTTTCTGAATTTGGCAAGAATAAATATTTACTATCAATTATTGATATGTACAATTTGTTAGGAAAATGTAAGACATTGAAAAAAGATAAAATTGCATCACTGAACATTAGAGAAGAAGATGTAAGAAAATGTGCAGAGAAAGAGACACCTAAACAGTATAGCAATGTTGATAAAGACAAACTTATTAAACTTATGATAAGCGGTTTAGAGAATAAGCCATTATCAATAAAAGAACAGATTGTATATGAGCAAGAATATCTTGGAAATATAATGTACAAAAATCCAAAAGCACCAAAAGACATGTATTATGTTCTTGAGTGTAAGTTCTATAAGGATAAAACAAAACCGTATCTTATGCTTTATAACATGAGAGATGGTGAATATCTTAAAACAAAAATCACTTCTGGAAAGTCATTCATTGAATCCCCATTTATAGCAGGAAATGTCATCAATGTAAAAGAATTTGGTGAGAGAAATAAAATGAAAAAGGTTGGTGGCGATTGGATTAAAACAGATGAAAAAGAGAGAATAGTAAAGAAGTGGGACGTATATTAGAAGGAGATGTAAAGTTGGATAAAATAATTGAGTTTAAATGTGTACCTGAAAGACTTGTATATAATTCTACTGACTTCAAAATATATGGCGTTTCTGTTAATTCATTTGAATATCCTGATGTATTGATTGGCAAATATGGCACAGCAACTATTAAAGGTAATATTTCAGAACTCAATCTTGGAGTTGATTACATTGTAAAAGCAAAGGAGGTATCCGATTCTCATGGAGTCGGATACGATGTAATCAATATTAAAAGAGAGAAACCTACTACATTAGCTGCGACACGAAATTTCTTATATGAAATTCTTACACCAAATCAGACAGATGTGTTATTAGAAGCATATCCAGACATTGTAGATAGAATAATGAATAACAGATTAGATGGCATTGATTTATCAAGAACAAAAGGTATTAAAGATTATACATTCAATGTTATTAAGAATAAAGTCATAGAGAATTTCAAATTAGCTGAGATTGTAGAAGAATTCAGAGGATTATTTAATCTTTCAACAGTAAAAAAACTGTATGACAAATATACTTCTGTTGACAAAATCAAGGAAGTTATTAGAGAAGAACCATATCAGTGTCTTTGTAGGTTAGGAGGGATTGGTTTTAAAACTGCTGATTCCCTATTGTTGACATTAGATAAGGATGGCAAAGAATGTCAGAAGAAAGGGAAAAAGCCAGTTTTGTTCTTTGGATTTGATCTTATAACATCATATCAGAGAGCGAAAGCTTGTGTAGATTATCTACTTGATGAGAATGAAAATAATGGTAATACATATATACATGTTGGTGATTTGAAGAAACAGTTTGATGTATTAGTGCCAGAAGCAAAAAGCAACTTACCTCTTATTCTCAAAGGTGATAATGATGTGGTATTTAACAGAGAGCTATTAAGCGTATGTAAGAAAGAAACATACGAAACAGAGAAATATATAGCAGAGAGAATAAAAGAAGGATTGCAGATACATACAAAATGGGAGTGTGATTGTTCAAAGTTCCAGGAACTTGATGGTTTTAAACTAACTGAGAATCAGTGTAAAACATCACAATATATGTGTGAAAATAACATTGTTCTTCTTGTTGGATATGGTGGTAGTGGCAAATCTTCAAGTACACAGGCATTTGTAAATATGTTAAATGCTTATAACAAAAGACATTTACTTTTAGCACCAACAGGCAGAGCTGCAAAGGTACTGTCAGGTTTTACAAATGAAAATGCTATGACAATTCACAGAGGTCTTATGTATATGCCACCTGCTGATTGGGGGTTTAATGAAGAGAATAAATTACCATATGATGTAGTAATTGTGGATGAGTTTTCAATGGTAGATATTTTTCTTTTCAGAAAATTGCTTGAAGCAATAGATTTTGAAAAAACAAAATTACTCCTTATTGGTGATGACGCACAGATTCCTTCTGTTGGTGCTGGCAATGTACTTTATGATTTATTAAAATGCGAGAACATTCCCACTATCACACTTGATAAGGTATTCCGTTATGGCAAAGGTGGTTTATCTACGGTTGCCACAGATACACGAACTGGTACTGAATATTTAGATAAGACCAAAACAGGTATGCAAGTATTTGGTGAGGATCAGTCATATATATTTATGCCGATTCTTCAAGATAAACTTGTTGGATATACTGTAAAACTTTATCAGACATTATTATCCAAAGGATATTCTGTTGATGATATTGCAGTGTTGTCTTGCTATAACGTAGGTGATTATGGAACAGTAGCATTAAATAAGAAGATACAAAACGCAGTTAATTCTAATCCAAAGGCGAAAATTACATTTGGAGATACAGAATTCAGATTGAATGACATTGTGATGAACTATGCTAATGATTACAAAGCAATTATCTATAATGAGGAGTATATTGATGATAAAAATACAACATTTATTGCTAATGGTGAATCTGGTAGAGTTGTGAAAATTCTAAAAGATGCAATGGTTGTTGATTATGATGGAACACTTATCTATATCCCAAAAAGTTCTATGAAAAATATTCGATTGGCTTATGCCATCAGTACACACAAATCTCAGGGTGGTCAGTTCAAGGTGGTTGTTTTAATTACGCCTAAAGCGCATACCTTCATGTTGAATTCCAATTTGTTATATGTAGGAGAAAGTAGAGCAAAAGAAAAATGTTATCACCTCGGAGAAATTCGTACAGTAAATAATGCACTTAAAAAGAAGGAAAATTTCGATAGAAAAACAATGCTTCAGATATTTATGAAAGCAGAATAGGAGAATATATGAATAGTAAGTCAAGCATTTTTGATTCGATTTTAAACACAATTGAATCAGAAGATATTAGAAAATTTGCAGAAAGATGTATTGAAACAATCCCAGATTATTTTTGGAATGTGGGTGCGTCAAGTACGGGAAAATACCATCCTCAATATGCTCTTGGTGATTTAGGATTGGCAAGACATACATGTGCTTTGGTAAGATTCTTAAACCATATTTTTGCGGTTGATTGCTTTGGTAAGAATTTTACTCAAAGAGAGAAAGATTTAATGAGAGTTGCAGGAATGATGCATGATTCACGAAAAAGCGGAAATGATGATGACTTCACAAAAAATAAATATACAAAGTTTGACCATCCTCTTTTAGCAGCTAATGTTATTCGTGAGTTAAAGGGTAATGAACTTCCTGATGAAGAAATCGAAATGATTGCAACTACAATTGAGAGCCATATGGGTGCATGGAATACTGATAAAAGAAGTTCAACGGTATTGCCATTACCTAAAAACAAATATCAGACAATTTTACACTTAGCAGACTACCTTGCAAGTCGCAAGGATATAGAAGTTCTATTTGATGGATTTGAAGTACCAAAAAAGGAAGTTGTTAAGTTAGAGGATTATGTTCTAAACTTTGGAAAGCATAGCGGTGAAAAGCTTGTTGATGTTGCTCAGACAGATCCAAGTTACATATCATGGGCTAAAGAAAATATGAATAGAGAACCAATTAAGAGTTTATTGGCTCAGTTGTAGAGAATAATAAAGTAGAGGATTTCTGGGATGCCCATAAATAGGGCGTTTCAGAGACTCAAAAAGCCAAGGAAAGACGGATTTCTTTTGCATGCAATATATAGTATGTATATAACATAAAAACATACTATATGTTGTATATTGGAACAATAAAAATAACAAAATAGGAGGATTTATGAGTTCAAAAGACAATTCATATGCAAATACAGAAAAAAAGACATTATTTTTATCTGATTATGTAGACAACGAATCTATTGGTAAATTAACATGGAGTATTCTACAACAGATTCGAGAAGACGATGAAAAAGATGAAAAAGAAAAAGATTATAAGCGTGAGCCAATTAAGTTATATATCAATTCATATGGTGGATCTGTTTATGATATGTGGGGACTGATTGATGTTATTCTCAATAGTAAAACACCAATCTATACATATTGTACAGGATATGCTATGAGTGCAGCTTTTAAGATTTTCTTAGCAGGGCATAAAAGATATTGTTACAAACATTCAACATTTATGTATCATCAGATGAGTTGTAGATTGTCAGGAAAACTTCAAGATATTGAAGAAGACAGAGAAGAGATGGACGATCAAAATATACAGATTGAAGAATATGTAATCGACAGAACAAATCTCACAAAAGATGATATTAAAGAGATTCGTGAAAAGAAAAAAGATTTCTATATTCATTCTGATAAAGCAGTCAAGTATGGGATTGTAGATGAAGTTTTGTAAAGAACAGAGAATAATACAGTAGCAAGCTGATTTCTCGTGGGAGGTGAATCATGAGTAAATCAAAGAAAGAAATAAAAAAGGAATTATATGAGTATTTTTCATATATGCAGCAAGAGGATAATAAATCACTTCTGGGAGGTATGGCTTGGGACGATATTGCTTGGCATATCAAATATGCAGAAGATAATGGAATATTAAGAACACAGCTAGGTTTTGATTTTCCTAAATTGCTTGGACATCTGATTATTGATGATGAAACATATGAAAAGAAAAAGAGAAAATATACTGAAAGTATTGAAACTTATAACCATAATACAGACTTGTTAAGAGCTAATAAATGGAAATATAAGCTAGTCGATGATTCAGAAGAAAGTAGACGACATTTGGCTGATACATATATTCAGTATGCAGAAAATTGTAAAGAATTACTAAAAAACTTAGATGTGTATCACAAAGAATATTTGGATTATATGAAAAATACTAAACAAGAAACGACAGTTTCTTTGGAAGATTGGAGGTAAAAATGAGAGTAGCGTTAACAGGTCATAGACCTCAGAGATTAGGATTGCCAGATGATGAGTTAGATATTAAATGGGCAAGAATTGGTCATTGGATTTTTAATCAAATACTTGATGTGTCTGATGTTTATTGTGGTATGGCAAATGGCTCTGATATTTTAATTGGGTTAAATACTTGTATTATTAAGGAGAGCTACAGAAGTATTTCTGAAGAATTTGAAAAGAATAGAGATTTAAAATTACACTGTATTTTACCTTGTAAAGATTATAATTCATCAAATAAATATTACAACAAGCTCAAAAATGAAGCTGACGAATGGGCTGAATTATCAGATGAATTCTATAAAGGTTGTGACAATGTAAGAGATCAATATATGGTTGACCATTGCGATGTACTTCTTGCAATTTGGGATGGTAATAAATCAGGGGGTGTTTGGTCAACAATTCGTAAAGCACAGAAAGCAGGTAAGAAGATTATTTGCTGCCCAAAAGAGATTTTAGAAGGAGAATAAAAACACATGAAAATTTTAGCTTTAACAATTTTATTTATTTTGATGTTTTTTAGAATTAAAGGTACGCCAAGTGCATTAAGTAAAACACTATGGCGAAAGAGAATGATTAAACAGATCGCAAAAAGTAAAGAGAATAATAATGGAAAACCATTAAGTGATGCAATGCAAGGTGGTGCAATATTGATTGTATTTTTCATGGAACTATTCTTAATCATCTTTTACATAGTGTTAGGAAACAAAATTGGAACAACTGAGTTTATTGTAATGTCTGCATTGCAGGTATTCACCTGTTTATGGTCATTGGGTGTAAGCTTGTCAGAAGTAAAAACAGCTTTTAGTTACAATATTGAGGATTTTAAGTTTCACAGATTCCAGTTGTTGTTTAATGTGGTGTTAGATTATATCTATTATCCGTGGGCGATTTATATGTTACTGAAGTAACAGTAAACCATTATTTCATGTGAAAGGTTGAGAGAATAATGAATAGGAATAGGCATTTAAGGTATAAACCAATTATAGAAACAAGACCATTTTTAGGTGACATAGGGGTATTGGCAAGATGTCCTAAATGTAAAAACATGATACAAATGCAACAGTCTAAATGTAAATGTGGTAGTAACATCAGATTGGATAATGAATATTAGAGGAGGATAAGGCATGAATATTATAGAGCGACACCAACCAATAACACCAACTAAAAGATTAACCTGCGATAAATGCGGCTCGATATTTGAGTTTGAGAAAAGCGAATGCGATGTAACTGATCAAATGTGTGTAATGCATGATGGTCTTGGTAGTTACAATATCAAATGTCCAGTATGTAGAAATAGACAATACTTTAATTGGTAGAATCACAGTAAACTAAACTTTCATTTGCCATGATTTCTATAAATATTCATTACATATCTTAGAGTAATTCGCTCATTATTTCACAAGTAAAAAAGAGAATAAATTATCAGGAGGTGAACATATGGTTGATATGGTTGCAGAACCAGTTTGTTTCAAATTTATTATCAATACAAAGAAAAATAAAACATTTCAGATGGAATGGTATGTTTATTATCATGATTCCAATACACAAAAAATTATTAAATGGAATGTATTTAATCATGGTACTTTTTCAGAAAAAGTTAATAAGTTATTACAAGAAAATTTGTCAAGAGATGAATTTGCAGATGGTTTAAAAAAATATCTTATGTATTATTTTTGGTCTAAATGTGAATATGAAATAATTTTATCACTTTGGACTGGACAAGCAGATGATATTAAGATTGATGTTTATGATCAAATAATGATGAATTTTGATAGGCTTGTTGATTATGTTTGGAACTATAAAAAAGAAAATAATAATGTAAATAATTATGATTCATGGAATGAAAAATATTATAGAGATATTAAAAATTTTTGTAATGATAGAAGATAGGAGTATATAATATTGAAATTTGGAAGAACAGAAGTATATGGATTTGAAAAAGCTCTCATTGGAATGAGAAATCCAAAAAATAGTTGGGGGAAAAACGATACCAAAGAATATATATGCTATGGAGTTTTGGAAAATCCAAAGAATTATAACGCTTTTAAAAACGAGAAACATAATTTTTGTAGATATATTGAAAATGATGCCTTATGTGTTTTGATTGGTGAAAACGACATGAAACTTGCACAGACTCTCATTAAAGCTGGCTCTGAACATAGAAAGTTTATGCGACAGATTTTTGTATCGGTTGATATTACGGCTCCTCTTTATTGGTGGAAGGAATTTGATACTTATAAAGTAGGAACGGTTGCTAATTCTACAAGCACAATGCACAAGATTACGAGTCAACCTATTACATTAGACTGCTTTGAAATTGACGACTATGATGGTAATGTGGATTGTGGAATTAATAAAATTGGTAATGAATGTATAGGTGTTGAATTCGAGGAGATATTTATTACACAGCTTGAATATCTTCGTCAGAAATACCTTGAGACAAAAGATAAGAGATATTGGAAAGAGCTTATACGTTGGCTACCTGAATCATGGTTACAGAAGCGTACAGTTACAATGACTTATGAGAATATACTTGCTATGTGTAGCAAGGGACAACGTAGATTTCATAAGTTAAATGAATGGAGTGGTCAAGATAATACCAATGTACCTAATTTTATTTCATGGGCTAGAACATTACCTTATGCACAAGAGTTAATTTTTATTGATGAATTAGAAACTAAATAAATATTCATTTCTTGGAATAGGAGGTGATTATAATAAGAAATCCAGAAAGAATTGATATGTTTACATCAGAATTAAATAGAATATGGAAGACATATTATTTAGATTGGCGTTTTGGTCAATTTATGTCAAATTTTCTTGGCTTCGTTCAGAGTAAAAAGAATAGGGATATTTTCTTCCCAGAAGAGTCAGAAATGCTTACATACTTAAAAGAATATTGTGGAGAAAAGGAGGATATAAATGAATAAATTTGATATTACATTAAGGGTTGAAGAACTCAATAAAGCTTCCGAAGCTTATTACAATACTGGACAACCTATTATGAGTGATACTGAGTTTGATAATAAACTTGGAGAACTCAGACAGTGGGAAGATGAAACTGGTATTGTATTATCAAATAGTCCAACGCACAATGTTGGTGCAACAGTATTGGACAATATAAAAGAAGTTACACATAAAACACCAATGTTATCATTGGAAAAGTGCCATAGTGTAGAAGAGATTATTAAGTTTGCAAATAATCATAATCTTGTGGCTTCTGTAAAATTAGATGGCTTAACGGTGCGTCTTACCTATAAAGATGGTGATTTACTCCTGGCAGAATCAAGAGGAAATGGTATGGTGGGCTCTGATGTGACAGATCACGTTAAACAGTTTACTAATGTTCCATTACATATTAATAAGGAAGGAACTTATATAATTGATGGTGAAGCACTGATTAAATTAGATGATTTTACTGAGATTAATACAAACAGAGAATATAAGAATAGCCGTAATTTAGCAGCAGGTACATTATCAAGCCTTGATACATCTGTTGTAAAGGGTAGAAAGATATCTTGGTATGCTTGGGAAGTGGTTGAAGGAAATAGTGATAATTCATTCTACAAAAGATTATTAAATGCTCAGAATTTAGGATTCGATGTAGTCCCGCACTACGATATTACAATAAATGAATTTAATCAGTTACAGATACATATTGATAATTTTATTAATATTGCAGAAAAAGAAAATCTTCCTCAAGATGGTGTTGTATTTAAGTTTGATGATATTGCTTATGGTAAATCACTTGGTAATACAAGTCACCATTTCAGGAATGGGATTGCTTACAAAATATTTAATGATTCTGTAGAAACAACATTGAGAAATATTGAATGGAGTTGTGGCAAAACTGGTATTTTAACGCCAGTAGCAATTTTCGATTCTGTAGATATTGAAGGAAGCGAAGTCAGTCGTGCATCATTGCATAATATTAGTGTAATGGAAGAAATTATGGATAGTCCTTGGATTGGGCAAAAGATTGGTGTTTATAAGGCAAATTTAATTATACCAGCAATAAGATGGGCAGAGCAATTAAACTATGATAATCAGAATAGTTCTAATAAACAATTTTTTGATATACCATCTGTTTGTCCAATATGCGAAGCTTCTACAAAAATTATTAGAGACAATGAATCATCGGTTCTTTATTGTACCAATGATAATTGTAAGGGGAAGCTTCTTGGCAAACTTACACATGCGGCTAGTAAGAACGCACTTAACATTGATGGTCTTTCAGAATTTACAATCGAGAAATTCATCAATCTTGGTTGGTTAAATTCCATTAAGGATATTTATTACTTATCAGACCATGAAAATGAGATGAAATCCATTGAAGGGTTTGGTAAGAAGTCAGTCGAAAAACTTTTATCGTCTATAAATAAATCTCGCAACACATCTTTAGAAAGATTTGTCTATAGTTTATCTATTCCGTTGATTGGAAAATCAGCAAGCAAAGATATTAGTAAGTTATGTGAAGATAATTTTGATAATCTTATTGGTTTAATGAAATCCTCGCCAGAAAAGTTATTAACAATTGAAGGATTTGGTGTTGTTACGATGAATTCAATGGCAAAATGGTGGTATGAAAATTCATTATGGGTATATGAATTGGCAAAGGAATTTACTTTTGAAAAATCTAAATCTGTATCAAACAAAACTTCAAATATATTAGATGACAAGACATTCGTTGTAACTGGTTCAGTTAATCATTATAAAAACCGTGACGAGTTAAAAGCTGATATAGTTGCTCATGGTGGTACAGTTGTAGGTTCAGTAAGTTCTAAAACATCTTATCTTATTAATAATGATATCAATTCAACATCATCTAAAAATCAGAAAGCAAAATCTTTGAGCATTCCAATCATATCAGAAGAACAATTCTTAACAATGATTCAATAATTTTTTAAATTTAAATAGAGAATATATCTATATAACATTCACCATTAAATTAAAATAGGAGAAATGTATGAAGAGAAACGCAGCGTTATTTATATTATTCTGTACTCTCTGCTCATTTGTCGCCCCATTTTTGGGGCAGAGCAGGGTATCAACAGAATCAATTAATGTAACTGAAAACGAAGACAACGTTATCATAGACTCAAATCCTGATGAATTGAGGCTCTTATATGATTATCACATAGACGATACAAAGCATTTTGAACGAATAATAAAGAAAAACGAATTCATTAAAACGGTTGAATCACTTGCATTGTCTATTGACGATAAAGAACAATTCTATACTGAATACAAAGAATTGGCATCTGAGTATAAAGACTATGTAGGTTTTAAAACTATTCAGGATGAATATATAGATTCTGAATTATATATTCTTTATTCCATTGTAGAAGCAGAAGTTACAGGTGAAGGGAATTTTATTGAAAAAGCTAATGTCTGTAGTGTAATTCTCAATAGAGTGAAAGATGAAACCGATGCTTTCCCTGATACGATTACGGGTGTAGTAACGCAAAGTTATCAATTTTCTACATATTCCAACGAGAGATATAAAAAAGTTGAAATTAGCATTACTACATTAATGGCTTGTGATTATGTATATCAGTTTGGAGATACGACAGGCGGTGCATTATGGTTTGATTCAACAAGGGGTAATTCATGGGCAGATAGAAATAAAGAGTATCTATTCTGTGATAATGTTGGACATAATTTTTATAAATAGAGGAAGGACAGTATGACTAATAGAGAAAAATATAAAAATAAGCTAATAGATATAGTCCTAGATCAAGACATGGCTGCAATAAATAAGAACACAATGGAATTAGATACTTGTTATAATGTTCAATGCGAAAATTGTTATTTGAATAATGGAGACGGATGTGTGACTAATATGCTAAAAGTATGGGCAAATAAGGAGTGTGACTAATATGAAAAATAAAGAAAAATTTGCAAATGAAATTATTGACATTGCTATATGTGGTTCACTTGCAATAGATAAGGAAACTTTAAAGCCTAAAAAATGCGAAGGTTGTCCATGTTACGATTGTTTATATGGTGATTCGAGGGAAGATTGTAATGATCTAATAAAGAAATGGCTTGACGAAGAATACAAAGAACCGCTTATTGATTGGAGCAAAGTACCTGTCGATACACATATTTACGTTAGAAATTCTGAAAACGAACCGTGGAAACAAAGACATTTTGCAAAATATAAATATGGAAAAGTACATGCGTGGTGTGATGGAGCAACATCATGGAGCAGTGATGCAGATATTACATCCATATGGAAATTTGCTGAGTTAGCAGAAAGTGAGGAATAAATAATGAAAAGAAGTTTTATATTGAATCTCGATAGCCTTACAGATTTGACAAATTTTTGTACAGAGATTTCTACCAATATCGCATCAGATGTAGATGCTACTTATGGAAGACAGACGGTAGATGCAAAATCATATCTAGGATTAATTACAATTAGTACGCATCCAATTCAGGTCTATATAAATAGCGAAAATTGCGCTGAAATCGCTAAATTCAACGAAATCTGTAGTAAGTATCCAATTGTTCATGAGGTTTAATTATGTTGGTTTTAATTGGTAAGAGTGCGTCAGGAAAGACCACTATAGCACAAGAATTGGTAAAGAAACACGGGTTTCATTCGATTGTAAGATATACGACTAGACCTATACGTGATGACGAGACTCAAGATGTCGCATATCATTTTATCGCTACGGACGAATTTATTGAAAAAGTTAATAATGGTTTTTTTATAGAATGGAAAGATTATGTAACAAATGAAGGTCTTTGGTATTATGGCACAGCCATAGAAGATATTGAAAATGCAGATGAAGACTCTGTAATAATTTTAACTCCGCAAGGCATAAGAGATTTGAAGAATCTTAGTGTTAAAAATATGACTGTATTGTATATCTACTCAAATAATTTTACGATCGAGCATCGTCTTGAAAAACGTGGTGATAAAGGAGAAGAGATTTGTAGGCGCATGTCTACGGATGCACTCGATTTTAAAAATGCTGAATTGTTAGCTGATAAGATTGTATATAACAATTATTCAGACAAATTTGAAAATGTAATACATAATGTATTGTGGAGATATGGGAGATAAATTATGGAAAGTTTAAAAATATATCTAGCTGGTAAAATGGGTGGATTATCCATGTCTGCTATGAACGATTGGAGACACTACTTAAAGAAACAAATTTTACATAGGACTGATATGTATGATAAGAATGTAAATGTAATTAATCCTGTAGATTATTATAATTTTGAAAATATGGCTCACCAAAACGAATTCGAGGTTATGCAATTTGACATCAACAAAGTAAAACAGTGCGATTTAATAATTGCAAAAGCATCTGGATTAAATACAAGTATTGGTACATCTATAGAAATATATGAAGCAAGTAAAAGAAATATACCTGTATTACTATATGATGAATTTGACGAATATGAAAATATTCATCCTTGGCTGAAATGTTGTATCACGAGAATACACAAGGACTCAATTTCACTTATTGATTATATTGAAGATTTCTATTTAAGATAGGTGGTGATTAAAATATTAGGAATAAATACAATGCATAGTCTTGGACGAGAACTATTATCTCGTCCTGACGATTTCGTTACAGTAACGATTGGAGATAGAGAATATAGTATTGTGGGAATTACTACAGTAGCAACCCATGCAAATATAGATGATAGTACAGTTCACAAAACATTAATGTGTGAAGAAATTAACGGATGTGTACTGAGATAGGAGAGGATATTATGGACGAATTAATTAATTATGAAGCTGTAACATTTGAGGAGTGTGAAGAAAATTATAAGTATAATCATAAAGCCGTGATACTCAACGATGGTAAAATTATGGGATTTGAGGAAGATGAATAAAAATATAAAGAACACAAAATTGTTTGAAAGGTTGATTTCTTGTGGAATCGAGAAAGGAGATAAAATTTGTACAATGTAATAAAAAAGGATGGTACTATAGAGCCTTATAATGAGCAAAAGATCATTGATGCTTGTAACAAAGCTGCTAGACGTGCCATGTATGAGTTGTCAGACAATGATTATGCACAGATTTTGAACGATGTATTAACAAAAATAGATGAAAGTTACGATGAAGATACAGAGATTGAAATTTACGATATGCATAACATTGTAGAATCTGTTTTGGAAGAAGATTTTCCAACGGTTGCAAAAATGTATAAAGAATATAGAAACTACAAAAAAGACTTTGTACATATGATGGACAAGGTATATGAACGTAGTCAGTCTATCAGATATATTGGAGATAAAAGCAACGCTAATACAGACTCAGCGTTAGTAGCAACAAAAAGAAGTCTTATTTACAACGAATTAAGTGGAGAATTATATAAGAAATTCTTTTTAACTCACAATGAGAAACAAGCCGCAAAAGATGGATATATTTATATTCATGATAGGAGTGCAAGGCTTGACACATTTAATTGCGATTTATTTAGAGTTGGTGAGGTTATGAAGGGTGGTTTTGAAATGGGTAATATTTGGTATAATGAACCAAATTATCTTGATACTGCTTTTGATGTAATGGGAGATATTATTCTCTCAACAGCCGCACAACAATATGGAGGATTTACAGTTCCAGAAGTAGATAAAATTCTTGAACCATATGCAGAAAAATCATATGAAAAATATTATCAAGAATATATGAAGATTGCAGATGATATTGAATATGAACAAGTATTAGAAGTGCATTCTAAAAAAGCTTCTGAATATGCCACGGGCAAAGTTCAACGTGACTTTGAACAAGGATGGCAAGGCATTGAAATGAAGTTAAATAGTGTTGGATCAAGCCGAGGGGACTATCCTTTTGTCACGATGACAATCGGATTAGCAACATCAAAGTTCGGCAAAATGGCAGCTATTTCACTTCTTAAAGTTCATTCCGAAGGACAGGGTAAGAAAGGATTTAAACGACCTGTATTATTTCCCAAGATTGTATTTTTATATGATAAAAATCTTCACGGAGATGGATCAGACAAATTTCCAAGCGCAGATGTATTTAATGCTGGTCTTGACTGTAGCAGTAAGACAATGTATCCAGATTGGTTATCATTAACAGGTGATGGATATGTTGCAGAAATGTATAAGAAATATGGAAAAGTGGTATCTCCAATGGGCTGCCGAGCTTTCTTATCACCATGGTATGAAAAAGGTGGTATGCATCCAGTAGATGAAAACGATAAACCAATATTTGAAGGACGTTTTAATCTTGGTGTTGTTTCTCTTCATCTTCCTATGATTCTTGCAAAGGCTCGTAGGGAGTCTAAAGACTTCTATGAAGTTCTTGATTACTATCTTGAATTAATCCGTGGATTACATAAAAGAACATATGATTATATTGGTGAATTGAGGGCAAGCGTAAATCCAGTTGCTTTCTGTGAAGGTGGTTTACTTGGTGGTAATTTAAAGCCGACAGATAAGATCAAGTCAATTCTTCCACCAATGACAATGAGTTATGGAATTACTGCATTGAACGAATTGCAAAGACTTTATAATGGTAAATCTATTCGTGAAGATGGACAGTTTGCATTAGAAGTTATGCAATATATCAACGATTATACAAACCGAATTAAAGAGGAAGACAATATTTTATATGCAATTTACGGCACTCCTGCCGAATCGTTGTGTGGTCTTCAGATTGAACAATTTCGCAAGATTTATGGAATCATTGAGAATGTATCTGACAAGCCTTATGTAAGTAATTCGTTCCATTGTCATGTATCAGAACAGATGTCACCTATTGAAAAACAGGATAAAGAAGGACGTTTCTGGAATTTATTTAATGGTGGAAAGATTCAGTATTGCAGATACAATCTAGGATATAACAAAGAAGCTATTAAAACACTTATTCTTCGAGCAATGGATAAAGGTTTTTATGAAGGAGTAAATCTTGCTATGTGCTACTGTGAAGATTGCGGATATCAGCAAGTAGAAATGGATACATGTCCTAAGTGTGGTAGCAAGATGATTACTAAAATTGACAGGATGAACGGATACTTGGGATTTACAAGAGTACATGGTGAGACAAGATATAACGAAGCTAAGAATGCAGAAATTGCAGATAGAGTTTCAATGTAAGCAATGTAAGGAGTGTGGTTCATATCAATTATCATAATATTACACACGATGATATGAACAATGGTGATGGTTTGAGAGTCGTTTTATGGCTCTCAGGCTGTTCTCACCATTGTTATAATTGTCAAAATCCTCAAACTTGGAATCCTGGTAGTGGCATTCCATTTGATGAATCAGCAAAACAAGAGATATTTAACGAACTGTCTAATGACTATATATCAGGCATTACTTTCAGTGGTGGTGATCCACTACATGAAAATAACCTCGATGGAGTCCTCAAATTAGTCCAAGAAATCCGTATTTCATATCCTGAGAAAACTATCTGGTTGTATACAGGATATGAGCTATCGGAGATTATAAAGCAAGAACAACATGAAAAAGTTAGCGGAATACCTGATGTTTGGTCAAAACGATGGGAGATAATAAAACTATGTAATATCGTGGTTGACGGAGAATATATAGATGAGCAGAAAGACCTTACATTAAAATTTAAAGGTTCAAAAAACCAACGAGTCATAAATGTGGAGCAATCTCTCGCCCAGAACAAAATTGTTTTATATTGTGATTAAAGGAGGTTATTTTATGATTTTAGAAATAGAAACAATTTTCCAACAATTCAAAGAAGATATTTTATCTGGAAAACAAGAAATGCACTATCTTCCCAGTTCCGAAATTTGTGACTGTTACAAATTATTACAATTACATGATTCGTTATCTTTTGAGATTAAACTTTGGCTTTCAGAAAATAGACCGAACAAGTATGTTGTAATATCTAATTTAAAAGCTGTCCATGTATATGATAAGGGCATAATATCAAATGAAAACACAGTTGAAAAATATTTAATAAGGAAAAATTTTTAATAAGGTAGGTGATAAACACGTCATACTTAACAGATAAATTTAAGGGAGTATACCGTATACTTCCAGAAGTAGATACATTAACAAACGACTTTCCACGCAAACTAAATGGTTCATATGAATATATAGACTGCTATATATCATGCCAACATAATATAAAAATTTATCATTATGGAAAATCAATCTTGCAAGCATACATCCCATCATTGCAGCGTGGCAACAATATCATAAAAGCTATTCAAGGAATCAATCCAGATATCATATCTAACATTTATAGAACAGATTCAGAGGTAGAATTTTTATTCAAGTATTCAGATTCAGAAACAATAATTCCATTATTAAAACCTAAAACAAGTGGTTCTGGTATTAGCCCATTTTCATCGAAAAACAGACCAAAAACGGCTTATATTATTCCTGATGAAGATTTATGTGAATACAAAGAAATCGTTCAAAATGTACCTCAAAACGAACTTATAACCATAAGTCATAGCACGAATAATTTCATTAAATCTTTGGCTACGAAAAAGAATCCAATAGAGAATATAAAAGCAGATATGAAACTAAAGGGGCTGACTGGTAAAAATTATATTCACTCTATTGGTAAGTGGGATGAGTATATAAAGTATCTGAAGGGGAATTTGTAAAATATTAATGTAACAAATGGATACTGTAGTTGCATTGAAAAATTCGTTATCAAACCTTCGCCATATAACAGTGAACCAATAGAAATAGATGTAGGAGAAACACTTGTCATTTGTAATATTTCCGACAGCAGAATAACTCTTAAAGGATATAAAACTGGAGGTATAGGATATTACAAGATAGAATCGTCATTGAAATTTTTCATTGAACATTTTAAACTAATTGATTAATGCGAAAGCAATAGATAAAAATAAGGAAAAAGAGGTGTAATTAAATATATGAGTAATTATATAGTAGATGGAGAAGATTATGCTATCGCAATTGAAAATTTAAAAGATAAATATGGAGATGATAAAGACATAGAGACAATAATCCGTTTTTGCGAGCAATGGCAAGAATCGTATGAAAAAATGGACATGCATTGTGCGGAATTAACAACTGCTCTAACTAAAATAAATTTAATAATAAAGAATACAGGAATTTAGATACATAGGAGAATAAATAATATGACGAAACTAGATAAGAAAGAAGTCCAATTATTAGACGTGGCAGTACAAGAATATTGGTGTAAACTTGGTACTATTGGGAATTCATTACAATATGATCCCACTATTAAAAATGCCATTGAAATTAAAAGAAAGGAACTTGATGACATAAGATTAAAACTTAGCCTTATGTTTGTTGAAGCCTTCGTAGATGAATAAATTAGGAGAATATAAGTATGAGAATTAGCCTTGGTCAAAAGCAATATTTATTAATGGCTCTTCAATCATATCTATGTCAATTAAGAAATGCTTATTCTGAGCTGAATCAACTACCTGAAATTCAAAGTATTATATTTTCTAGGAGAAAAGAAATATCTTCATTAATATCTCTTTTAGCAGATGAACTCAATAACGGAAAAGAAGAGTTATCAATTTTTGATCCAAAAGATGCAGCTATAATTGGAATAGCTTGTTGCATAGATTGCTCTGGTACAAATATTGAAAATATAAAACCATATATTACAGATAAAAAATTAGATCAGTGCGTAGAAGCTATTAGGAATATTATGTATGAAAACAAGAGGTAAAGAAAAAGAAAAGGAGACAATATGGAAACCATTAAAATTAAGTACTTTGACAATGATATTGAAAGGATAAAATATATAGGTGGTAATAAATCAAACTGGATTGACCTCAGAAGTGCCGAAACAGTACATCTAAAGAAAGGCGAGTTTCATTTGATTCCGTTGGGGGTTGGAATGAAGTTACCAGACGGATATGAGGCAAATATTGTACCTCGTAGCAGCACATATAAGAATTTTAAAGTATTACAGACAAATGCTTTTGCGGTAATTGACAACTCATATAGTGGAGATAATGATCAGTGGCTTTATCCAGTAATTGCTATGGAAGATACTATTATAAACAAGAATGACCGCATTTGTCAGTTTCGTATTAATAAGATTCAGCCTCAGATTGAGTTTGAAGAGATTGAACATTTAAATGAGATTAGTCGAGGTGGATTTGGGAGTACTGGCAGACAGTAAGAGGTGATTTATTGGACGTAGAAATTAAAGATAAAATTCTTCTAACTATACCAGAAGCTATGCAATATTCGAATATAGGAGAGTCAAAACTTCGTAATATTATGAATATGCCGCAATGTAATTTTGTTTTAATGAATGGAAAGAAAAAACTCATAAAACGTGAAAAATTTAAAATGTGGTTAGAGAATCAAGACTTTATATAATTGAAAGAAAAGGGTGTATGTGCTACAATACAAAGTATAGACATCCTTTTCTTATATTAAGGAGATTAATATGGGAAAAGATTTGAAAGGTAAAGAAATAGGAAACGGTTTATTCCAACGGAAAAACGGGAGGTATGTAGGTAGATATATTAATAAAATTGGGAAAAGAGTAGAGTACTCTGATACAGACTTGAGAAAAGTGCAAAAGTGGCTGCGTGATAGTGTATATCAAGATGAGCATGACCTTATTCCCACTAAAAGTAATATCACAGTTGATGAGTGGTTTAATATATGGATAAATAATTATAAGAAGGATGTCGTATCATATTCTACTTATATGCATTATAAATATTCATATAAAAATCAAGTTAGTCCAAGAATCGGAAGTATGCAAATTTTAAAAGTGAGACCTCTTGATTGTCAAAAAATCTTAAATGAAATGTATGACAATGTACTTGCATTCGGGACATGTACACAATGTAGAATAACAATGCACGCATTATTTGATGGTGCGGTAGAAAATGGATTAATATCTTCTAATCCCGTAAACAAATCTGTAAAATGTAAACAAAGAGAAGTGCCAGAAAGAAGAGTTCTAACTATAGAAGAGCAGGACACATTCTTAAAATACTCAGAAGGAACAGTCTATGAATATGCTTATCCTTTATGCTTACAGACGGGACTGAGAGTCGGAGAACTTGGTGGTTTAAAATGGTCGGACATTGATTTTGAAAACAAAAAACTAAAAGTACAAAGAACTTTACAACATCGTACAGGGCAAGGTTTTGTACTTGGGAAGCCTAAAACTAAAAACAGTTATCGTGTTATCCCTTTAACTGATTCTGCTGTAGATATTTTAGAAAAGCAAAAATGCAAATTGAAAGAATTGGAGGCACGTTCAAAATCGTGGTCGGACGACCCTGTTTTTATAGATATGGTATTTAAAACAGATACTGGAAGACCAGTTGGGCAATCACATTTCTCATCTGCACTTATAAGAATTGTAAGCAGAATTGATATGGATAGAAAGGTAAAAGAAAAATTGGACGAATGTGAATATAAACCTTTTGAACCTGTATATATGCATTGTTTTAGACATACATTTGCTACAAGAGCGATAGAGAATGGAATAAAACCTAAGTCGGTACAAAAATTATTGGGACATTCTAATATATCAACCACAATGGATTTGTATGTCCATATTACAGATGATGAATTACAGAAAGAAATTCAAAAGGTAAATATACCAAGTAAATAAAACGATAAGGTGCAGAAAAGGTGTAAATCAAAAATTAGTTCTTTAAAAAGCCATTAAATAAGCCATTCTTTACATCAGTTGTTCATTATGCGAAATAAATCCGTTAACTGAATGCAAACCGCCAAGAATCTTAAAGAGATTCCTGGCGGTTTTTTGCGTCTATAGATTTATTGCAGGCTCTGTTTATAAGAAAAATTGTGTAGTATAATGAATAATATATGAATGTAAAGGAGTGGAACGA